ATACGGAACTTATCGGCATTCAAATTTTCCTCCAAATATTGATGATAGAAAACTACAAAAAGCATCCTCAATTTCTTTTTGTTCGATCTCTTTCTCAATTTCTTTCAAGACCCTACTTCTCTCAACAAGCCGATCATATTCATGTAGGGGGATTGAGACCATTTTCTTATTTACTTTCTCTGTTTGATTGGTGGATGACTTTGGCGGAAATGCCAATTTTTCTTGAAGTGCGTAACCAAGCAAAAACCAAACCTTTTCTTCAATACGCTGAAGACAGATACGCTTACCTGTTTCTTCAGAATAATTTTTAGGATCAACGCATGTTGTACTTTCTCTCAACGTAAATCCATTCTTCATTTGGACTGTAACATACGTTGTCGGTTTACCAAACTCCATAACTGTACGGCAAACTACATTCTGCATATTTGCCAAAACTTCTTCTTTTGTAACTGTTGTATTCATATTAATAACTTTTGGTTTTAGTTATGTGTTGAGAAAGCAGGACTCGAACCTGCAATTTTGGCTCCAAAAACCAACGTGTTACCATTACACCATATCTCAGTTTTTGCTCCGGTCTATTCTCACGAACCAAGCGAAGCGATGTCTTCAATTTAATACTTATTTTATATGATAATAATCCATTGTGCGCCCTACCGGACTTGAACCGATGACCTTATCCTTATGAGGGATTTGCTCTGACCAACTGAGCTAAGGGCGCATTGGAGGGTTTTGTCAATCTGGCTGAGTCCCTCACTTATCTCAGTTCATTCTTAAAGCAATGAAAAAGTAAATCCAATAGTTAAGGTATCACTGTTGCGGAGTGTTGGACTCGAACCAACGATCTTTAGCTTATGAAACTAACGAGATAACCAACTTCTCCAACCCGCAATTTTAAAGGAGCCAGCACTATTTTCTCAAACCGATACTGGCATTGGTTTTGGTTAAACTTGTTACAATCTTTTTACCTTAAATACTAATTCAATGATCTATGTGATTACTTATTCCCAAAGTCAGCGGGATTCTCCCCCCATTCACTCGTATTCCAATACCTAACATCAATGGAAGAAATATCGAAATCCATCACTTTAAGAAATATCTCAGATCGTTGAAGATCGGGATGTCTCTTTTTAGAAGCTGTTTTTTTATTTCTGAACCACGTTATCGCTGTCATACTATCGGTGTACACAATTCTGGGCTGGAAATCGTTCTCTATTACAAACTTAATAGTTTCCATAAGTCCTAAAAACTCACCAATGTTTGTTGTTTGATTTCCTAAGTTCTTATAAAACAAACGCTCTCCTGTTTTTAAATCAATCGCTTGGTATTCGGTAACTCCATTCTTCATTGAGTGGGCAGCATCTACCGCAATACCTTCTTTGGGATAATTCATATTTATTAATTACCAGTAACTTATTGGTGTTGGAATAAGCAATGGATAGCCATGCTCCAAATCAACCTTATTAATTACATCTTTCCAAAATTTGCATTGCACCTCTCCGGTTACACGTGCAAGATATATAGTATTGTAATACTTCTTTCTGCCACATGCGGAAATACAAGCTTTCTTTCTCTTTCTGGGAAGCTTTGGTTTTGGTGAGACCTTAACAAGCTTTTGCTTTGACATAATAACCGTCATTTTGCATTTTGCGAATTATAGCAACACCACGTTCTTTGAAATTAGCTATCACCAACTCTTTATCGGCAATATCGTTTCTTCCTTCTAAAACTTTCAAAGCACCTTCTAAAGTCCGGCTTGACTCAGATTCTCCGTCGATTGGATCGAAGAAAATTGTTTTATTACCGAATTTTGCGGAGACTCTATAAATAACTTTGGGGATGACACAATCTTCAATTTTGGCATCAAATAAAACAGGATCAGCAGTTACTACTATATATCCTTTACCACTACGCATCTCTACCAAGCTCACATTATATAATGTATTGGGCAGTATTGTTCCTACTAAATCTGAAGATAAAACACAGATTTTTTTCTTGCAATTTGAATCTTCACGTACTCCTTTCAATTTATTGGTTTTGGTTATACTTACAAAACTTACCAGTTTCCCGGTTTCGTTAGAAATATAGAACTTTAATTTTGTTTCAAGCGTCATAGAACCGTTTATCAGTCATAATACATCTAATATAAAAGTTAGTCACTTAATAATCTACATTCCAGCGTTTTCGTTGAAAATTATAGTGCAAAAGTAGCATTTAGACTAATACGATCCAAACATTTGAATGATTATTTTTTGATTATTTTTCTGAAATGTAGCTAATTAGCAGATTGTCTGATTCTTTCAGTTTCAGAAAAATGATTAAACCTTTCATCGGTTCTGGAAGTCCCATAAATTGCGGAGTTACACTTCCAATATCTATAAATACGTTTGTCTTCTTGTACCCTGTTATATACATCTCTATTATTTATCCATTGAACTCCTTGTTCTGTGTTCGGATTAATCCAAGTGGCACAATTTTCTATATTAGGGTTAACACCAGCATAAAGATCAATTTTTGGCTTTCCTGTGATAAAAATACAATGTATCTGAATATCTTTGTCACAGTCGTATCTTTTGGCAAAAGCGGCAAAATCATAAATGTTTGTCTCCAGCATATTATTTCCAAAATATACTGGAGCTTCTATGCGTAGCCTTCTAAATGCCTCTTGTATATGTTTTCTACTTTTGATTTCGGCTAAACGTTCAGGAGTAACATGCTTCACTGTTGAATATGTTATCCTAAATCCATTAGTACAACTGTCGGTCACATCAAACGTGTCTACATATTCTTGTTTTGCTGTGAAGTTATTCCGATCAAGGGGGTCAGTATCATCAGCACACTCTTTAAAAAGTCCGATAATCACAATCAATATTACCAATAAAGTTGTAGGAATGGAAAATATAACTGCCAAGATGCTATCAGATCGTTTCATATTTGAATATTTTATAATTTGACAATAGTAATATGTGTATAACGAAAGGACTTCGTATATATTACACGAGAGGTAGGAAGTGAAAGGCTTTGGTTAACCGTATGTACAAATCAAATTGACTTACCTATATTAGATATGATACAATTATCACACACACCTTTATTTTTAGAAAATTTGTATCGGGTCATTTCACCACCACATTCTTTGCAATAGAATGATTTAGATGTTTCTTTATTGTATATAAGAGTTTCTACACGGTATCTGGAAATGCCATATTCATTAGCTAAAGCTTCAGCCACTTGTTTACAGGTATATTTTCCCTCTCCAACTAATCTCTTATATTCCGATTTTATTAAGATTGAATGAATACCAACTACATCTAAAGCCCCTAACTTATCAAGGGAGTGTAATGTTTCCAGATCAATATTTGACATTCCAGAAAACTTGGATAAGTCTTTATCGCTCAATTTCTTTTTCTTCATTATCTACATCATTTTGAAAATTATCCCTTTCAATGTACTATACAAATATCGAACATATTTTTTATTTAATCAATAATAACAGGAATATTGTCGTAATCATCATTTTCTGCATCTCGTTCTATAACCCAGCCAATACCTACATAATGATATACTTGGTTGTTTAAAATAACTTTGTATCCAGCATTCACGATACATTCAAGAGGACAAATAGACATTTTTATACTATTCACATCACTCCGTTTAATATTAATTTGTGCCATAATGCGTTATTGTTTATTGTTTTTCTTATCTTTGTGGCGACACCATAAACAAGTGTCATTTTTTGAATTTCGGTTTATTGCCTATTGAAAGCAGCAACTTCACAAGACGCATATATAAACCGAACTGGGAGACGTATGTTGTTACATCAACAACGATATGCGTGCCCGTTCGGTATAGTTGCGTCGGGTTGTGTTGCTGCACCTCAATAGGCTGTCCGGATTGGGCACGTCTTTTTTATGCTCAGTCCACTATAACAGAATTGATGATATGGGCAGAATTAAAGAATATTTGAGTTCAAACTGGCAAGTATCCACACTGGTATTTGGAAGTTATGCAATGTTTCTCTTCGTGATTGGTTTACAACTCACGCTTAATTTTTCATTTATAGCCGAAATTGATCGTAAGACTAAAAAAATATTTGAACTTGAAACTCAAATATATAGACTTAAAAACTCTCCCCCGACAGAAAATATAAGCATATATAAATACGACCCATCTTTTAGTGATTTATATTGGAAAGAAGAACTTAAAGAAAATGACCTCAGATAAAAACCTAATCTGATATATCGCCATTTTGATATAAATTCTGTTTATATCTACGATATTCCCTAATAGTTGCAGAACGTTTTTCTTTAGAAATAGTACTTGTATTTATACTATTAGTTTTCTTATATTTAGTTTTCTTAGAGGGATCAAGTATCAATGAAATCAAACTTTTACTGACATGATACATTATCGCTAATTTTCTTTGACTTGGAACGGAAGTTTTATATAAGTTTCTAATTTCTTCCTGTTGATCCTTGTTTAGCTTGATTCTACGATCAAACTTAGTACCTGCTATTTTTATTTTTTCACTCTTAAACGGCATATAATCATTTTTACAACAAACAATAATCTCATATTTTCATCAATTTTAGTCGAACAACATGCTACTTATTAAATTAATTTTTATCTTTGCCAATAAATAAAAATAAACATTATGGGAAGAAAAGTAGATTATTCAAGAAAGATTGAAAAAATCAAATCTCAATTAGATGAACTGAATGCAAGTATCAACTCAAATCAAGGTGAAACCCCTACTTCAGAGATTGAACCTTCTGATTTAAAAATCAAGTTATCTGATATTGATCTGGAAAAAGAGAATAATGATTCTTTGATGAAATTACAAAGAAGAATCATTAAGATTCTCAACCAAAGATTAAACAGCAAATAAAAAATAGGCCAACTAATATAAAAAAGTTGGCCTATTTTAATATTATATAGCCCTTACAGCTTTGTGATAACACCCTAATTCCATGTGATTTTCCTTAGCCTTATATTTCTTTCTTTTGAGTATAAGCCGTACAATCATCGCATAAATGTATCTCCCAAAACCCAACAGAAGTAGAATCATCAACACATAATATATCCAAAATCTTATGTTCTGGATAGGCTGTAACAGCATAGATAATGTCATCATCATCTAAATGCTTAATAGCTTTCCTTAAATCTCCTATTGTTTTGACCACCTCTTACTCCTTCCCTTATTAAAGTATGTTAATACAACTCTACCAGAGGCAGTTGGACGATAAACAACATCTCCGAATAGTCCGGCTTCTTTTGAAAGAAAACAGTTTTCTACCATTTCATCTTATTCATCAGACGGTTTGCTATAACCACCCCATCCTTTTTGCAGATATTCCCTAAATGAATAAGCTGCATCTTACTTAATTTTATATCCACTTGATTCATATTTTTCTTGTTATTTGTTATCTTCCACAACAATAGACTCAATTCTTTTCAAAGTAATCGCAGCCATTTTTTCTTGATGCTTTGATTCGATGTTGCAACTTCGTACAATACATAAAGAAGTTTACGCACTGGTAATATTTACACAGGCTGCAATGCCTATCTTGTTCTATTTGCATAATCTGGTTATTTTTATGGCATTGAACGCAGAGTGCTCCTTCAGGAAAGTTGTAAAACCCTTCTCTATCTCCAAACACTTTGCCACACTTTGAGCACCTTTTCCTTGTATCTAATTCTGGGTCAAGGGCTTGTTCTAATGTCAATGTCCCTTTATTGGGAACTCCATAAACGTAAATATCGCCTTCCAGCCCATTAAATGAAATGTACTCTTGTGCCGATTCAAGTGCCTCTCTCCAAGAGTTGAAGCACTCTGTTGGCTCTCCTGCTTCGTATGAATAGAACCTATCACCGTTAGAATCTATCTCCTTTTGCGTGATGGGTCTTTTTAACTTATCCCTACGGAAGTCATCGCAGCTATCGTAGTATTCAACGGACACATAATAATGAATGGCTTCTATACACCTTCCGCAGAACGTTGTAAGTTCAACTATTATCTTTTTATTCATATCTGTATTTTATTGAATTAAAATCGTTCTATCAAATCTCTGTTCATCAATCAATTTAGGAACACCCGAAGTTAAATCCCAAAGCCGGTATTCCTCGAACATTCGAGTTTCCGGATTCATCTTTAGTGTCAATTTCCCAATACTTATAGTTGTTTCCTTTTTAGGGAAAAATACATCCGCACCTCGGATAGTAAGCCCCCATCGGGTAATGGCTTTTGTTTTTGGCTCAAACATATTGGCTCCTTCCTGATCAGTTATTAGTCAAATTCTACAAAATCTCTTATCTTTAATGCAAGAGATTCATAATACTCAGATTCCTCTTCCGACAACCCAATACGCAATAATTTCTTGTATAGGTAATGATACTGTTCCAACATATCAAGTTGTTTCTCTGTAAAGGCCCTACGCTTTACTCTCTTTATCTTCTTCATATCTTGATCAGTTTTACATTATTTGACCACGATTTTGTTATTACTTGTCGGCACGATAGTCATAGAACCGTCATCCGTTTTAGACCATGATGTTTTATTAATACTAATCCCACCACGTTCCTCCTTTATTGACAGTTCCAAAGAATTTTGTCTAACCTTTAGAGAGGTTACTTCTTCCCATTGTTGAGTATGTTCGTTAAATATTTCCATAGTGTTCCTTTCTGATCTGTTAAGAATTAATTCTCACTAATCCTACATGAACAGGGTCATCTTCCCACTGTACATTGGGAAACATATCATTGGATATTTCCATGTAATCACATCCATTTGCATTCCACTTAGACTTACCCCTTGTAGGAATTTCTGAATACATATAAAGCTCGCCATTTTTATCTCTTGCTACATAAAACATATATACCTCCTTTTTTAAATTGTTTACTAAACTTGATTTTAACATATAAAGCACAACGCTTCTATCTTATCTCCAGATAGCGTAAACTCTTGGGAAAAATTATTATCATCAGTCTCCAGATATAAAGTAAAATATCCATTATCTATTGACAATATGATTTCTTGCATCTTTCTTATTTCCATAGTCTCTACTTTACAGCATCTATGAAAAAAGTCTTTTACTGCACGACTGTACAGATTTGAAAACATTACAGCATTCATACTTTATTTTTTAATTACTTCTTGAACATATATAAATCACACCCTTCATTATCCAAAATACAATAATCCGGCTTTACTAAATCCACCCAATATTGTACCGAAAGAAGACGTTCATCGCCAAAAGATTTAATTTCATACGCATCAGTAGGAACATAATGCGCTTGCATAACAACACGTTTATCATCATAAGTAGACATTATCTCTTTAATATAACGATCATCAAAATGCTCCAGAACACCATGCGTAATAATACATGTTGAAGGTAAAAAGAATTTTGGGGCACAGATGTTTTCTATGTAATAAGATACATCTGGATGAATACCACTTGTATTGTTCATGCACAAACGCAACATGTTTTTGTTTATGTCTGAGAACATCATACTTGACACATAATCACTCAAAGAACCAAAAACAGATTTAGACACATTTCCGATTCCACATCCCTCTTCCTTTATTACAACAGGGGAATATGTTGAAACAGACAAATCTCTCACATTATTAACTATTTCTATCAAAAATCTCATATACTTCCTTCTAAAAGCAACAAGGTATTCCCTATTATTTACCCGATCTTGATAATATTTATCCCACGTTAATTTTTCAGACATTATTTTTGGTTTTGGTTTTAATTATATTAAATCAATTCTACTGGTTCATCATCCCATGTCAGTTCTTTGCCTATAAGTTTGAAAATCGCTCCCTTGTGTAACATGAATGCCATATCAATCTGCCCACGTTCGCTTTCAACCCATACTTCTTCCATATCAGCCCACTCACCACCCCATCTTGTAGGCTTATCTGGCGATATTATTTCATCGCCATTTTTATTTACCGCTAACCATGTCATAATTCTATCTTTTATTAAATCTCCTTTTTTTCAACATACGTAATCATTGCTCTGACAATTGTTCACGAGTTCGACCTTTGGAGCCTATCACATATCGTGTATTAACCCCCTTCTTTAGTAGATTTTCCTTAACGACTACATCATAATTTTTAATAGCCATATCATGTAAATGTTCTCTATGATTATCTGAAATAAGTCCGATAGAAACATTTAATCCAAATATCTTTTTGTAATCATAGGATGTAATCTTATGTTTTTGTACAACATGTGCTCCAAGCTTATTATACGCCTTTCCACAAATATGACAAACTAAGCGACCATCAGGAGTTTTGATTATCTCCCCATAATTAGGATGATCTTTTTCAACAGAGTTCATAATCTACTCTCAGTTATCAAATAATTATTATTAAGCCTTTCTTCTATATCATAATTCTTCCGGAGAAAATTCAATACGGTTTCAATATCATCACGAATCCAAGAGATATAATGAATATGGATTTCCACAGTAAGATCATTTATTTTACTGATTATGCAAAAACTCCCATAATTTACATGTAGAGCTGCAAGTCCTTTCTTGATCTTAGTTACGCTAATTTTATTTTTCATACCCTTCTATTTTAAATCTTCCGCAAATAACCACCAGCTACCTGCCTCCACTATATTCTCTCTGGTTTTATTATCCTGTATGACCACCTGATCGTCGTAAAACCCCTGCGTGTCGCAACATTCTCCGCATGTAAAAGCAATACTAACATTGTATTTGATTAGCAATTGAGCCAATTCTTGCTTAAATTCTTTTATTTTTTCTTCAGTCATTGTCTACTCCTTTCTTACTATTGGCTTATAATTGTTAAAACATTAATACCTGCTCTCATTTCAATATAAACTACATTAGTTGTATTAAGTAGCTGCAAAAAACACGCTCCGTTTAAAGCTATACGGGCATTTTTAGGGATAAGACCTTGAAATATACCATTCTTATAAGTGACAGTCTGTATGCTATATAGAGAGCAAATAGCTTGAATTAAATTCTTCTCTATTTCTGTAAAATCTTCTTTCATATTATCTCTTTTCTATTTTATTTCATTCTCACCCAATCTGAATAATGCCACACATTCATGCTTTTTAGATTGGCTGTGACACAATATATATTTGCCATCTTTTGATAGAACAGTATTTTCGTCTCTCCATCTACAAGCCCTCCAATGAGAAACTTCCATACATACATTTATACATTTTTCATTTTTCATAATATTCCTTTTTATACTGTTATGGGTTAATGTTAACACCGTATTCATTCTTATCTTCCTGAGAAACATTGTACCAATTTTCACCAGTAGCTATACCTGCTATTCCTTTTCCTGTTAAATCCGTTCTTGCTTCCAACTTATCGGTTACAATTCGTATGGTTGGATACGTCCCTGTATAGATAGTTGTGACAGTTCTAACAGCTTGCACTTGAAAAATATTAGGTACTTCTATTCCAAATAGATCATCTGGCACAACAGCCATAAGAATCATCTTGCCTCCGGGTGCTTTTTGACCTATCATGTTAAAATATTCATTCTTCATATTAATTCCTTTCTATTCCGATTTTAGTTATTCTTCATCAATGAAAATTTGTTTTTTATTATTAGGCCATCCTCTTCGGATCAAAGTTGATATTTTCTTTTTCTGAAGCTTCTCAATAGCTTTTTTCTTAGCTTCCGTCTTATTTTTAGCAGACACTAAAATTTCAAAAGTGTCCAACTCAATTGTTACACGGTATTTTTCCATATCATGCCTCCTTCTTTTTAAAGAAAATATCAAATGTCTGGATATTCTCAGTTTCTTTATAGACCATCTCACGGATGAAGCAATAAAGCTTATGTATTTCTTCATCAGAGGAACATCCGAAAATATCGGCTGCTGCTTGAACTGCATCTTGAATTGACAAGCAAATTTGCGTCCAATCATCATATTCTTTCTTATCGTTAAGAATCTCCCAAATTCTTTTATTGGAATGTTCTATATATTGTTTATCATATTTCTTTTTCATAACCTTTCTATAATTTTCACGATAAATTTTCGACTTATAGGTATCTTATATGAACCATTATTTTTGATATACTTCACAAAGTACACAGGCTCCTTAGACTCCGGTTTGCCTTCCAATAAATTCACAAGATATTGTTTCCAACTATCAACAGGAACATCATTTAGTTTTTTAATCAGAACTTTAGCCCCGTATTCCCAATCATAAAACTCCGGATTCCACGGATTTCCAATTAGATCAGAACAACGCACAATAAAACATCCAGACCCCAATTTCTTTACTGGACACTCTTTGATCGTTTCTGAGATAGCAACCATAATAGCGGCAATCAACTTTTGTTCTATCGCTCGCTTCTCTTCATTAAGAGCAAGCAATTTTTGTTCTATTTCTTGGAGTTCTTTGTTCATAAGATTATGATTTTAAAATATTATCCACAAACTCAGTTATTCTTTTTACAGATTCTCTGGAAAGCGTATATCGTTTCCAGTTCCACCGGAAATGGGACTTGGGCAAATTATGGGTAGATGGTTTTTCGTTCCCATCTTTATTTGTCCATTCGTAATTTTTGCCATAGTCATATACTCTTATCCCTGCTTTCGGCCCATTGCGGAAACTATACAACATTCTAACAACAGACTCAAAATCTGTATTTATTATTAATAGCATGTGATGTACTTTGTCAACTAACGCTTGATCTTCTTCAGACAATTCGCCCTCTTTAGCAATCTGACGGATCGACCAGTTTTTCAATTCTGAGTACTTGACAAAACTAAGTTTACCGGAAATCATACGTAACTTGTTGTCTTTATGCAGTAGATTTCGCAAATCCTCCACAAATTGCTCTTTCAGCTTCTTTTGTCCGAGCAGGGCAGAATATATACTAACTGTTTTCATTACACAATAATTTTATAAACACGCTCCATATTATACCAATCCCAATAGATAAGGGCTATTCTCGTATTTTCAGACACCAAATAACCCATAAATTCATACCTTCCCATATCTACTAAATGCTTTTATTATTGCTCCAATCGAATCGAACTTAACACCAAGAGTATCATGTGCATTCAGAGAACCACATTCACACTTTCCAACAGGTTCACCGGAGCCACACTCACACACGTCAATGCCCCAATGGTTTACACAGTGATCACAACAATATGAATCTGGGAGCCGTTCAGCATTCTGTATATCCAGATTCAATTGTTCAAATGTGTCCTGACACATACTGTTAGATGCCCCATTGTCAAATATTATGGTGATCGCACCACATTGACAGTTACTTATGTTAGTTATTTTCATATTATCTATTCTAATCCTAATTGTTTTGCAATACTTTCCATTTCACTGTAAGCGATCCGGTGACATCCAGCAGTAAGTATATCGTTTTGATAATTATTAAAAGCCCAATTGTAACCCGAAGAATCTCTTGCTAAATCATGTTGAAATTGAGCACCATCATGGAAAGACTTAACACGTTTCCAAAGCCTTTCAGCCTCAGATTGAGATACTTCAATCCCCTTACTTGTTTCAACTTTCCCATTTTTGATACGAAGCCAAACGTTAGGTTCATTTCTATCATATATCACCGGATTATTTAACTCCCTGATTTCACCAGCCTTCCACATCTGGATTCTTTCTTCCAATGTTTTCTTTCGGGCTTCATTTTCAACCCTTGCTTTTTCTATTCTTTTAGCCTCCCGATCTTCTTGGGAAGCACGAAACTTTTGACATCTCTCGATATAGCTAATCCATGTCCCTTCCCCACATATTTCATCAACAATCACATTTACTGTACCCAGAATACCCAGTGATTGATGATTTAACATAATCTGGAAGATACGTTTCAGTTCACGAACATATTCCCGTTTCACTTTATCAGATTTCCATGCTAATTCGTGTTTTGTTCCAAGCCATTCATTTACGCTCTTTTTAAGCAACTGTTTTGGGGTTCCAAGATCAAAGAACCCAATGTAAGCCATCAAGCTTGTAAAAGGTTTCCATATAGCGTGATAGGAGATTTCAGTTCTGGCTTTCTTGTATCTCTCTGCTGAGTTTTTAATAGCTTCCAGTTGATTTACCACATATAGCATTCCACCTTCAGAAAGCTCTTCCATGCCAAAAGTTAAACTCCCGGTTGGTATAGCTCCCCAAACTTTAGGCATGTGTTTAGAAGACGTTACCTTTGAACATCTACCATTATCAAGTAAATACCGACTTGTATTAACAAGATAAGCTTTCTCGCCACGATTATTTCGCACAATACGACCAGCTTCAAAATGACGACCATAAGAATATATACTTGTTTCTTCAAAATAGAAATTACTACCAGTTGCGGAATCTTGCTTTTCATTTGCCCATAAGTGAGCTACCATCTTATTATTCATATCAGTTAAGTTTTAATATCAAATAGTGTTATTGAAGACATCAAGGAGTGAATAGCTGTCCATCTTTTATATAAAATTCACAACTACCCTCCAGATAAAAAGAAAGCTGGAAGAACGATTGTCCACCAGCTTATTTTAGAATTATGTAATTATATATTACTTACTACTTTTTCTTTTTTGCATGATCCTTTGTTCGTATTTTTCAATACAATCCGTTATCATATCACAAAAGATTTGACCTTCTTTGTTTTCGCCACGGAAGTATCCTATCATTTTCAGAATACTTCCATCAAACTCAAAGATGAATTTTTTATAGTAATGCTCACCCATAACTTTTCCATACTTCTCACAAAATATATCAAGACTGAGAGATTCCCCTGTAAGTGGGTCACGGTTATAGTCCCACATTACAATACTTAGTAGAGTTTCAAAATTTAATTTTTCCATAATTATCTTCTTATTTTATTTCAAACTTGATACCTTCAGGAAGCTGTGAATAATCAATATTGTTGATAAAATTCACAAATTCTTCTTGTGTTATTTTATCGTCATAGTCCCTCCAGTTAAATACTACGGTATTTTTATGGGAATAAAAGATCATATTGTCTATAGAAAGCCCATGATCTAAAATATACAGATGTATTTTCTTTTCGGTTTCTGCTTCTAAAATCTTTTCATCGAACCTCTTACAAATATTGGCTCTCTCTTTAGCGATAGCGGCTTGATGTGCCTCTTCCTTGCGCTTTTCGATATTTGACACAGAATAATAATCATTGCGAATACGATCTTCTATCAACAATTTTTCTTCTTCAGTCAATTTTAGGGTGAATCTTTCTTCCTCCGGTTTATATGGATTAACCCACTTCTTTCCAGATAGTTTTTCAAGTTCTTCTATAAGTACATCCGACTCTCTCTTCCAGCGATAAACTATACCTAAATTGAAAAGCTGATATTTAAAATACAGTTTATCATCAGATGCACTGGAAAGCTCTACATATTCTTCTTCTGAAATACGCAAATACTCCATAGTTACTTTCATCCCGCTTTTCTTTGCGTGATATGCGCCATTATCTTCCGGATACATTGGAGCACCATAATGATTGGATAAGTGTAATGGGATAAATTTCGCTAACTCTGGACAATGTTTTATGATCTCTTTATGGCAGCATCCCGCCATACAGTTTACGTATCTCCCATATTTATTTTTACAATCAATATCTGCCGTTATGCTCCAGTCGCACATATTATTATGACAATCATCATCTAAAGAAACATTTGTAATGATTCTATATTGTTCCCCATCCTCTGTATAATAATTAGTTTTAGAGTAAGTCAATTTATTTACAGTTTCCATATTATTTTGGTTTAATCGTTATACTAATTTGTGAAAAATAAAATCCGCACAATCTCCGGCAATACTATTTGCATCATTGTGCGAATAAAAGCCTTCCGTTTCCCACTCCACACTTACAGGGTATCCATCTGTCTGCTTCAAAAAGTTATTGATTTCTTGCTCTTCCTCGTCAGATAACCCAGTATAGTCACCATTTACCAAAGCCCCAGCCCAATAGACTGGTAGCCTGTATTTTATTACTTCTATTGCCATATCATTTAATCCCTGCTAATTTCCAGTGCATATCTTTATAAACTATAGCCAAGTTATTATAGGCAAAATATTCTGAAATAACTTTTACCAAATAAAGACCTGTAACCTCATTGATCATTGTATCCTGTTCTCTAAATGCAATAGGAAAACAGATATAGAATTTTGCGCCGCTACTTAAACATCCAAGTATTCTGTCTACATCTACATCTTTACATCTATTTCCACCTAATACCATTAGTTCACTCCCCAGTTCCCTTATGGCCAATATGAAAGTTTTATATTTGTTTTCTGGTAACATAAAACTTGGTTTATCAATATTGAACCAATCTCCTTGATTGCGTCTTACATCCCGGCGAACGATCTCATCAATCTCACGGGCATATTCTTCTTGTGTTTTCATTTGTTTACCCCTATATTTTTCTACCTGATGGCAAATAATTTTCAGACCAGCATTTATCTTCATTATATATTGTTATATACTTAATTTTTTTTCAACCATACCGCCTTTGTTGTTAGAGTTGATATGACCTGACGGATACTGGAAAATCGACTGTCGTAAATAGACGATATGATCTTACCATTAATATCAAAGGAAGTAGCCTTAATAATATCTTTTGTAGAGATACGGTTCCTGTTATTTGTCATACTGCCGGATTTATTTGTGGGGAATCAAGAAACGGAAGACATAATTGGCGACCTTTCTCTTTTATTCTCTGTCGTAAATAAGCTATTCTTTCTTTTCTCTCGTTCTTGATGTAGTTATCAATAAGTGATTTACATTCTTCCTCAATATGTTTCAAATTATCGTCACCGTAATAACCCCAACAAGAATCATACTCTTCTTCATTACCGGTATCGTCTACTTTGGTAATTGTATACCCATAAACTTCTCCGGTATAATAAGAATCAAGAGTTTGGATTTCCCCTTCCAGATAACACTCGATCACCTTGCGTTCCTTTTCCCCAATTTCCTTGTAACCATGTTCTTTCATTACTGCACTTTTCTCAACTGCAATAATACCAAACAGTCCTGAATCCCAACTATCTCTATATATACCATACCTACGACAACTAACAGTTATACCGGAATGAATATAAGCGTATACAGGCATCCAGATATAATCCTCTCCGAGTTTATCTGTATCAAAATCTCCATTATCATTCTGATAGCATTCTTGATTGGTAAGATATTCGATACTTTTATTATCGGGACTATAACTCCTATGATTTGAGTAGATTGTACCTAAATTCTCCCATGCTTCACGTGGACTTTCTGGGTCATGGTCATATTTAATATTGATATTGTATCCACGATATTCGATTGTTTGATATAAGTCTGACATGATATTTGATTTTTAAGATTTAACAAGCGATTTCATATTCTTCTTCATACTTGATATGAAGACTGAGGCAGATTTCTTTGACAGAATATAGCTGGTCATAATTGCACCCGAAAATATCTTCAGCAGTGTAGTAAGACAACAGATCGTGTATCCTTGTTGCAACCGGACGAAGCAACCAATCGTTCCATGTATCTCCGACACAGGAACAAAATGACTGAAGATCATCTTTAGCCCATCCAGTCATAAACATTTCCTTCATATCCTGTTCACTGATCCAACTATAGGAAAACTTTGTCGGGTCATACAGATTCCGGTAGACACATTGCCATTCCTTTTCTTTTGTAATGTATCGAACTAACAAACCATACTCAAATAAGGAAGTGGCTTTATCTGCATCAATGCCGTGCCACAGTGATTTATCAAATTTTTTCATTTTTAATTGCATAATTGTTCTACTATTTTTGAGGTAATTGTCCAACTTCTATACAAACATAATCCCCACATTCAAAAACAAGATTAATCTGTTCAAATGACTCAATAGAAGCCTCAGATTCATCACAAGTTCGTACCCAAAATAATTCAAAGTCATTCATATTTGATTTCCAAAGCCTCTCCGCAGTATCTTTAGATAAAACTTTCCAAACAAAACCGTCACTAAATATGATTATTTCAGTTGTTATAATAGGCAATATCATATTCAATCCTCCTTATTTTTAAACATTAAATCTTCCGCTAATCCTTTAGGGCACTGTTCATCAAACCAATGCCATATTTCAAACTTATCGGTTCCGGCAGGGAAATCGAGGAAGTCTTCTTCTGTTTCATCATTATTGTTTACTGGAATATCACCAAGTTCATTCCATAGTACTTTAAGTTCTTCTAATGTTTTCATATCACCCCCTAACCGAAACTTGCTTCAGTCATATTAAGATTAACATTAATATTATCACCACTTATCCACTGAATGTTGTCAAGATCATATTGACAGTGCTCGACAAGAAAACTATTAATACACCCGCCAAAATTCTTATCTATAAACAACTTGTTTACTGTAATAATATCAACATCCAGAATATCAGGACACAATACAGCTATCTTTATTTTCACTTCTGGTTCTTTAATATTTATTTCCGATTCTTTCCGGAAAAAACGTACATAGGACTTGTCTAAAGTGTATTCTACATACAAGGGTGATCCACACCCCCAGTAAGCACCTCCTTTATCATAGGCTCCATCATAAGTTAATGGAACTCTCCGGCAATATATCCGTTTCCCTTCTGCTAACTTTCTATCACCAATATTAGCTCTCCCCATTGGTGCTCCATTTCTGCCTTCAACTATACAGATAATAGAGTCATAAACTTCTTTACTCGTTGTTTTCATAATTACATCTATTCAAATGAATAACATTCATTTACAATGAAATCCTCTCCACCAAATGTTGCCAAAAATTTAAGGTCATTAAGACTATCGCAATAGAAGAATATATCATCGTCTTCATCAGGATTAGAATCAGCAGACAATTGAATCTTAACATCATATCCTTCTTCACCGTCTTTCCAGACAATACAGCAATTTGCTATTTCCGGCTCTTTGTGATTCTCGTTTACAAATTCAGAGAACTTTGTATCTATTTTATTTTGAATTTCTTCTATATCTGTAAGGACGGTTCCAGAGCCACAATCGTCACACCAGCCATACGAGAATGATTCGTCTGTATAGTTCTTAAATTCCTTTGTATTAGGGTTAATCATAGCTTCACAAGAAACATTTGTGCCGCCACATTTTGTACATATTACACTCATATTGTTTAGTATTAATCAGTTACTTTATAAAAATAATCCAGTTCTTTACCTGTGAGATTTTCCACAGCATAGTTATCAGCCTTTCTCCATAATTCATCATACAAAGCCGATATTTCACGATTGCTTGCATAATGTTGCCAAACTTTATGATTCAGTACCATTATCAATTCAGTGAGATAGATATAATTACTCTTCCATTCATCGAAGGCTCTTTTATATGTATCCCGAATACCTTTTTCACCCAAACGATCTGCAATACTAAAATCATCCCAGAAAGTAGTTTTCAGATCATATCCGTTTTCGTGCATAAAATCCTTGAAGGTCATAATTGTTATTGTTTATTAGTCCAAATTATTACCTGTTGTGACAAATTCCACGGCATTGCATTGTCTGCCTGAAAATTTTCCCAATCAATTTTTTCTTCAAAGCTGGGACAATGATATTTCACGTATTCATAAAATTCCTTACGCTTCTGCTTTACAAAACCATCCTCTTCTTCATCCAGCGTGACAATTTTCGGTTTGTTTGCTTCTCTACAATTCTCTGCGGTCTGGTAGAATCGCTGGAAGTATTCAGCATTATACTTGTTCCCGTTATAATCAATGAATGTGACCTCACTTCCATAAATTTCGCAAACTTTTAAACATTCCCGTGGTGCTCTTTTTGTCGGTTTTGAGCCATCCCATAGCCAACCATAAAACTGAATGCCATCCCAGATAAGATGTGATAGGTATCTTAGGGAGAAACACTGCATATCCAACGCCTCACAATGTACAGGATTTGTTTCTTGTGCAGCATCTTCAACTGTTTTATATATGGGAATGCCTGTCGTGATTATTTTCTCCCCCAATTTATCGCCAAACCAAAAGATATATTCGGTTATTACGTTACGCCCACAAATACTGGTATCTTTTATTTTCATGCCACGATATTCAGCTTCACGAATCACTCCGTCCCTGTGCATAAATACTCTTGTTCCAAAAGGGAACGGATAAACTGATACATTTCTTTCCATGTTATTTTATTTAATAAATTAAGATTTTTCTTTCGTAATACTGATTATTTATTCCGGCAAAGACAAAAATGTTTCAAGATTGCTATGTATTGCCCCATTGTAATTCTTTTCCCACATTTCATGGACGTTGCCGTCGTGATAGAACTCAAACTTATAGGTAAACATACCTTTTTCTATTCTCCCACAATTATTACCGTTCCATATAACTTTAAGCCTTGTTTCTTCCAGACGCTTCTTAAAGGCTGCAATACGTTCGTCACGGATACGAACAAACTCTGCTTTATTCGCTTCCACCACATCGAGGTAATCAAACCATTGCTGAAGACGTTTTTCGGTCGCTTTTCCGACTTTGTTAGGAGTATCCGGTTCGTTATCAAATCCATCCACATTAACCGCATTCAACAGGGAAAAACTAAATGTTGTATCTCTGTGACCACCGGATATACGATACAGTTTTCCCGTCTTGATATTTTCAAGTGCCCAAAATGCAGTTTCGTTATTCCATACTGGAGGAGTGTCTACCATTTCACCCAGTTCTTTGGAATAATTGTGCGAGCCGTATTTTTCCAACATACACACCGTAACAAGACGGGAAACCCCACTTACTTCCAAACCGGAGTAACGCTTTGAATCGTTTTCATAACCATAATAATGACTAATTTTGAGAAAGTTATCACTACATTCTGATTGATGTTCGTCCCAAAACTTTTGCAAGTCTTCTGCTTTTAAATATATTCTTCCCATGATTATATATATTTATTTTACTAATTCAATTTTTCCATAATAAGGATAAAAACAACCATCCTGATAAACTGAATATCTTAATGTTCCGTCTTTTGCTTTATAAATAGTCACACAACCACTGGAATAATTACTGCGTAACTCTTTGGCGATAAAACCACCTACTTCTTTATACGTTTTCGGTGTATCACCTTTTGGAGTACCACTATAGATAATAGCTTGACTATATGTATATCCATCAAGACTAATTCCGCTTTTGGATACAGATATTAATATCATACTACACATATTTATTTTGTTTTAAGTTTTTACCAACAAATAGTCTGAACATGGAGTGAATTGTTGTCCAGTAATTTTACTTTATGCTTCATTAACCACATGCTATACAAGATAGCTTGCATTACATAGAAAGGAATAACAACGGTGCATAGATCGCCCAGTTAAGTGCGATTTAATAGCCCCTGACTCACTATGCACCATTGTTATCTTAATAGGTAGGAAATGCAGTGTCTCACGACACGATGTAGTAAGTTTGAAGTTTTTTGAAGTGTAAGCGCAACGGGAATCGAACCCGGATCATCTGAGAATATCTCAGATTTACCACCATGTAAGCACCTATGAAAAAAGCACCCACAAAAATTTGCAGGTGCTTTTATAATTGATTTGGATTGAAACTCTATTTGTCAGTCTCCTTATGTTCTTTGTCAATCCCATAAAATTTGCGAGCACTGGGGGTCTTTATCCAGATCGCAACCCCAGCAATCAATACAAACATCATTATAAGCCATATTACGGCATTCATTTTTTACCTCCTTTCTTTGCGTTGTAATTTACAAAACTCAATCCCCATATCAAAAGTACCGCAGAAATTGCAAATGCAGTCATCATATACAAGGACACATTGCTTTTGTCCTCGAATAACATAGAGATCAATACGGTTGTTAGCACATACTTGGAAACGTCCATCATGTATTTGCCCAACTCTTTAAACATTTCGTCCATACAAATTTAGATTATTATTTTTAGACTACCAATCAAATACCGCACTATTTATCATACACCAGTGATTGACCAGCAATCAGAAGTTCATACGTATCCCCATGATCTATGATCCGGGAATTTTTAAAGCTATATTCCACCATACAGACAGACACAAAAATCATGCTGGCTATGATAGCCAAATAGAACACATGAATAAATTCGATACTGCTTCTCATACACTTAAATTTTATTTGTTAATAGCGCATACTATCGCCACGATACGACAGAGCACGCCACACCCGTAAACATACATATACAGATGTTCGTAATATGCAAAGGGAAACAAAAAGAGCGTAATATATTCGTTATAAACATATTACGCTCAATTAATAACACACCCAATTTGACGCACGTTCCCCTATGTTTTTAAAGTTTAATTTCACCACGTTCAATCTTACCTTGTAATAGAGCGTCAAACACCTTTACAACCGTGAAATTATTGTCATATTCTTTCATTACACGCTCGTACACCTTCTTTCCGTTTTTCATAATAAATTCCCCTTTTTCGTCTTTTTTAGCTACTTTTACGGGATAAGTCATTTTATCCCCTTTTTCATTCCAATAACTTTCAGCCCACAAAGTTACAATTACTTTAAAGTCAATATCTTTGTAAGTTAAACCTAAAAATTTGAATGATTCATCATAACCTTCTTTCCAGAACGAACGAATAGTTTTAATTACACCCGACAAAGTTTTAGTTTCTTTGTTTGCTTCACGAATGTTTTTTAACGCACTTGCTTTACTGTTTACAGACTGATTTTTAACATTTGTAGTTGCCATAATATAATCTCCTATTTTTTTAGTTATTAATAATTTTGTTTTAGTAGTATGTCGGGGATCGCACCCGATTTATAGACGTAAATAATTACGCTTACAATTTCAATAAACGCTACTTTTCAGTTCGTTTCATACTATCAATAATACACTATATCATATAATTAGTACTTTCTTTACATATTGTAACCACTTCTTTTGTGGGGTCTTAGTTTTACGTTATGCACTTACTCGGTTATCACTGTTATATACTACAATTATATTATACCGTTGAATTATAAGACTTATACACACGGTTAACATGTCTATCCGTACCCGTCGGTTTTTAGTTGTGTTGTCACGAAAGAGCATAGTTAGCCCTTCACACGTTACCTTTGTACGCTTTCGATTCAAGTTCCGTTATCAGTTGAAAAAGGTACATTATACCCGTAATATATGGTATTTCGCACATTTTTAAATATTACTTTGTCATTCCCTTAATAACGGTTTGAATTGCTTTCAAAATTTCAATGAACTAATTGTACTTAATGAAAAGTCCTTTGCTTTTCGTTTGACAGATTAATTACTTGCTTTTCGCTTTTCTTTTGTTTTGTTCTGTTTGGCTTGTTTTGTTTTGCCTTTTGAGAACATGACTATTATAATATCAAAAATTACTTTTTCCAAATTTTTTCATAGTTTTTTTTCAACTATATAAAAATCAATCTCTAAACCAAGCAATGTACACGCACGCACGTAGACAGACTGTAAATAATTGATTTTCAATGATTTAAAAAATACGATTTTCAATGAAAAAAAATTGTTTTTTCTGTTTTTGATAAAAAAGACGGTTTATACACATGTATCAAATTAAAACATTCAAATTTCAATTTATAAATACCAATATATCAATATATTATATAAAACAGTATTTTATATAGTTGAAAAACAACTATTACTTTTTTCTATTTCATTGAAAATTGAAAGCAAATTGAAAGAAATAAACAGTAAAATGTCTTATTTTGATAAAAAAAGACATTTTAAAAACATATATACTATTGATATACAGAATAGTAACAATTTTAAAAAGAAAAGAGAGGGTGTCTTTCTGAGTGCGAGTACCATAAATATACTCTGACCAATTTTTCAAGTCTCGTTTTTAAATTCAATTGTAGTTTAAAAAGAACTATATATACAGACTTTGATTTTTTCCGGAGGCTATTTTCCCAAGTCCCGTTTTTGGCCATAAATAGGGTTTCTGGGTAACACAAGGTAAGGGGTTCTCTCAGCTAAATCTATTCCTAATATATATGATCCCTTTGAAAAAACACAAAAACACCTATCCAAATATTGATTCTAAAGCCCTCTGCGGCATTTTATTAACCATTGCTTGAAAACCCTCCACATAAACACATAAATCCCCGTATATACAAAAAGAAGTGTATTCTCAGCCGGACAGATATACAAACAATACCTTGAATATCACAACAAACATGGTTTTACTACTTTTTTGTCATGTTTTTGCTCACTTTGAGACAGATATAGGATATTTGAGTTTTTTATATAATAGCAATGACTCAAAAATATTACCTTTGTGGCCTAATCTATAGCATAAAGTGAAGACAAATCAAGAAATAAGGGATTATATTAAAACACTGAGAGCAAGTGACGAGGGTAATGAATATGCAATCATACAATATTGTCTCTCTCAGTACAAACTAAAGGTTGCGTTCCGGGAGCCAAACGACTCCATGCCAACAGTTACGTTCCTTCAGTTCAAAAAATGGGCTGAACGAGACTTTCCGATCCCCAACTCAATAATTGTTGTTGAAGAGGGTGGCTTCTTGAATATGATAAGCTATGTGAGTAGTATTCATTACGACAAAATTATACTTGGAGCCTCTTTTACCCAGACTGGTGATCTGATAATAGATAAGCTCTCCATCCCATTTGATGCTAAAATACGAAAAGCGACAGAAAAGGAAATTGAAAAAATAACTGTGGCTTTATCCAATAGGAATTTTGAATGGAGCTACGAATATAATCGGGTGATCGAAAGGTTTGTTCCCCAAATATGCAATTATATCCGGTTCAAATCGAATACGGGAAAAAGAGGAATTGGTGTTTTTCAAAAGACAACAAAGGGCGGAAAGGTTATAATGTTCTGTGTGAAGGTAGAAAACGAACCAATCCAATATTCTTTAAACGACTGTATAGGGAACTACTGCGATTTAAAATTCTTCTCTGCTACTGAGGCCGAAAAAAATATCTTTAAATCAGAACTGGCAAGTGTTGGCAAAGTCTGGAATGGCCGACTGAGAAGAATTGAGCCTATTGGGTTTGGTAAGATGAAAAAGGGACAAACATACTACTTCATTAATGAAAAATTCAATGTTGTTCCCGCAAAGGAGTCACTATCAGCACAGGATCGTCTCAAATTCAATAGTGGAAATTACTTTTTGAATCCGGAAGAAGCCGAAGAAGCAATAAAACACATTGAGGATTTCAGAAAAACTCAACTGGCACGGCCACAAAAGAAAATAGAAACCGACGAGGGAAAAGATGAAGGAGATTAAGCCTTCATCTTTTTTATTTCTGGCAAATTTGTTATTAGCACTTTACCCGGTTGTTTATGATGGTATTTATCACAATACACCCAAATATTCCTGAAGGGTTCAAAACTTCTACCCTGCAATTTATACCGATCAATAATCACATCCAAAATCTGATCTATAACTTCTTGGTCTTCATAAAACCCATTTTCATATCCGAGTTCCGCAAGGACTTTGGGAATTACTTCTGAGGCATTACATGAGCCAGAAGAAGTAATCGTTAATCTGGGAAATCTAAATCTCTTCAGTTTTTCATAGAAAGGATTACTATCTATTCGTGCTTTTTCAGCCCTTTCCTTGAATTTTGGCTTAATAACGATCATTCTACCGCCATTCTCGTCAATCTCTCTAATTTCGGCTTTATTTGGCCTCCTATGCCATAGTTTTGATTCTTTGTCTCTCTGTAATTCTGGAAACATGTGTGAAAGTAATAAAGGGGAATCGTATAATACCTGATCGACCTTCATTAATTCCAAGTCTCGCATATATCCCACTACATAATCTGTCATGGCATCCAATTCAACCATTTCATCCTCTGGGAAAGCTTCTCTAAAATCGGACTTAATCATTTCTACTTTTTCTTGGTCTGATAACCCCAACAGGCTTTCATCAAAATCTTCCGAAACTGGAAGTGACATAAATTCAAGCCTCAACTCTTCATCGCTCTTTTCAATATGTTCTGAGTAGTAAGTGTAAATTCTCACTCCGGCACTTTTGAAGTGAGGAAAAATTTCTTCTAAGGATAACTGAGATAATTCCGGATCGTGTGATAGATAATCCTCTTTTAGTTCACTGAAGAAAAAAAGCACCTCCGTTCTCTTCGCCCGATCTCCATCTGGAAATTCTTCTTTCATGTCCTGAATCAGCGAATCAATGAATTTTTGATTTGAACTGGAAGGTGAAGGAACGAGTTTTTCCTCTTCCGATCTTTTCTCCCCCTTATGAAAAATACTTCTTTCAGAAGCATTTTTATAATTATCTAAAATATATTCTTTATCTTCTTTAATATTATTCTTAGAGTTTATATTATTATATATATTAATATTATCTATACTATTGTCATTTTTGATAGTGGTTTTTGCCATTTTATCCAAAACCATGTCATTTTTGATAGTGGTTTTTAATTCGACATAATTTGCATCAAGAACCGTGTCATTTTTTGCTATGGTTTCACATTCTTGATCTAAAACCATATCTGTTTTTGACATGGTTTGCGCATCTTTTAACAAAAGCGTGTCATTTTTAAACATGGTCAACATATCTTTTAACAAAACCATGTCATTTTCTGCTATGGTTTGAATATTAGACTTTACTATCTTTTCTTTCATCTCAGAAACCATGTCAAAAACTAACATGGTTTTATTATATATCTCAGAAACCATGTTATTTTTTATAGTGGTTTTATTATCTTCAGCTAAAACCGTGTCATTTTTTGCTATGGTTATGGCATTATTATTAAAAACCATGTCATTTTTGTATATGGTTTCAGGAACCATTATCATTTCTGATATGGTTTTGGTATCTTTTTCTATTGTTTTAGAAGCCATGTCATTTTCTTCTATGGTTTGAGTATTAACCATGTCATTTTTGATAGTGGTCTCTTGTTTCTTTGTTCTTCTTAATTGCAGGAGTTGATCTTCAGTCACATCGAATATTGAATTGGCTTTTGAGAAGTGCTTTTCACAAAAATCACGCAACACCTCTCGATTGTTAGTAGTGTCCAATAGAAGCATTGTCTTTTCATAAGCTTCATAGTTCAGTCTATACTTTTTCTTTTCCCCGGTTCTGTTTTGACTGGAGAACAAAATACCTATGCCCTCCAGTTTATCTGCGCATTTTGTAAATGTTACGTTTGATACCCCTGTGTGTTTCTGAAAGTAAGATCGGCTCCACGTAGAATTATACCCCATATCTCTCAGAAATTCTTGATCCAGCAATAAAATCAGAAAAGATATTTCTGCTCCACTAAACAAACATGAAGAGTTTGGATGTATTTTCACGAATCTCGTATTCTTTGATTCCTGCATTTACTTACCGATTTTTTCATTTACATAATAGAACATTACCCGACCTTCAATCATAGGTCTGTATATAGTATATCCTAATTCTTTAGCGTATTTACCAACGGTAATACGATTAGCAACTTTAACTGTGTTTTCAGTCATGTGTTGTGCCATTTCATCGAAAGTCATTCTTTTTTTTAGTTCCATAATTCAAGTTATTGGTTATTAATATTTTAATAAGAGTAGATTAAATCGACATAATTCGGTTAAAAAAAGAAGGAGAAATTTATCTCCTTCCAATATTATCAATGTGTGTGCAGCCAATAAATTTCATAGGCACATAACAATACTAACAATATGCACCATGTCCACCATACAGCATTCCAGCAATCTCCATGTGGATCAATCAGAAAGACGCTACCCATATACATTTGTATTTTGCTGGCAGGGAGGAACCTCACCGTCTTCCCGGCACATTTTACACAATTCTTTCATTTCACACTTGTCACAGGTAGTATTATAGGCAACCCATTTGCCAAACAACCACCCCATAAAAATAAAAAGGGCTACAATCAATATCGCTACAAAATACATCTTAATTTTAGTTTTGGTTAATATTCATCCTTAGTATAGTTCTCATAATGCTCAATGGCTTTATCTATTTGTTCCTCCTGATTAAGCCAAAAGCACTCGTCATCAGGAAGCATCCTTCCAATTATCTTCTCTATCGTTCCTTTGGGTAAATCACAATGGCCGTAATCGAAGTGCCCCGGTTGATCCTCCATCCAGAACTCAATGTCATTGCCTTTATCGTCTTTGTCTGTAACTTTTATGGGGCGACCAGCAAACATTATTTCTCTTCCTTTTTTATCAATTGTTAAGTATGGCATAATTTATTTCTTATATCTCTTGTAATAAATTCATTCTTCTTTATCAATCTGCATAATCGAGCAGTCTTTCTATTTAAAGCAAAGTATTCATCCCATTCTCCTATAGTGTGATCTTCTTCCAGTCCAAAAGGATTATCGGAACCACACAGCACGCATTGGTTTGTTTGTATACCAAACTGCATATCCCGATCACACGTCGAACAAAATTCTATGGTGTAGTCGAAGTACTCACGTATTTCTTTATCTGGGATCACGTATGGAGTATGGTTGTTGATATTCATTAGTATAGTCCTAATTTTTTTGTCCAAGTTTTATATATATGGTAAATAACACTCTTATTATTCAAATATGCACTTCCCCTAAGTAGCCATATTACAGGAATAATAAACAAAATTATAAGAAGACAATAAAGCCAGTAAAATAGGATTGTCAATCTCCAGATAGGTTTTACAGGTTCTTTTTGTGTATATTGCACGATACTAAATGGAAACCAATCTGTGTCATACAACTTACTTTTCTGATAATCTGTTAGCCCTATATGTCTATCAAGAACCTCTCTAATCTCGTAATTAGTTAATTTTTTATATCTCAACAAGTTCATATTATTTCTATTTAAAATGTTCAATCAATTCCTTAGTCGTTGCTTTACGATACCCCAGTAAAGATGATTTGTTCAATGGCCGATCATGGTGTCCGTTTTTCCACCACTCAGAATTTTCAGAAATAAACCATTGATTAAAGTCATTATCATCCTGAAGTGCTGAAAGAGCTATAAATAAATCCTCGTTAGTACCACAGTCTATATATCCTTTTTCAATTAATCGTTCTGCATTACTCCATTCATCATCAAGACAAAAAAATCTATCTTGTTCTACTACTAAAAGTGTTCTTATATTGCTACTCCAAAAGCCATCTCCCGATCTTCCACCTAACCTATAAACTCTTTCAGTTAAATATTTTGGTGATTTTCTTATAAAACAAGGTTGTGTAAAATTCATTGTTAATGGTTTTGGTTTATCAAAAAAATACACTCTATTATAGACACAACGAGTGCAAAAGCAAAGAGATACTTCCAACGCTCGATTTTATTTTCATATCTATTCTTATATCTATTCCACTCGTTTTTTACAATTGCTTTGCAATCATCTTTATAATGTCTGAAATGATTATTAATATAATATGTAATATCATCAACAATAGCATGTTTCACTTCTTCATGCACTGATTCAGGAAAACCACGTTCATCATAATTCAACTCAGAAATCACATTCTGTCTTAAAACCCTATCCACATCATTAATACGTAGACACATTTGAATACCACTTTTTTTCACATATCGTAGAAATTTTTCTTCTGAAAGCTTTTCCACATCTTCCTCTTTTAATTTTGCAATAGTGTCAATCCGATCAAATTCATCTTTATCGACAATCACAATTGGATTATCAGGAGTGGTTCTAAATATTTTCATAATTATTCTTTATTTAATAGTTCAATGAAACCTTGTTTTACACAAGGCATGTTTTTGATAATAGCCTCAAAGTCTTTAATTGCTTTTTGCTTCATAAAGAGCTTCCCGCAGACATACCCTTCCTCTCTTATCAACTCCAACAATTTATCAAGGTCAGAATAATCCCAGTTACCATCACTTAATATCTTGTTGTACAGTTCTTCTATTCTATCTGACATATATTTTTGTTTAAATTACAAGTTTTACTATTGTTTCTTTTTATTGATTATCATATCATACACTATATTTATTTCTTCATCAGAAAGAAGATGTATGCTGCTATTCACTACTTGTCTTCTTTTGGTCACTTCTATTTTTAAATCATAAGCTTCTTTGGATTCAAAGCATCTATAACTCCAAGACCAATTATTGCAAACACTTCTCATATTATCTATTGAGAATTTTTCTTGTGGTAATTCACTCAAATAAAAATACTTTTTCCCAACTTTTGAAACATTGCAATATTTACCCGTAGTATAATGTGGTTTTACAACATAAAGTCGATCTCCAATGCTTATTTTTCTTGATTTATCCATTTTGATTAGTTTTTGAATACTAAAGTTATTGGTGGAACATCTTTTAATCTTATATCAGATAACTCAGATTGAGTATCATGTAATATTTTGGTTAATTGCTCTATCAGCATATATGGGCTTGCATCACCGTGTATCAGGCAATCTATAATTTTTGTTTCAAGTGCCTCCTTTCCATATTTTGAAAGAAATTCCTCACTGAACATTGATCTTATGAAGAATATGTTTTTATTCATCTGACTTTTCTTTTTTAATGATAATCTTGGTTTCCAACACGATGTTATCCTTATCACACATTCCAGCCATTTCATTGTACGTATTATCCAAAAGAGCTAACATGATCCGGTTGCTCTCTTCATGTGTCATCTTCTTCCAGTCGATCTCAAATGACTTTGCAATTTTTTTTGCAGAGGAACAAAACTCGTTTTCTTCCGGTATCTCATTGACGTTGTAGATATATTCCTCAGACTGCCCGAAAAGATATTTGCTCAGTCGCATATATTTATGAAAAATATCTAAAACTGCTCCCGCATTTACTTCTTGTTTTTTCTTTCTCCCCATTATTTATTTAGTTTTGGTTTATTAATACACATTCTACATGCACTTGAATAAGTCCGGTAAATTTTATTGTTTCTTTTTACAATCCTTCTGTAGAACCAATTAAGTTTGAGATAACTGCCACAACAAGAACATGTTTTAAGAACATTTCCACGCTTTGAGGTAATATACTTTGTGCTGGAACGACACTTTATTAATTCACACCCAGTACATTCTTCATCTGTTTCTCTATACTTCCGGCAGTGCGCCAGTGATTTTTTACCGCACTTAGCAAAACGAACACAGTCTATTCTTGGTATTGATTGTTTTATATTCATAGTTCGGTAATTTTTATTATTACTTTACGCTTATGATATTTATCTGATAAACATCTCTTTTTGTTTGTCTTTTTGAAATAGAGCCATTTTTTGTCACAACGAATCCATTATAGACACATGTTGGATATTTAGTATTATGACAAACTCTTATTGTTTCGACCCTTATAGACCCAATATGATCTGTTATAATATCCCCAATGTTAATCGGGTTGTTTTCTATAGCATATTGATGCTGGACAGCTCTGATTTTATTATCACACTCCTTCCGGTAAAATGACTCTGCAATATTTAATTCTTTCAGTGTCATGATTTTAGTTTTTAATATTAAATATTTTCTTGTCGCAAATCACCTGCCTATGGCCGATCTTTGAAATCAACTTTATGCCTTCCAGAGATCGACATCTTGAAAGAGCAACATATACTTGACCATGCGCAAATGCTTTCCCGGCATCAATAACCACTTTATCGAAAGTCAACCCCTGAGATTTATGGATCGTAATTGCCCATGCAAGTTTTAATGGATATTGAGTGCAGGAACCAACTTCCTTTGCCACAATTTTACCCTCTTCATTGCATTCATACTCTATATTGCTCCATGTATATTTTGTGACTATTATTTTCGCCCCCTCATTGGTTCTGACACCAATATAACTAAGTATGTCATCATTGACTATTTCTTCAACGGTTCCAATAAGTCCATTATAAAATCTCCTTTGGCTCGATGGTGCTTGGTCATTAGCACAGAACATGACTTGGGAACCAACTTTCATATTCAGTAATGTTTCACATGGGGCTGCACTTTCAGGGAAATTGCCAGATAACATCGCATGAAAACTAAACATTTCACCTTCTAAACGAGATAAATTGATTGCATTGATATTATTAGCCGACTTATTTGTAGCACACAAGGTTATATACCCATGATCTTTGTTTGCTATAAATGTTTCATCGTATAACCCTGTAAGCACTCGTTGTGTCTCTGGAGATAAATTTCCTATCCGTATATCATTTAGTAATTTGACAAAACCTTCATCAGATTGTCTGAACACTCGATTCAAGTTCACTATTTCAAATCCAGCAATCTTAATAGCCTTTGAGCAGAAAAAATAGGGAGAATCATAGTAATCCTCGACAAGTCCCCACTCTTCTTTGATTGTCACAGGAGGAAGCTGATATAAGTCTCCAATCAAAAGTAATTGAACACCACCAAACGGTTCCTTATTATTCCGGTAAAAACAAAGGGCATCATTAACTGCATCGAGAAGATCGGCTCTAACCATAGATATTTCATCTATTACCAATAGCTCTAAATTTTGGATCATACCAATTTGTTCATCGTTCAGTTTGTATTCTCCCAAAACATGAAGAGTTTTCTTTCTTACAAAAGCTGGTTTATATGGAGAAAATGGTAACTTCAGTAAGGAATGAAGCGTTACACCACCCGCATTAATGGCCGCAACGCCTGTGGGAGCCGCAATTATAGTATTCTTCTCACATATACTCAATATATGCTTTAATAAAGTGGTTTTACCAGTTCCGGCTTTCCCGGTTAAATATACATTTCTATTGGTATTTAATACTAAATCAATGGCTTGTTGCATTTCATCATTGATGATAATTGTTGGTTTTGGTTTTTCTGACATATACAATTAAATTAATTCGTTTACTAATATATTATGATAATGCGCTAAATAGTTCTGAAATCTAACACATTTTACCTCGTCCGTCTTTTTGGGGCAGTAGTCTACATGCTCACAACTTAAACAAAAGCTCTTTAATGCTGCTGCCATAAATTTCTTTTGAGTTGGTATCAGTTCTTTTTGAACAAGAGCTTTGATATATGCCGGATTTGGTTGAACAAGAACACCTATATTTTCACTGGACAACTTCTCCATGTGGTTATTTTAAGAACACAGACTGAAATCTACCATTTGGATATAGGCATCCGTTATAGTCGTATACAAATTGAAATGCGGTGTACTGGACATAAAACCTGTCTTCTAATATAGAAGTCACTATACCATCACCAAATGAAGGACTGAAAACAAATTGTCCGACTTCTATTTTGTCTTTAAAAATTAAGTTTTGGTTATCGTTCATATTTTAAATATTAAAAATCTATTGAGGCATACACATCGTTGATCTGTTCCTGATTTAAACCAATGTACCGCCTTGTTATAGCAATACTGGAATGATTGAAAATCTTACTCAGCAATACAAGAGCACTTTCTGTCTTACCTTCTTTTTCGTAGACATATTTCCCAAAGGTTTTTCTTAAAGTATGTGTTGATATTCGGGATATAGGCAAATGATACTTATTTCTCAGTCTTTTTAATATCCTGTTCATCTGTCTTGCAGTATAAGCTTCCTCCTTTTTGGGATGCCTTATTACAGCTTTGTTTAAATCCGGCCTTCTAAGAAGTTCATACAATTCAATAAATCTCTTTTTGTTAGTATCACCGACTTTAATTAATCTCGTTTTTTGAGTTTTATGCTCCACTTTACATATAATGTCTTTATAAAGAATGTCTGCCCATGTCAAAGAGAGCACATCAGAGATACGCAAAGCTGTACAAAACGACAACCTGCAATATAACTCCAATAAGTACATCTTATCCAAAGACAGACATTCTAATAAACGCTTATAATCCTCTATTGCAAGAGGTTCAGATTCAACAATTTCTCCTTTTACTTTTCCCATAACTTCTATTTTTTGTCTTTTTACGAGAGCAAAGATAGAGATTGAGAATACACAAAACAAGAAAAACGAGAATTAAATTTTTCAGTTAACAATTTTCACTTATACAACTGTAATGTAACTATTTAAATAGAAACTAAAAGCAGCAATTTTCACGAAACATGTTAATTGTGTTAATTACAACCCCTAAACCTTTAGCTTTTGCCATTTTTGAACTCGATGAAGAAAGATCAACAACAATCAAATGCGTGGTTTTCTTACTAACCCCACTAACAATTTCGCCTCCTTCTGAGATAATCAATGATTCAAGCCCCTTATCACGCACTCCGGTAAAGCAAACTTTCATCCCAGAACATCTCCCATCAGACTTAACATCTTTCTTTTGCATTGCTTTAATTATAAGCCCATTCTCTTTGATGAAATTATAAAATGAAAGAACACCATCACAGAATGACTTATAAGTTTTTGAATCCTCTTCGTTTGCTATAGGGTGATATTTTAAAGAGTAGAACGTATCAACAAAGTCACCCATATCTTTTAAAATCTGCTGAGACTTCTTCTGTCCAATACCAACAAAGCAATCGCTTGCGTGCATCAAAACCGGAGCCTCTACGCCCTCTTTTATTTTTTCATTATTGGATAATATAATTTCTACTGCACTTTCCCCGAATCCATCTATCAACAATATTTCTTTGGGGGTAATATTCAAAATCTTCTTCACCGAGTTAAATCCGGCATTGAATAACTTTGCATAACTCTCTTCTCCCATATTCTCAGCACCACACGTTGTAAAGAAATGGATTATTTTTGCCAGCCTTCTTCCAGCACAGTCTTGATTAGTACAGCAAAGCTCGACAAATGTATTATTCCATGCTGTAGGGGAATCACAAACCGGACACATCGAGAGATCATCCCACATCTTATTTTGCTCTTCCAGAGGTGCAGAACTAATAGTTGATAATATCTTAGGGATAACACCTCCTGATCGTGTAACGAGAATTTCAGCACCTTTAGCTATTTTCATATCACTAATAAATGCCGCATTGTACCCGGTAGGGTTCTCCATATCACAATCCCCGGTATCCACAGTTTCAATATTCACAACAGGTTTTAATGCACCAGCCTTACTTACATTCCATGTGATAGATTTTACTACAGTTTTGAATGCCATCGTGAAATCAGGGTGCTTATATGCAACTGCATAAAGTGGATTGCCAGAACTTTGATGCCTACCTACTTTATCCCAAATATTCAAATCGTTTATATATATGACGATACCATCTATCGGATACATATTAGACCATTCAACAAACAATTTTCTCAGAAATTCTTCATTCAACTCTCCTACAATATGTTTTGAAAATAATTTGGGCTGGTTGTAGTATTCACATAACGCATATATCTGATCCCAGAAAGTACTAAATTTGGAATTATCAGCTTCTCCAACACCATATCTGAAAAAAGAAGCATATTGAATAAGCTCACTTGGTTCATCCGCATTCAGCATTCCAGCAGCAGTGTTTCTTGGAGATTTAAACTTATCTCCAGTACTGGGAGATATTTTACCTTTAAAGTAAGCGTCCCACTCCGCATTAGAAATAATAAACTCACCATAGGTGAAATGGAAGCTTGTGTTTTTTGCTATATTCGCAGCCATAATATGTTTGGAACAATCTTGACCTTCATTTTCAGCACCACCCCTGCTATATGCTATTCCTGTTTTCTCGTTAACAAGCAATGATAGCCCATCAAGTTTAGGCATACAAACAATTTCTGTCTTTGGAGGCAAACCAAGAGATTCAATCCATTTTTCAACTTCCGAAATACTCTTTGCTTTATTCAAAGACTTCATTGGTATAGGCAGCTTTCTTTTTCTTCCTTCTGATACAATAGTGGGTTCGATAGTTTGAAACCACTCATTATCTGGGTCTACTTCTTTTAGCCTTTGAACGAGACAGTCATATTCCTGATCTGAAATATCAGGATGCCCAGCACGATAATTTTGATTATATACTTTTATTTTCTCCACCAGAGAATCCGGTGCACAGAAAGTAGATGTAATTTTATTCATTGTTTTGGTTTTAATTAATATGGCCTGAGAGCACAATGGAACTCAGGCCAATGATTATAAATTCAAAATATCAAAGTTCTCAACTTGCGGATTTAGTATTCGTTCCATGCTCAGACCTCCATAATTCTAAAATATATTCACGCCCACATTTAGTCCATCGCTTTCTTTTATTGAAAGGATAAGTTTTCCCCTTCTTATTTTTGTAATAATAAGACACATCACATTGAAGTGCTGCGTAACCATTACGTGCTATATATTCTTTGTTTTCATATTCACAGACACCTTTATCTATCAAAAATTTATGTAATAAAAATGGGGTTGTTTTTAATTCATCAGCAATAGTAGTCGTTTTAAACCAATCCCTATTTTCAATAAAGTCTTCATAAAAGGCAACCTTATGTTTATCTTCTTCCATTTTTGCTTTTTGACTTTCAATAAGTTTGTCTTTTGCATTAAGAGTGTTTTGAGCAATCATCAAGGCTCGTGCCATGACTTCAGCATCACTATCTCCCAGATTCATGGGAATATACCCTCCCGTTTTTCTAATAGAAGGGAGCACTTCACTTGTTATCCATTTACGAAATTGTTTGGCCTCCGGCTTGCGACTGTCAAACACAGCATCATACAACCCATCTTCATTAATAAAGTTAACTTGCTGAATGCCACCAGTTGTTCTAAGGGGATACTTTGAAAGTACATCCTTATCTAAACGCTGCACGACTTTACTGGACGTTAAACCCAAAACTTGACACACATCAGATAAACAAAACATAGGTTCATTGTTTTTATCTATGACAACTCTAATTTCTCCAAAACGAGCATCATTAAATAACTGGATACCACTCTTTCTTTTAGAGTTATTATACCTTAAAAGTAGCTCTTCCTCAGTATATCCATCTGATACTGTATGAAGCCGATCCAATTCTTCTGGTAGTTTATCACACCACACTATTAACTCTTCACATAATTTATTCATTGTACTACTTTCCCCTTTCAAGAAAGTGGTAAGTCGATAAACATCTCTGGGGTGAATAGCCCATAATCCTCTTGGTGAATCTTTCTTAAATACAATACGAGTGCAAGAAGGACACATAGCTTGCGCTTCCCTTGTTTTTATAAGCATAGGACGCTTTAACACACAACACAAGTCATATAGGCAAATCCATATATTTTTTGTGTTTGGCCCTTGCATTAGTTTTACAGGACGATTTCTAAACGGAATTATATCACAATCATATTTTACCATATTGCTATAATTATTTGATTCCACTATGTCCAAAACCGCCTGTACCACGCTCAGTTTCGTCCAACCAATTTACTTCCATCCATTCAGCCTGTTCGTGGCGTGCAATCACCATCTGTGCAATGCGTTCCCCATCTTCAATGACAAACGCCTCAGCCGAAAGATTTACCAAGACAACGCAAATCTCCCCACGATAATCAGCATCAATAGTTCCCGGTGAATTTAACACTGTAATCCCCTTTTTGATAGCCAATCCGCTACGTGGCCGAATCTGTGCTTCATATCCGTCAGGGAGAGCTATATATAACCCTGTCGGAACTAAACAACGCTGAAGGGGGGGCAACACTATAGACTCTGAAATATTAGCCCTAATGTCCATACCTGCGGATAATTCGGTTGCATACTGCGGAAGCGGGTGTTTTGATTTATTAATAACCCGAACATCCATTTTAAATTGTTTCATTCTTTATAGTTTTAAGTTTAATTTTAGTATCCCTTTTACGAGCCGCCATATCCCTCACTGAATGATATTTTCTCGTCTCGCCACACATTTTATCATAATCTTGTAATTTCAAAGTTCCAATATCGCTTATTTCTATTTCAATATCGGGGTGTACGTGTCTGAAATAAAAACCTCCGGTAGAGATTAATCTACCAGTACAAGCGAATGATATAGCTTGCAAATTACCATTTGTCAATTCATAAGTACTACGCACAGAGCGCACAATGCCTACAAGCACTTGTGCTCCATTGAACACGAGCACTTGTTTGGCATCTTTCAGAAAACCATTATTTTTCATTTGTTAAGTTTGACAACTGCTCTTTAGAGAGTCTTGATCTTGACATCATTAATATGTTCGTATCAGATAATACCAATCCATTAATTAGCATTTCAGATATTCTTTCAAGCATATACACCCCAAACATCGGGTCAACATAGGCCACAAACAATAATGCAAAAGCTTCATCTATTAAAATATGACTTTGTTCCTTATCCACCACCACAACATCCTCCAGAGGAATATCATAAGCTTCGCACAGTGCCTTTTTCCAATGAATAAAAAGCATTTCAAATTGTCGTACATTATGTTTCTGGACATCCCCTTTTTTCATAATGAAGTGTGTAGCATCAAAATATTCCTGACCATTGGCAGTTGTACCGAACAGCAAATCCGGAAATTCATTATACCTAACTCTCGTACAAGTACAATCACTTATTGTTCTAATCATAATAGACCTGCACTTTCAGACTTATAAGTATTAGACTTGTGCATATCTTCCGTTATCAAGACAGACGATGCTTTATCGAACTTAACATTGCGTATAACCCAATCACGTGTTTCTACATGATTCAAATATTTTTGCACGAACGTATATGCCTCTTTCGGGTTGGCTGCGGCTACATAGATGTCTTCTTTTGTTTTTTTAGGCTTATCATTATCGTTGATTTCTGTATAAACCACTGTAACAGCAAACAAGCCTGTCTCTTCCTCTCCTTCCGTTAAATAATACAAAATGTATTTTCTCTTAAAATCTTCGTCGATAGAAAAAACATTGGTTAACATGATCTCTGAGATTTTAGTTTTAATAATCTCGTATTTAACCCTGTCATCAAACTGAGTCATGGCCATATCGTTCATTATCTCTAATGCAATAGTTTCTGCATCAGTGTAATTGACTGCGACAACCAAATCTTCTTGTTTTTTAGTTATCAACTTACCAGTTTCGTCTTCGCCAATAAATTCAAAGCGAAGTCTGTAAAAATCCATACCGTTGTTCATAGTTGGCTTTGCTTAAAAAATTAATAATTTGTTTTGGTTTTAAAAATGTGATGCAAAGATAAGCCTTTATACAATACAAAATACATATTTCAAATTTATAATCATTAATTATTTGCCATTCGTCTGATATATAATATATTACATATAGTTAAATTATGTTTCACAAAATATAGACTCTATATAGATTGATTTTATGAATAAAATTCAATTGGACAAAAAACAAATAATCATTTAACATTATATTTTTAGCCTTTAATACTGTATTGCAAATACATACAAACGCAAAAACAACACAATACCAAATACCCATCTATTCTTCATAAAACTAAACCTTATGAATACAGACAATATAGAAGGATCATTTAACGGGGAACTGCTTGATAGTATCTATCGAACCAGCAAAAAGACCATACAGGAATATGTATGGGAAATTGAGAGAAATAATAGATATAAATCTGTCAGATCAAATGTCACACAAGGGACAATATTGGATGATAGATCAAAGCTTATTGATTTGTATGAAGCTTGCCTTCAACAAGACGCTCACATTAGATCAGTCATCGAGACACTTGAAAGTCAGATATTAGGGGATCGCTACATACTTGCTAAAATCAATGAAAAGGGTAAGTATATAAAAGATATGGAGGAAAGCCAAAAAATACAAGGATCGCAGTTCGACAAAATCATAAAAGGTATTGTTGAAGCTAAATTGTATGGATATACTCTTTTAGAAATCATGCCTAAAATAAACCCATTAACCGGAAAGCTAAATGAAGTCAATATAGTAGAAAGAAGAAATGTTCTTCCGGATCAACGAGTTGTTTTAAAACGTCAGGGTATATGGCTCCCTAATTGGGATATTACTTCTTCAAAATATAACAGGAACTATATTTTGATTAATTCTGGGGACTTAGGGCTTTTTTCAGCAACCACACCTTTAATTTTGGCAAAAAAATTCACACTGGCAAATTATGTTAATTTTTCGCATACGTATGGTCAACCAATAATCCATGCAAAAACTGTTTCCGAAAGTAATGCGGATCGAAAACGCCTTGCCAATGAAGTTGCTAATGCTGCTCAAAATAAAATTGTAGTAACAGGCATTGAAGATGAAGTTGATATTAAGACATTTACCATGTCTAATTCAGAAAAAATATACACCGGGCTTATAGATTTTTCTAATAGCGAAGTATCAAATATTATTTTAGGTAGTGAATCTATGGCTGGTGGAATGCAGTCTTATGTGGGTTCAACAAAAGCGCACCAAGATATATTTAGAGATCGTATAGAAATGTATCGTAGATACATTGAAAATATTATGAATGAAGAAGTTCTTCCCAGACTTGTAATGATGGGATATATCAAGCCGGGGTTGGTATTCAGGTATTCAAATAAGATTGAAATGAACAACGAGGATCGTATTAAACTTTACAATTTCATCACTGATAAATACGAGGTATCTTCAGATGAAATAGAAAAAGAATTTGGCGTAATCGTCGGCAAACAAATTAATGCTGAGCCTAATATGTCTTTAGTATCATCAGGGATTGAGGGTGCTGCTACTCGTAACGACAAAGGAATTATGTCAGATGAAGAATATTATCGTAGATATGGACATTCACGTGGAAGCAATAAGATTACAAATTTTTTGAAGGGAATGTAGTAAACGGCAATACTTCATTCCCCACCTTTGAGAAAGTAATTGCCGCAAAGTATGAAGATAAGCCGGAAGAGAGCAGGTATAAAGAAGAATACATTACGATCTTAAATGCTTTTAGAAAACTAATCTATTCTTTTGAAGACAGTGCGGAGTCATGGGAAATGTTTGAGGATATAGTCACTCTACGATGTTCATTCTTAATAGACAAGGCTATTACAGGATTGCGTATAGATTTTAACGAAGCTCTCAATATATTGAAAAACAACAATGCCGGACTTACAGAAAAAGACAAACAAATACGTGAGGTATTAGTTGCAGCGATAGATAACCTTGTAGATTTTTCCATTGCAGAAGAATTTCAAATGGTGAATGAGTTGCCGGATGAAATTGATCTGAACGATATTGACAAATATGAAGAAATATGTGAAAAGTATAATTTCACTTACGCAAATCAAGAAAACAATGACGTTCTATATGCCGCCAGTATAGCATCATGGTGGATTGATATACCATCAAACACAATTATAACTTATATGACACAAGGGGATGAAAGAGTAAGAGCATCACATCTTTCATTGGAAGGATTATCTTTTCCTAAAAATGAATTTCCTTCAGATTTAATCCCCCCAATCGACTATGCTTGTCGTTGTTATCTGATGTCAAATGGATTTGAATCATATGTTCTTGCGTCATTAAATAAAGTGTATTCATCCCAAATTGTTAATCCCATTTTTTCTGAAAGTTTAGCCACTGCCGGAAGAATATTTAGCGATAAGCACCCGTACTTCAAAATTCCACAAAATAAACATGAAAAATTACATGAGGTTGGAAAAAGAATCAAAAACAAATTTATGATATATGCCTAAGATAACTTTGGATCAGTTTATAAAACAATGGGATAGTAAAATTCCTGTCGCTAATAGAGTTGATTTTAATATTACTGAGTTTGCTACGAAAGCTGGTGAATATTCTAAACGCTTTTTTAGGATGTCTTTTGCAAGCGGGGGGTTCTATGCGACTGGGAATAAATGGGAACCCAGAGAATCAAGATGGGGAAAAAAATACACCCATAAAGTATTGGATGATACAGGTATATTGAAAGGAGCTATATCTGGAAAATCAGAAAATACATCAAGACAATCTGGAAAAAAAGTAAATGGTAGAACTCCTTTTACTAAAATGGGAGCTGTTTATAATATTCATACAGAAGAAATATCTCAATCCGGAGGTGGCAAAAGAGGATCGAACCCACATGGGAAAGGATATGCAGCAGTTCATAACACCGATCCAAAAATTTCCCCATTTACAGTTAATCAGTGGTCTAAAAAGAAACCTGCACAAAGACAATTTATTGGCTTCAATGACAGACTTGATAATTATATTAATACCCACTATGTTCCTATTATATTTAAAGGACTTCCATTATGATAAAAGAAAAGCCAAACATAAAAAAAGAAGATAATTCCAGTATCACCACTCCTGAATTAGTAGCAGAGAATCCATTCGTTAATATGTTCAATGCTGTTAAAAGAGCAATATTAACAGTAAGGGAAGACGAAGAAAACATTGCAAGCCCACCTCTATTCAAAACGATAATGATAGACAACGGGCAGTTTTTAAGACTGATACGAGATGATAACTTGGAGTCAGAAATAGCCTTTCCTGCAATCTTTGTTCACTTTACAAATGTAAGGTATCTTGTACAGCAACAGAGAGTCGGAGAAGGAAGAGCAACAATGAGAGTTCGCTTCATTCTAAATACTTTTAATAATCAAGATATAGAAACTGAATGCGATCCATTCATTATCTTTCAGAGAATAAATGTAGCAATACAAGATGCAAAAGATAGAGAGCCTGCTTTAAATGAAAGATGTAATCTTATGTTTTTTGATATGCCTACCACAACTAATATGCTTCAAGCTTATTGGATAGATTACGAAGTATGGTTCCGGGAGTCTTCTGCTTGGAAATATAGAAACTGGGTAAAAAGGTATCTTGTCCTACCCCCATTTACCAATCATAGCGATCAAAAACCGGAACATAACGAAAATAATCACGAAAATCACAAAACCCCAACACATAAAGAGGTTTCAGGCTTTGTTCCTTCTGTAGAAGACGGTAATGATGATTCTGACAAAGAAGACAACACAAACAATAATCCTACAGAAAAGCCAGTATCTCCAGAACAATAGATTTATACTAAAAACATACATATATTAAACCAACTATTCATTATAAAAACCAACTATGAATATAAATGATTTAAAGAATGTTGTTGGAGAAGTAAAAACTGATGAAGTAGCAGAAATTAAGTTTTTCGGGGCTATCACTGAAGAATCTACACGACGATTTAATGAAGAGTTTGAGTTCTTGGAAGATTGTATCAGACCTTCTTTAATCAGGGTTCTTATTAATAGTGATGGCGGTTCCGTATTACATGGAATGACAACCTATTCCACTATTTCAAATTCTAAAATTCCAACAGAATGTATTATTGAAGGAATGGCGGCTTCAATGGGATCAGTCATTTGGGCTGCTGGCGAAAAGTCTCTTATGAGGGATTATTCAATTTTAATGATTCACAATCCATTCCTGCCAGATTCTAACGGGGAAGTGTCCGATATGGTTAAGGCATTTACTAAGCAAATCGAAACCATATATCGCAAAAGATTTGGTCTAAAAAAGGATCATGTCAAATCCATTATGGATGGAGAAGCTGGTAGAGATGGTACTTTTTTTGATGCTGACAGTGCAGTCAAGGCTGGAATAATCTCAGCAGATTGTGTATTAAAGACATCAAAGCAAGTATGTGAGAAAGTTAAAAATGAACTTGCTGGTATTGAAGATGTGTCTAAAATTCAAAACATAATGTGTAAAATCAATGGGGAATTTGACATGTCTCAATTTGAAAATAAACTATCCAAAACAGGAGACCCTAATCTTAATCAAAACGAGAATCCCGCTAAAGTGGGTAATTTAATCAAAACAACAGACACTATTATGAATGAAGAAAAAACTATCGGATTTGAGTTCGGTGCGGTAGCTGCCTCTTTAGGTCTGAAAGACAAATTTGAAGTAAAGGATGTTATGGCTCGTATCTCAGATTTAATGTCTGTAGAAGCCAAACTGGATACCGCTAATAAAGCATTGAGTGATGCGCAAGTGGTAATTGCAGGAAAAGACGCTGCACTTCAGAATCTTCAGAAAGACTTGAATGAAGTAAACGCAGAACTGAGTGGTTACAAACAAAAAGAAGAAGAAGCTAAACAAGCCAAAATTGAAAGTCTTGTTCAGAATGCCATCGACGAAGGTAAAATTCTGGAGACAGCAAAAGAAGAATGGGTAACAATGGCAAAATCAAATTTTGAATTAGCTCAGAATACTCTCAATTCAATCCCGGTTCGTGAGAAAATCACAGAGCAGATTGCCTCAGACTCCGCAAATGTCGCTGATGCGGTAGATGCTTCAAAAACAGTGGAAGCAAAAATGGCCGAAAGAGTAAAGGCTGTAGTTGGGGAAAATTTTGAGTTTAAAAAACTCGGTTAATTAATTAGAAACTAAAACTTAACTAATAATGGCAAATACAGTAACTTTTGCACAAAACGGCTATGCTGGTGAAGTTCTTGAAGACTTGTTGACCTACACAGCTCAGGGCAACGATGCTTACAGAGAAGGACTAATTCACATTAAGTCTGGCATTCAACACAAATACACTCTCCCTTCTGTGAAATTGGGAGACATTATTCAAGACAATGTTCCCACACCAACTTCAAATAACGGGGGTAAGGGTTCCGGTGGTGAAAATGAATATACATTCACTGAACGCTATCTGGAACCGCAAGAATTTATGATTTACCTTGAATTTAACCCCCGTGACTACGAAAAATACTGGAAGTTTGCGCAACCAGATGGAAATTTAGTTTTTCGTGAACTTGATCCGAAAATTCAAGCAACAATGTTGCGCTTGCTTATGGATAAAAAGGACGAGTTCATAGGTAATGCAATTTGGACTTCAGCTAAAGGCGGTGCGGCACAATCCGGTATTACGGAACCTGCTGATTGTACTAAGATCGGTGACAAAAAAGAGAAGTATTTTGATGGTGTTATCAAGCGTATCATTGATAATGTTAATGCGACAGATGCGACAACAGTGGCAGGTGGACAATGTATCATATCTGGAACAACCGAACTTACAGATGGAGCTTCTGTAGAGAAAGCTCTCTATGCTATGTGGAAAAAATGTCCGAAGCAAATCCGTAAGAAGTCAGGTCTTGTATTCATCATGGGCTGGGAAGCTTGGGATGCTTACGATCAATATTTATCAGATAAACAGGTTAAATATTCTGAGAACACTCAGGTTAATCAATATCGCTTCAAAGGCAAGAGAATAATTCCAATTGTCGGTATTCCAGAACATACAATCACGCTTGGTGAATTTAGTACAGGTATGGAATCTAACTTGTGGATGGGTGTCGATTATGCGAATGATACGGAAGTCTTGAAAATCGACCGTCTACAGGCTAATTCAGAGCTATTCTTTTTCCAGATGCGCATGAAAATGGATGTGAACATCGTCCGTCCGTCCGAAATCGTGGTTCATACGGCTTACAAAAAGAAAGCAGCCTCAGAAGGTGGTGCTTAATCACAATTCAAATCTAACCTAAAAGGGAGTGGAGAAAAACTCCATTCCCTTTTTCATTTAACAAAGAATATGGCAAGACCTAAAAAAGAACAGAAAGAAGAAGTAAATGAAATAGCTGTCTTAACGCATGAAAATGCAGTAGCAGACAACTCTTCGGAAAATAACACCAATATTACTTCAGAAGAAGATAAATCAAATGAAATAATTAAGATAGAAGGAACTATAACTCCGTCAGAAAAACCCAATAACACTTCCATGGAGTCAGAACCACAAATAAAGTTAGAAAAACATGTAGAGGATATTTTAAAAATATATCCACAATATGAATCTCTATATATTGATAGTGAAGGAGGTGTATTTACAACTGATACTAACCAAAATATCAGAGGTAAGGCTATTCTTTACAAAAATCCCTACCACAACTAAACCTTAAAATATATTATGGCATTAGGTAATGTTTCCATTAAAGATGTAACAGGTAACATCCCTGCTACATCTGTTTCAAATGAAAAAATCACTGGCCTGTTATTCGATACTTCCCTACAACCGAAATTGTTCACAGAGGGATATGGTAAGAATAACTTGTCAAAGTTAAAATTGGGTGATGTTTGCTACATCACAAGCCGTAAACAAGCAATCAAAGACTTCGGTATTATAGAAAGAGTTGAAGCCACTGAAGAAGAAGAGAATAACGTCAATTTCATGCACGGTATTCCGGCTTATCATATTTCTGAGTTCTTCCGGAATAGCGGTAATATTGACAGTTATGGCCGCTTATATGTTATGTTTGCAGATTGCTCTTCAAATTGGGATGCTATTGAGATCATGCAAAGGGCTGCTGGTGGAAAAATCAATCAACTTGGTATTTACACAGAACAGCCTCTTTGGAAAGTTAACGGAGATGAACCAAAATACAATTTGAACATTGTTACCTCTGTGAATGATAAGGCTGTTGCGTTAGCAGAACAGAATCAGCCGCTTTCTATCATTTTGGCCGCTAACTGTTCTAATACCGGATCGGATACAGCCGACGGAAAGAAAATCGACTTGAATAAAATCCCATCTTGCATCTGTGAGTGTAGTCGTACCAGCGTCATTTTTGGTCAAGCGCATGACGAGTTGATCTCCACAATGCAAAAACGCAATATAAACAATTCTCCGGTAGGTTTTCTGGGAGCTGTCATGGGGTGTCTTGCAAAAGCCAATGTACATGAATCAATAGCTTGGGTACAGCAATTTAATCTCTTTAGTGAAAAATTTCAAGACATTGAATTGGGATTTGGTGATATTAATCTAACATCAGGTGGTGACTTTACCAGTATTAACTTGTACGAGTCTTTGTCTCCTGTACTTTTGGATGATTTGGATGATAAAGGATATATTTTCCCTATCAAATATAGTGGCCGTGAAAATGGTATCTATATTTCAAAAGACCAAACGTGTGCTAAAAATGATTTCCGTACAATTGCCCGGAACCGAACGATCAACAAATCACGAAGAGCTGTTAGAGATGTTTTACTTCCTTATGTGAACTCCCCGCTTCTTGTTAATCCATCAACAGGATTGCTGGCTCCATCTAAAATTACATCTTTCAAAAATCTGGTAAGCGACACTATTCAGAAAATGAAAACCGCACAGGAAATTTCTGGATTCTCAGTGACAATTGATCCCAATCAAAATGTCTTGATTGATGATACTTTAAGAATTTCTTATGTGATAGTTCCAGTAGGTGTAGCAACTCAAATACAGGTTGAAGAAGGATTATCACTAACCGAAAAAAAATAATAACCAATGGCAGTCATTAATAACGTAGCCTATAGCTGGAGTATGATTACACTTGCTTCAACAGCATTAGGTATAGATGAAGGAAGCACAACATTGGCCGGAGTATCCGGTATCAAATGGAATAAATCTCGTAAAATAGAACCCAATTATGGTATGGGTGGCAAGCCTGTTTCAAGAGGATTCGGAAACATTAGCTACTCAGCCTCAATCACAATGGATTACGCTACTCAGCAAATGTTGAGATCGACTTACGGGTCACTGATGGACATCGGAGAGTTCGACCTGATTGTATCCTTCGCTAACCCGTTAGCCTCGGACGATTGGACAACCACCACAGTCACTCTAAAAGGATGTATCTTTAGTGAGGATGGCATGGAATCGCAACAAGATGACACTAACATCACAAAAGAGTTCCAGTTGAATCCATTCGATATTCAGATCGGAGAAGGCGATACTATCTAAAAACCACAAATCCGAGAAAGGAGGGCATTTGCTCTCCTTTTTTTTATAAACATAATTACCATCACCTCGCTATTCTTAGTAAAACGAATCATAAAATAGAATTAAAATTATGGAAGAAAAAACATTAACTCTCAAACAAGAGACAGAAATCAAAGAAAAAGCAATGAAGCTTAAAGAAGAACACAAGCTTCGCAAAGTGGTTCCTATGGTTGTATTTGGGGAAGTCGAACATAATGAAAAAGAAGTATATGTGGCTTATATGAAGGAGCCTAATTTTCCTATGTTTTCAAAATTCATGGCCGCCTCTAAAAAAGACGAAGTGATGGCTATGAAGACACTCGCTAAAGACTGTTTTATCGACGGTGATAAGGAATTGGTGGACAATGAATCTCTATTCCTATTCGGCCTTATGGGACAACTATCTGAAATCATCACCACCCGCCAGAGCACTATCGTAAATTTTTAAGTGACTGGGTAGTAACAGACGAACAGCGCATGAGACAAAGGTGCATATATATTCGTCATTACTTTCCCGGTATTGATCTAAACAATATTTCAGACGAAGAATTTGCAATGCTTTCAGAGGATGCACTTTGGCTGCATCAACAAATGCTTATATCAAAAGCCTCTAACGCCCTTCTTGCTTAATTCTATACTTTCATCCCCTTACTGTACATAATCATGTTTCAGTAAGGGGATTTATTTTTACAACTTATATCCTATACCTAATGACAATGCAACAGTATGATTATCAAGAGAGTTGTTTTTTATCTCACCAACAGATGTTATATTTCTCATAAAAGAAAGATTAAACATAACTCTTAACTTTTCATCGACATTATAATATGCTCCAATTTCCGGTTTAACACCAAATACAACTTTTTTAGAGTTATATTCATCTTTGTATCTTCTATCGTCAAATCTTGTATCACAATTTTCTCTCATTAAAAAATCTAAAGTGGGGGCAACACCCACATATAAAGTCACTTTGTCAAACGAATGCTTTACTCTAAAAGAAGTATTTACATGTAAATAATTTAATCTTGCTGTACGTCTTGCATATCCATAACGAGTCCATTCACCTTCTTGCAATACAGAGTAATCATATACAGTATCTTCTCCCCCCTTTTTTACGTATCCTATTTCGCTTGACAAATAGAACCAATCGTGTTCAAAATAATCACACCCCAGCATCACAGAATAAGTTGGACGTTTTTCATATAAATCTTCACCCTTCATCCAAGTGAAATTTAATCCATGTTCCAGCTTAATGACCTGAGAAAAGCCATTATTCACACTAACCACCAATAAAACAAGCACCAATAATGCAATCTTTTTCATAACTCTCTTTTTTTAGTTTTCACAAAGAGAACGCCTTCAAAATTGGTTTATTGCTTCGTAAAAAGGAAACAACATCAAAAACATAAATTATATAATTAATTACGTTGTTTTACTAATTTTTCACAATCAACAAAGCAATATAGTAAATCGCATAGCGTTTGAATATCCTTTGTTTCATTATAATATGGATACTTATTCCGTATAAATCAATTTTCGCCATTTCCAGCTATTCTTCATAAAGAATAAAAAGATATGGGAATACAAGACTATCAAATAAATTATAACATCCAAGTTCAAGCCAAAGGCGTAAAGGAACTTACGTCATTAGCAGCAGCAGTTGACAAATTAAAATTTAGCGAAAATCAAGCAAGGAACTCTGTTGCAGCATTACAAGGAATGATGGATAAGATGGATGCCATATTTCGTCCAAAAGGTAAAAAAAGAGACATCAATTACAAAATAGATGTAGACACAAAAAAAACCGAAGAAAAGTTATTAAGGATCAGCTCATTACTTGATGAAATAAAAACTAAATCGCAAGGTATTAAGGTGGTTATCAATGCTGGTGAGAAATTAGATTCAAAAAGCATAAAGGCACAGGCTCAGGCTGTAATCAACAGTCAAATTGTCGAGCAAAGTAAGAAAGTTGGAAATCAAGGAAAGAAAAATGTTAAGGATACCATAAATTCATTGACTGAACCTATTAACAGGATTAACCAGCTAATAGGGAAAGTTAATGCAGCTCTTGTTAGTTTACAGACCGGACGAGAAATAAATATCAAAACCGATGTAGCCAAAGAGAGATTGCTGGAAATACTCAGTTTGATGACTCAGATAAAGGGAGCATCAAAAATGACTTTGGGTATGGGAATGGGGAGTCCTCAAAAAGTATCACAAACTCAAAGTCAATTAGGTGGTAATGCAAAAATAGTTCCTGTTTCTCTTATGACAGGAAACAATGTCAAAAGCAACATCTCACCAGAATTAACACATGAACAATATAAAATTTTTGATAAAGCCCTTAGAGAGCAAGAAAAAGAGCACAAACGTAATGTAAAAGCTAAATTAGATGCGTTCCGTAAAAGAGGAATAGAAGAACAGAAAAGGGCTGAACTTTTTGAAAAAGCAAAGGTTAGAGACGCATTGCGTAATGATAAAATTAATGATAAAATTGAACGGGACGCATTAAGAGAACAAGAAAGAGAACACAAACGTAATGTAAAAGCTAAATTAGATGCGTTCCGTAAAAGAGGAATAGAAGAACAGAAAAGGGCTGAACTTTTTGAATGGGCAAGGGTTAGGGATTCTCTAAATAAAGACAAAAAAGTAGAAGTTTCTCAAAAGGCATTACTACGGAGAGGTGTATTAGAAAACCAAGTAAACGAGAACAGACAAAGAGCCGCTATAAATCGTTTACAATATGCCAAAGCCCCATCATGGAGAAGTATGCCATTTGCCGGGATGGTTAGTGGATACATGGCCTACCGTTTAATAAAATCGGAACTTGGAGCAGCCGTAGATTATGCGAATATCATGGAGTCGGCCAGAAGTATTTTGAAAGTTGCAGACTCCGATCTTTCTACTTTTGAAGAAAGATTTGATAAGATGTCTCGTAATGTTCGTCAGATCGGTATTGATACGAAGTTTACGGCACAAGAAATTGCGGGAGCCACAAAATTCTTGTCTATGGCTGGAATGAGTATTGAAACTATCAATGCAGCCATGAGACCTATTACAAATTTAGCTCTAATCGGGGATAATGATGTTTCCCAGATAGCAGACTTGACAACAAACATCATGTCTGGTTACGACATCAAGAACACATCCATGAATCCTGTAGCCGACATCATAGCATCTACTATATCCAGATCGAACGTAAATGTAGTAGAGATGGCCGAATCATATAAAATGGCGGCTGGATATTTGAAAATGTCCGGTGTCGATTTTGCAGAGTCTTCAGCAGCAATAGGTATTTTAGGAAACTCAGGTATCAAAGGAACAATGGCTGGTACTGCATTGAGAGCCATGTCCACCAGATTTGCAAAACCAACTAAAGAGGCGCAAGATACTTTAAATAGACTGGGTATTAAGTTTACTGAGTTTCATAATGTTTATGGTAAACAAGTCGAAAAGTTAAGGTCATTGGCGGACATCTTTGAAGAGTTGAACCAAAAAGGAGCAACGATGGGTGACATGCAGGCGATTTTTGGAAAGATTGGTGGAAATGCTGCAATGATGTTCGTTGATAATTATGCCGAATTAAGGACATTATCTAATCAAAACAGAGCCAGTCATGGCATTTCTACTGAATTAGCCGAAGTAAAACAAAATACAACCAAAGGACTTTGGGCACAAATGACATCAACTTTCAGCGAAAGCTTTATGCAAGCCTATGAGTTGGTTGAGCCTATTATCAAAACCACGTTGAAAGATTTGCTCTCCAAATTCAAACCTCGTGAGTTTGCACAGGGTATCGCCACAATAGGTAGGATGCTACTTGATGTTTTTTCTGCACTGGGTAAAATTGGAGCATGGGTAACAAGAAATTTCCATTGGATCGAACCTTTAGTTTTTACTGGGTTTGTTGCAACTAAAATATTCAAATTAGCTGGAGCTTTAACTAATCTTGGCGTAGCACTTGGATTTATTGGTAAACAAGCTGGAATATCCAAAGTGCTCAGTTCTATCGGGGGATTAGCTGGTATTGGTGGTAATGTTGCTTCTACAGCCGCAATGTCTTTCGCAAACAAAAGAGCATTAATTACAGCATTACAGACAAGCGGGGCTATGGGTGTCGGTAAGGGAGCTGCAAGTAAAGCATTAGCCCAAATAATGCAAAACTCTGGTACAGGATCAGTAGCCAAACAGACCATATCCGGGCTATTTTCCTCTCAGGTTTCAACTGGATCAGGATTGATCGGTGCAGGATCTTCTATTGCCGCAATTGGTTCCGGTGCAGTAGCAGCAACAGCAGGTGTATCAGCTCTTGTCGCTGCACTGGGTTATGTTGCATACAAGGCATGGAAAGTAAAGGAAGCAAAGGACGCTGTACAAGAAGACATTCAAGCTAACAGAAAATATAGATACCCTTCTATTGATGCTTTACGTGAGGCTTTGAGTGACACCTACCAACAGGCTTTATCAACCAAAAAAGCCGTTGATGATGTAACAACAGGAAAAACCTTATCAGAGTCTTCAGGACAAGCGGCTGGAAAACTTTCTTTTACAAGCAATTGGTTTTCTGCTGTATTAGACAACTTAATACCAGCAGAATACGGAACTCAGGCTTTGGGAATACATAAAGACTATACTATAGCAGATGCTTATCAGGATGATATTAAAGCTGCTATACAAACTGAAGCCAAGAGAGATAGCCAATTAAGAGTTGAGTCCGCTTTTGCAGAGTTGGGTAAATTAAAAACCACAACCGAAGTAAATGCTTTTATTAGAAACGTTAAGTCAAAATATGGTCAAGATGAAGATAGTTTAGATTATAGTCTTTGGAATTTTGACAACAAGACCAAAACTTATAAGTATATTGATGGTCTTGATAAAATGCCAGCCAATATAGCAGCTAAGACATTTGAGTATTTTAAGTATCAAAACAACGTTACTGTTCCCGAAATTATACGAAACGCCCAAGCTTTTCGTGACGCTATCAGTAGTCCAGAATCCGCATTAAGTTTCCTCTCAAACAAAACAAAAAGCGGAAAAAAGACTCTTGACATAGAAGACCTTAATAAACATGGATTCTATCAAAATGATAAAGGAGAATGGGTTCAAAAACTTCTTGGAAAGAATGCCACTGAGAAAGATAGAGAAGATGCCTTGACAAACTATCAATATGTACGCAACAAACTTATCAACTTAAATTCAAGTTTAAGAAAAGTTTTTGGAGATTCTTCTGATGCTGCGGACACTATATTGAAAATGGCAGGATTTAAGCCCTATTTATATGCAAATGATCCTGATTATAATGATACTGATCCGTGGAACAAAAACGGAATTGCTTATACTGGTGGTGATGATGGTGGAGCTGGTGGGAACTATAGTGGTACAGGAAAACTTTCATCTGCTGCCCCAAAGCAAGTTATTGTTAATATAACCAATTTACTCAGTGTACAAACTATTGAATTAATGAAGACACCGGAAGGCAAGTCTCCTGAAATACAAGATTTAAAAGACATGATGGCGCAAGCTTTGATTGATGTGGTTCACGATTTTGATGCGTCATGGAACGGATAACAAAAATAAACTATGATAAATAAACTAAATTTATCCGGATTAAAAGGATTAGCGGCCTCTACTCTTTTGAGTGGAGGTGTTGTTAATCATGGCAGTATATCCGGTTATGTGTCTGATGCTGCCAGACGTGCATTAGGACTTGGATTATCTCAATTTACTGATGGGCAGGTTAATTATCTGTCAGAAGATAAGCATATTTTAAAACGAGCTATAAAACAAAGAACTTGTCAGTTGGCTTACGGAACATTGCGATCCTACCCCAGATTTCTAAAATATTGGGAGCAAAAAGAACGAGATAAATATCTCCAGACACAATCCCAAAGCAGTATTGCAAATAAAAATGGCCAATATTATCAGTTAATCAAAGAACAACAAGCACAAGCTGAAGTAAAAAATTACACTGACACTATAGTTGGCAAAAACATTGTTCCTGATTACTTAGAACTGAGTGTCGATAATGGATCATGGTACTTTGATACAAAAGAGCAAAAATTTAGGAATCATAGTGTTGAGATCAATGGTTTAAACTCTACTAAGTTTGTTGATCTTCAACCAATGGTTCAAGTATCAAGTAAAAATAATGTGTTGTTGACTACAGTTCAAGGCAGAGACTATTCACGTAAAGAATTTATTAGTGGAGGGGATTATGAAATAACCATAAATGGAAAAATAACGAGTAAGTATCCAGACGTTTACCCGGAAGCAGAAGTATCCAAATTTTTGAATTTGATGCAATTTAAAGGTGTTATCAATTGTGATAACACAATCCTTCGTCAGTTCAAAATAACTCAATTGATCGTACTGAATTATTCTCTTCAGCCCCCAACATTCAAGAATATACAGCCATATACACTCTCCTGTATTGCGGTTGAACCGTCTGAGGCCATAGAAGTGAAATTGGCATCTGAAGAAAAAGTAGATGAAGCATTAAAACATACAAACAGATGGATTAAGCTGGTGAAATTTGGAACTGAAGTTGTTGACCCATCCAGTTTGCTAAAAATAACAAAACAATGGCTATAAGCTCTTTAGACATACTTACTTGTAAAATAACTATCGGAGACGCTGATCCCAGTAATCCGATGGTTATTAAAAACCAAATACAATTAACTGAAGTTCTTAATATTGAGATTAATGAATCGTACAAGAGATTGATAGGAACCGCAAAGATCGTATTTCCCAAAGGAACTGTTTTTAAAAGCACTATAATAGGTAATGGCACTATGGAAGGAAAAGATGCTTCACGTATCACCACTGAAATAATGCAGGATGGTGTAATTATCGAAAAAAAGAGTACTCAAAAAGCAATAGATGAAACCACATTCAAGATCGGCCAAAGAATAAATATCAAACTGGGATATAATGGAGACTTGAAAAACATGTTTGATGGATATATTACCGCATATAATTCAGACAGCCAGTTTGAATTACAGTGTGAAAATATGGCGTACAAATTAAAGCTGAAACAGGCTCCTAAATTTGAGACTCCACTATCCGGTACAAAAGTGAATGATGTTTGCGGAGAAAAATATGGGTTATTGAAAGATACTGGATTTGAATTGCATTCAGAAACAAAAAGATTTGATATTCAAATCGGAAAAGTTAAAATCACAGACAACTTCACAGTAGCAGATGTATTGAATGATTGGTCAAAGTATAAAGTATATTGTTTTCTCAAATATGATGAAAATTCACCTGATGACATGCCTAAAATAGCAATAGGAAGACCATATTCTTCATCTTCAAAAAACGAACCTGTTTTTCCGAAAGATAGTGAAAACTCAAAACCATATAAAATATACTTCAGTTATCATGTTGCTCAGAATGAACTTAAAGTATTAAAAGTTGACCCAAAATTTCTTGCTGTAACAGGAAAAGCGTTGGGGGCTGATGAAAAGTTCTTTGAAGTAACTGTTAGACTAAATCCCGAATACGATCCGGCCGATGCGGGTAGTAAGGAGTTTCAAACCATTAATGCAACCCAGATTTCCAAAAAAACACATCGACTTACAGGAAACACTACGGCTACTGGAGCTAATGTCAAAACAAAGGTTGATTTGAGTACATATACAGTAGTCCCTTATATGTCTCCCAATATGAAAATCAACTCAGATAAATTGGTAGAAGAAACAATTGCATATTTCAAAAACTATAATCTTAATGGTATTACCGGAAGTGTGACTCTGTTTGGAGATTTTGGATTAACTACAGCAGTTCAAGTCGAACTAATTGATGATCGTAACCCCAGTAAAAACGGTGTATATCTGGCTGATGAAGTTTCCACCAGTTTTGGGGTAAATGGATACAGGCAAAAAATCACATTACCTTACCGTATAAAAGGAAAGACCACTTATGGAAACAGTAAATAAATCAAATGACAATAAAGAAAGGATGATCCGTGAGGCAATGCGGAAAATCGTTTTAGGTAGAAGCGTTGACAGAATTGATATGGCTCCTTCCGGAACTTCAGGTATCGGAACAGCCAGAATGATACATGGATATGTAGCAAAAATACATGATGATCCAAGCGATGAAGAATATGACGACTACGCTGGAACTATTGACGTTGGTGAATTTCCGGATGAAACTGCATCTTCTGAGCCGATCATTTATAAAGGAGTTCTTCTTTCAGGCATAAAAGATAATTCTGGAGGGTTCCTTATTATCCCCACGTTGTATTCAGATGTAACAATTGTTTCTGATGCAGCAACCAAGTACACTTATGTTCTGAATTTTTCACATGCTGATTTTATTCAATTGAATGCGCATGAAGAGACTGTTATCGGAGCCGCAGAAACAGAAGAGTTTGATCCAGAAGATGCAAACTCCCCTGATTATAACGAACTTGCAAAAACAGGAAATGAAACATTTACTAAATACACGATCTCTGCCATTAATACAGTGGTTCAAAATAAAGATAGGGAAAAGGCTGAAATTAACGTTATCCCTACTCAGATTGAGCAAAAAATTGGCAAATCAGAAATTACTCAAACTGAAGATAAAATTGCAAGCAAAATTGGGAATACGTCTATTTCTCTATCTAATGATAAGGTTTCTTTAGGAGATGAAAATGCAACAGAACCCCTCGTTCTTGGAAATGAACTGGCACAATTAATGTTGGAGTTCTTAACTGAATGTTCTAAGATCACAACACCAACCCTGATGGGAACGATGCCAGCGTTGAACATCCCCAATTTTACGTCATTGACATCCAAGATTCAAAATTTCTTATCCAAAACCTCTTATACTAAATGAGCATTATATTAAATCCTGAAATTGACAAACTTGATAAAAATAGCCTTTGCTATAACATATACATTCAATTATACAACAATTTTTTCAACGCTCAGGACAAAAAAAGTAAAGATAATCCTTTCGGTATTGAAGAAGGGGATCAAACTTCAATCAGATTAAAGAACACTGCATTTAACTTTGCCAGCCCTATTTCAGAGTCTATTGTAGGAAGTGAAGGGGATGAAGGAGGTAGTGGTAGTGGTGGTGTTCTACTTAACTATGTCAAAAGAGGTGGTGATAATATGTCCGGCCTTTTTAGAGCCAATTACGGGTTTGAGGCTGGGATAAATAACACAAGGGTTATTCATATTTCTCAGAGAGATATTTTAGATGAAAACAATCAAGTTATTTCCACTGATAACGAATTTACTGTAAGTGGAAATGTTTATATCGGTAGTAATAGCTTCTATTTGGGTGGTAAGAATGTTTTGGCTTATGACCAACAATCTAAAACGACAAGCATATCCAGTACCACAGTTGATTTTGGAAAATCTAAAATAAAAGGCACTGGAGAAATAATAGTTGGCTTAGATAAATCTTCTGGGGTATATATTACTCCGGAAGTATTACAAATAAAAGGGAACAATGTTTATCACTCAGGGAACGCTAATCTTAAAGACATTGATTGGAACATGCTAAATTCCAATGTTTTTGGGATACTTAATGTAAAAGGAGATACGGTACTTAAAGGTAAACTAACATCTTCTTACGGTGTTGATCTGGGGACTGGAGGAAAAACTATATTATCTATTATTCAAAATGCAGTAAATATTAATGGTTTTATTGCATTTGGTACAGGATATGGCATTAAAATAGATGATCTTCCAGTACTTATAAGATCGAATGAGGATGACATACAGATCAGTTCCACTGGAGGGGATTTACTACTTGGAAATGACAATACCCAAAAGATAAGATTGTTATCCAATGTGGCTGATGCAAATGGAACTAATGTACTATTGACAAAATATGGAGAAGCATTCTTTCCCGGTTCAATTCGTATCAAGCATGATTACGGTGATGATCTAATGTCTTCGTATCGGGTAGATAACAATGATGAAGGACTAACCATACATAAGAAACTTAGATTTGGATCATCAATAGGAGCCTATCTGATCGGAGGAAATAGAAATATTGGGTTTGTTTCATCTATTGACAGGATTAATCCTTCAACATTGGAGACAACAACAAATACATACAAAACGACCATTCAGTATAAACCTTCAACAAGTGTCTATCAAGCTCAAAATAGATATTCCGATACATTAGCTTTTGTTACCGAGTCAGACTTTGTTTCATTCAATAAACCCGTTGAAGCAAATAACTTTATAGGTATTGAGGGGTCTTCAACCAGATTACTGAACAACTCTCTATTCTTTTCCAATAAAAGTTACCTCCACTCCATCGTTGATGGTATAAAACATTATGGAAACGCTTACTTTACAGAAGATTTAAGTTCTGAGAACTTTTCCAGTGGATTTGCAGGTTCCGGATGGGCAATCAGGCAAAATAAAACGACTGGGAATATAACCATAACTTGCGATGAAGCCGTATTCCGGAAAAAGGTACGCATATATGAATTAGAGGTACAAAAGGAAACCGCAACCAATGGATCGCTCTGGATCACAGATTCATGTAGCGGAGATATAGTAGAAAAATTGTAACCAAAAACCAAACTTTAACTATAATGGCATTATTCAGTTATTCTAAATTCAAAGTTAGAATTGACCCTCAATCTAAAAAATCACAAGGACTTCAGGCAGGAGATATAGTCCGAAGACAATATCGAGACGGGGATAGTATCATATATTCATTGATGGCTGTTCTGGAGACGGGAATTGACATACTGTACGATCAGAATAACCAAGAACAGAAATCCCCATATTTCATTGGTGCATTACTGGAAGGTGATGAACCGAAATCTGGGGAACTTTTAGATTTTGTTCGTGTCACCAATCTATTCAACTCAGATCGTAGTGGCGCAATGTATCTGACATCCTCAGATAGTGATTCTCCTTATATGGATGTGGTTGATGGAATGGCCTATGATAATTCATTATGTTATCCGTACATGGATGGTGGAGAATCGGATATTCCTTCTATTAATAAATACGCATGTGTTGGATTTCCCTATCTTGCTTCTGAATATTTTAAATCTAATCTGGATTCATACCGGGTTTTCAGAATTACAAGAAATGCCACACAGAACACAGGGAATGAAACAATTGGTTTCAAACAATCCATAGAAAAACAGCTTCAGAACCCACAAATGGTTGTGGTGTCTTATAAAATTAGAGCTTCCAAACCTATTAACAGGGTAAATGTATCGCTGGGATACGTTGACGGGACTGAGATCGACGGTAGTGACACAATTAATATTAGCGCAGACTGGGAATATAAACTATCGCTTATTGTTGTGGAATTTCCCAAACAATATACAAGAAGTTTATTAATAGATTTGACCTCACACCTTTCAGAGGGAGACTGGTGCGAAATCTCTGATTTAAACATTGTGTTGCTCTCAGACATAGCCAATTTCCCAAAATCCACAAAGTCGAGAATTGGAAAAATAAAAGGGATCATTGATCCTATTTTTGGTAGTATAGATGGTTACGGGGCTTATTTTCAAAAGCTTTATGCAACTAAAGATGTAAATATTGCAGGAACACTTACTGCTGGGGACGAAAATGGATTTGCCTGTACGTTCTATGTCGGAAAGATTCATAAAAACTGCTTGATTAATAGCTTGTACGGTAACTTTTATACACCAGTTGAAGTCTCGACGGAAGAGATTTCTCCAACAGGTATGGGAAACGTATTTGTATTGCCCATTGGTAAAAATGTATTGATCTGTCAAACAAATGATTGGATTGTAAAACATAATAAACAAAAGTATTGCTTTTCTTTTTGGGCTAAAGCAAGTGATCCTACAAATATAGTTGTCACACAAAACGATAACAACAAGTTACAGGATATTTCTATTGAAATTGTAAATGAATGGGTTAGGTACAGCATTCCCTTTGTCACCAAAACTAAAAAAGGAGCAGATTTTACAATCGAAATAACATCTGCTACTCAGTTGTTATTTACTTCACCACAATTAGAAACTGGCGACAAAGCTTCTTTGTATCAGGCCACAGATAGCGTCTTAAATGAAACGGATGCTTATGGTGCATGGTTTTCTCGTGGAGGAATAGGTGGAACGATTCAAAACCCTCTTCTCCGATTGCTTCCAGATGGGTCAATATCATCAAATAACGGATCATTCGTCATTAATCGAGATGGGTCTGGACATTTTTCTGGTGGTGCAATAACTTGGGATGAAAAAGAAGTTATTCTCAAAGAAAATGTAATTCTCAAATGGGATAATTTAGACAAGGAAACACAAGAGAATCTAAAAGGTGAATCCGGATACAGTGTTAATAGCTCTTTGACAAGTTATATTTTTCAAGCAAATAGCTTAGGAATTATCACATCTAACCAATCTGCTACGGCTGAAATTTACGCATACAAAGGGAATAAAGATGTGATCTTCAGCATCGGGGAACTCCCAGTAATAGCCGGTATGACTATTTCTAAAGATGACAACCTAAAAACTATTACATTCAGTGTGTCCGAAGGTGCAGATTCATTGGCAGATAGTGGAAATCTTGAAATCCCAATTTCAGTTGATGGAATGTCATTTAAAATACCTTTTGCATGGTCAAAATCTAAGGCTGGAGCATCTGGGAACGAGTCTGAATCTCTTGATTGGATTGTTGATTGGAACAATAACAAAACTCAGATCAGTGGAAGTTCAGTTATTACCCCTAAAATATTTGCCGGAATAAAAAATGAAGATGATACTTTGTCCGGTGTTGCGATAGGTAATTTTACACTTAGTTCCAAAAATCCCGAAGGAGCTGTTGTTTCTACTACGATCAATGGTATATATGGTTTTAAAGACGGTTACAAAACATTCAGTCTTGATAACAACAAAGGATTCATCGGAGGCTGGGATATTGATATGGATTCGATTCATATCGGCACAAAAAATAACAGCGCTGGAAGTTTTACTCAGGAAAAGAATGCAGTAACTATAGGAAACAGAGGCATTCGGGGATACAGGTGGTTTTTGGACGCAAACGGTGACGCTCAGTTGGGAACCGGAAACGAATTTATCAAGTACGACTCTACTACAGGAAAGATTATATTTAGCGCAGGAGTCAGTCTCAATTGGGTAGGCTCTACTTATATTGATGCTAACGGTATATTTACCGGAACATTATCTGCTAATACTGTTAATGTTTTACGTATAAACGCTTCTCAAATCGTAGCAGGAACAATTAATGCCAGCCGTATTGATACAGATGCCTTAAAAGCGGTCTTGATTACGGCCAGTAATATCGAAGCATTAACACTTGATGTAAGAAAGGGTAAAATTGGTGGCTGGAGTATAGACTCAGACTCTATTTTTACTGGAACCAAAAATAACGAATTTAGACAATTTACATCAGGAATAGTCTACATGACTATAGGTTCCAGAGGTATTCGTGGTTACAAATGGAGGCTTGATTCCGATGGGGCTGGTGCATTAGCTGGAGGCAATATAAGCTGGGATGTATCAGGCAATGTAGAGTTTTCAGACAAAGTTTCTTTATATTGGAAAAATGAAGCTGACAATGCCTATAAGTTGGCAAGCGCAATGGCTGGAAAGATGTTGTATCGTGATCCAACTTTCAAAAATGGGGCGAATGGCATTTCTGTCTATAATAATAGTAGTAATGGAAATGTTGTAATTGAAAGAACCACAGATATAAATCTTCCAAATGATTCAGGATACAAATTAAAAATAACAACTAAAGGAGATGCAAGTCCAAGTTTAGGAGGTTTTTTCTTTGCAACCAAAGCTCGTGCAAGTGCGGTATTTGTGACAAGATTTATAGCATGGATTCCTGTAGGATACACATTAGATTTCGCCACCAATGACATCGGAATTGGGCGTTACACCAAGTGGCTAACTTCTAATATTGGTACTGGAAACTGGGAAGAGTACGCATTTTATGTAAAATGTGGTGCGAGTGGGAATTTCACCACTACGAACTTTTTCAATTTAAAAGATGGAAATGCACCCATTACTTGGTATTTGGCCTACGCTACTGTGTTTGAAGTTTCAAATATTGAAGGCTCCACCACGACCATTAATGGAGATGGTATCTACACAGGATCATTAAATGCGAACCAAATTACAGCCGGAACAATAAGCGCAGATCGAATTGCAGCAAACTCTTTGCATGGAAACAAAATAACTGCAAGAACAATCTCAGCAGATCGAATTGTAGCTGGAGCCATCACCGCAAACGAGATTGCATCACGCACAATAACTGCTGCTAAAATTGCAGCCGGAACTATTACGGCCAGTGAGATAAACACAGCCAGTATTCAAGCCAGCGTAGTTACAGCAGGTGCGATTAACGGTTTGACTTGTACATTTGTGCGTGGTTCTATTGGCGGGTGGAATATTAATTCTACCCAAATATACAAAAACAGCGTTTATCTTAGTTCCGATGGCTCTATAACAAACGGTAGTAAATGGCAATTAAACAACAATGGCAGTGGTAGGTTAGCAAATGGAAACATTAGCTGGGATGCTTCAGGCAATGTGATGTTTGGATCAAATGTTACTATGCAATGGGAAGCAAGGTCACAAACCACTATTGATGCCAGAAGTTTAGATGTAAATAAATATTATCCTGTGTGTATTGGTTTACCTACCAGAAAAACCGTCCAATTACAAATTGGCTACGCTTTAGAGGGAGTTAAGCCATCATGGGCAACACATACAGGGGGGTATTCTGTTCTTGTAAAATGGACATCTAATGGTTCCGGTTGGGGAACACAGTACGTTGACAGGCGGATAATTACAGCTACACAAAGTTTTTGTAGTGGAAATGTTGTGGGTAATATAGGACAGATAACGGAAGCTTCACAAGAATATATTTATGTTAGAGGTGGTGGGCTATATTATTTTGAAGTAATAGGAACCGAAGCAAAACCAACATTATACCCATCTGGAGCAAGTTGGTATGATAGACCTGTAAATCCTGTTACTTCCGTTACTTTCCCCAAAGTATCACTTGATGCTGTCAGTGAAGTAGCTAATAATACACAAAATGCACTTGGTGGTGCTTCTTATCCGAAGCTTACCCAGATTACATCTACTGGTATATATACCGGAAGTATTAGTGCAAGTCAAATTACTGCTGGTACGATAAGTGCTGATCGGATTGCTGTAAATTCTCTACACGGCAATAGAATAACAGCTCGTACCATCTCTGCTGATCGTATAGTTGCAGGAGCCATTACTGCTACAGAAATTGCGGGTAATACCATCACAGCATCTAAGATTGCTGCCAGAACAATTACAGCAGACAGAATCGCTACTGGGGTTATAACTGCTAATGAAATAGCAGGTGGAACAATTACCGCAGCTAAGATCGCTGCTCGTACAATAACGGCTGATAGGATCGTATCTGGAGCCATCACCGCAAACGAGATTGCGTCCAGAACCATTACGGCTGCCAAAATTGCGGCAGGAACAATTACGGCTACAGAAATTAATGTATCCAGCATACAAGCAAGTGTGGTTACAGCAGGGGTGGTCAATGGCTTGACTTGTACATTTGATAAAGGAACCATAGGAGGATTTACTATTTATGGACACAAAATAACAGCATCAGAATCAAATAATGGATCAGGAACACCCCATTATATTGAGATACACAAAACAGGGTATATTTGTAATGCAAGAACCTCAGACAGTAAAGACTTTTGGGCTTTAAATAGGGACGGTTCTGCCGATTTTGGATTAGGCAAAATACATTTTGGAGCAAATGGAGATGGCTGGTTAGCTAATAAAAATATCACTTGGGATACAAATGGTAGTATCTCAATGACCGGAACAATCACCGCAACATCCGGACGAATTGCTGGTTTCAACATCAGCGGTAATTCGCTCGTTAATAGCACATCTACAGCAAGTATTATACTAAATAACTTGGCGGGACAATCGTTTGTAAGAATAAACGAAAACACCTCTTCTGCACTAATCGGAATTAGGACTGATGTATCAAACCGAACCGGGTTAAGCATACAAACCTATGCTTCTGGAGCTACTGGTCTATATATCATCAATAACTCAGGTGGAGCCGCAGCTATTAAGAGTTATGGTAGTGCATTATTAGAAGCAAGAGGGGGAGAATCTATACATATCAAAGGACTACGTGTTAATGTTAGAAGAATTGCAGCAAATGGAAGCATAAATACTAACGATGACTTGATTATTTTTTCAAATAGTGTAGCAATCACAGTATCTATGCCAACCACATCTGTGTCTGGAAAAATCATATACACAAAAAAAGTCACAACAGGTAGAGATGTAACTTTAACAGGAAGATTTAGGCATTCAAATACAAATGGAACAAGAACCAATTTTACAATAAACAATGAAAATTCATTCATGTTTATTCTTGACGATCAAGGATATTGGATACACTATTTCTGTGGATAATTTATATCTCAATATTATCTTTTATTATACTGACAAACCAATCATCTTATAAATCATTATTCATTAAATAAACAACTATCAACAAAAAATTATGGAAATCATGTCGAAAAACTTGGTTGTAACAGCAACCGAAACAACACAGAACGCAAATTACAAAATTGAATGTAGTGGAGAAAATGGAGTTATTGATCGTATTACCGTAAATATTCACAAGAAAAATTCAGATGAAGAATATATTGGAAATATAAACTTAGAACATGATAGTCTAAGTTGTTCTATTAATAGTAAAGATCAAAATTACATTAGTTATTTTTCTGATTTCAGCAACATCGTTGATAAATTAAAGATTGAAATGTCTAAAAACGATAATAGTTCCAGTTCTGGGGGTAATGGGGATGGCGGCATTGTTGATGACCCAACAGCATAATTCCAAGTGGGGGTATAAACCAAAATACCACTACTTCCCTATTCTTTATAAAAACCAAAACATTAGAAATATAATTAAGCATGGAACTATTAATTAAAGACAGACTTTACATTCCTACATTTCTCCCGAAGGAGAATAATTTTAAACAATTTAATTTGAAAAAGGAAATTCTCAGAAAGGTGGCTATTTCCGATGAAGAACGTGAAGAAGTTGGACTAAAACAAATCGCAGATGAAAATAGGATTGAATGGAATGTAAACAAAGACACTCCCCTTGTTGTGGATTTCTCTAACGACGAACTTGAATACCTTAAATCAGCCTGTGAACAGATTTCAGACGAGCAGCTTCCAGATGATGTATGGGCAACTATCGAAAAGGTGTATAACGCTGTAGTCGAATAAGAAAAACAATTAAAGAAAGCGTACTCTAATCTTTAGTAAAGAGTGCAAAATCAATCCCCAATCACTCTAACTGATTGGGGATTTTTTTATTAATAATCAAACTATTATGGCGAGACAAGATATAAATGTTGATGCTGTATATGGAGAACTCAATACCACAGATAATTTAACCAGTAAAACAATATATTCATTTATTTTTCTGGGGGAAGTTGATGGGAAGAACAATGACGATTACTGTTATGCTGAAATCACAGTTCCACCCAATTTTGAAATGCGATATAAAGATGACAATGGTATTCACGTAAAAATCCCATATACTCCAGAATTTAAAGAATTGATGGTACGTTTACGGATAGAGGATGGAACAGACCATATAGAGTATGTTTTGAACAAATCCAACAACATGATTTGGTATCCGGTTTATTCAAAAAATAAATCAACTATAAAGATTGCGGAGTTCAGAAGCCTAAATGAAAACTATGACTTCAATCTTATTCTCAGGGACGGATACATGGAGTTGTTTAGCGGCCATGAAACAGACTTAATCATTAAAGCCTCAATGGGGCAGAATGAGTCTTTTCTATTGAAAGCCTCAGCAGGTAGTTTATATCAATACCCGACTACAGGAGTTGGGCTACTTGATTATCTCCATGCCAATTTTGAAAATACAGGATTGGCTCAAAAGCTTCAAAGTGAATTTATCAATGACAAGATGATTATTGATAACGCATACATGGATTCAACAACCGGAGAACTCCACCTAAACGTAAGAGAAAAAGATGGGTAGATATATAACCACACATGGGCAAAACCTTTATGATGTAGCTTTACACATATATGGATCAATTGAAGGTATCGTTGATCTGATGATGAATAATACAACATTATCTCTCAATGATAATCTGAAGGCTGGAACTGAGTTGCTTTATACGGACAACTTCATTATAAATTCAGACACCGCATATTACCTAAAAAATAATAAGATTACCCCTGCTAACGGAGAACAGAGCATCTATTTCAAATCCTCACAAAAACCGAAAATATTAGAGATATATACTGGAAACAGAGAAACTTCAGTTGGACTATCAATATCCGGCTCCGGTATTATAGAGGTTGACTGGGGAGATAATACAGATATTCAGACAATCGTGTTATCAGAAACATTCGGTAATGTTATTCATACATTTGACAATAGTATTGGGGGGAAAAGGAAGATTGTTATATATGGAGATGGGATTGAGATCAAGAAGATCGACTTCAGTAAATTGAAAGCAACTGAAATATATCTTCTCAGGCCAATATATATGGAAAGATTAATCATACAAGAAAACACACTTTCTGTAGATTTTATCTCTTTAGTAGATGGAGTATTTGACATAGACTTGTCTTTCGTTACTACAGGGAGTCTTCTTCCTCTATTGAAATGTAAACAGCTAATGAAATTGGTTTTATCAGGAGCCAACATCCGGCAGACCACTATTGATGATTACCTGATACATTTAGTAAAGCAATATCACGAAAGAAGAAACTGCTCTATAGTTCTTACGACAGAACCTTCAGGTACATTTCAGGAACCGAAACGGGATTCAGACAACAACTACATTATTACTTCTGGAATGGAAGCTATTTGGGTCTTGACTCACGAGATCGCATGGAATGAATATGGATCATGGGAATTTATCATAAAAGACAGATTATATACTTATGTGAAACCCGGCAGTGAATACATCCAGATAACCCCCGAAAAGCTTGACTGGAAGAACCCGGAAATAGGAAAAGAGCAATCAATGAGAGTTCAAAGCAATAAAGATTGGGGATTTACAGACATACAATTTCAAGAACTATTATAAAAAACATGGCAACAGCAGCATTAAAAATAGGTAAATTTGAAGTAGCTCAACAAAATGGGCAAGCCGGATCACAAATCGTCGGTGTAAAATACATAGAACAACATACTGGAAGAGGAAAATATATGAAACAATTGCGTGCCAATGCCGGAACTGAGAGCGCAATTGCTACTTATGAAGTGGAGGGAAAACCAGTTTTCCTTACTCTTGATACAGACATGACAGAGATCACATACAATACCGTTCAGACTATCATTAATGGTGTTAGTAATGCTGAAAAATTCCGGATAAGTACCGTAGATGGGAAAAACATACTTCTTAAAGCAAATACAGGGTACTCCGTAAATCAAAACGAAGGGGTATTTACTGAAGGGTTTGGGATACTAAGTCAAGGGACATTTGCCATCTTGGTTGAATTTGCAATAAATTCAACATCTACTATTGTAGAGTATCCGGTTACAATAGAAATATGGGATGGTCTTGCGTGGGTTAACGCTGGAACATTCAGAATAAAACAATCGTCTTCTGATGCGAGTGTTAATTTCGTAATAACCCCTACTACATTATCTAAAATCGTAAAAACAGGAGAAACGAAAGCGATAAGTATAGAATCCAATATTGACTTTAATATTACCAAACAAGGAGGTAACGATACATCATGGGTTACTCTTAGTGCTTCTGCTGGTAAAGCAGGAACAACAGAAGTCAATATTACAATTTCTGCACAAAATATTGGAAGCCCAGAACGAAACCTTACCCTCGTGTTCAAAAATATGGTTTCAAATTCCGTTATCGGTCAATTAACCATAACTCAGGCTGAAGGAGACGCATATTCAATTAGTTGGGAGCATGATACCGTTTCATTTGAAAATAGCGAACTGAATATTATTAAGAATAATAATTTGACAGCCAATGCAGATTGGTATCTGGAGGAAGTCGTATAATGGAATTAGATTGGCTAAAAGTAGAACCGCAAAATGGAAATTCTGGAGTTCATGGGATAAAACTCAGTGTTCTGTCAGAAAACGAAGGTATTGATAGAGAGAAAACTATCCGATCTGTCTGTGGTGGTGTATCGTCCACTACAAAGGTCAGACAATCCGGTAAACGTGAAATATTTAAAGTATCTGATGGTGACTTTATTTTATCTGATGGTGAAACCCTAAATGTGTTGAAATAGACATGAACAGTAAATACTCAGGACAACAAGTAGAGGCAATTTTAGATAAAGCAAATGCAGGAGCATCTACTAAAATAATACAATTACCTGATGAAGTTTTTAATTTAGTGGGAACCACATCAGAAGATAGTGCGGCTATACTGCAAGCATTTGGTAGCAAAGAAGCAATGATTAAGTTGGTTCAACAAATTAGTGATGCGGACATAGTATGTATAAAACCAAGTGAAGGTGCAAGTGGTGGTGCAAGTGGTTATTTGAACTCTTTGATTACCAGTGTGGAGTTTACAGACAATGATAATTTTCAAGTTATATTACTTTTTTCACTCCCTTCAGCATGTGTGACTTTTATTACATTTGCTTTTGGCTTTAATGCGGGAAATGCAGCAATAATGTCTATAAATTCAAGTTCAATACCAGATGAATTAGCAGGGGCTATTCTGACTAAAGATGATATAGTAAATAATTTAACATCTACAAGTACACGAGTCCCCTTATCAGCAGCACAGGGTAAAATTCTGAATGAAAAAATTGAATCTATGTCCGGAGGTGGCGGTTCTGGTGGTGCTTATCAATTACCTTTTATGGTATCAACACTAACCAAAAATTCCACACATCAAGAAATACAAGATGCTTTCGATAATAAATATGATGATTTTATTCAAGCCGTTAAAGTAGGTAGAGCAATTATCCTATCAGGAAATATGATGGAAGCATTTTATTTTAATATACCCATTTCTGCATCAATTCTGAATGACGATAATACCGAATGTGCAATAATATCTTATATTGTTGCAGGATATAATGCCTCTTATCACACTATAGGTGCTGAATCACTATATATAAATAAGCAAAAAACATCAGGAACTTTATCTGTGGAATATGCCACAAGAGCAAGCATTAGTAATAGCTAATATATAAACACAACTATGAGCAGAACTATTAATGAAATATACAAACAGGCCGTAGAGGAAAGAAACAAAAGACTGGAACTCCATGAATTTAAAAGTGATTCCAAAATGTCAATACTAAATGGGATCACGTGGGCGTTCTCAGCAGTAATATATAGCTTTGAAACTTTATTGGATGTATTTGCAGTAGATATTTCTACAGCTATCAATAACAGGGTAAATGGAACCCCGGTGTATTACGCTAATGCCCTTCTACAATATCAAAAGGGGGATACATTGACTGTAAGGGAAGACGGTTTGGCCTTCGGATATACCACTATTGATGAAACTAAAAGAATTATCACTCAGGTGTCATATTCAGAAAGCAGCAGTGATGTAAATTTGGACAATAAACTAATAATGAAAGTTGCCACTGGAGCAAAAGGGAATCTATCATCTATTTTACCAGAAGATCTTGTAATGATAAATTCATATATAAACCAAATCAAATTTGCCGGAACAAGAATAGAAGTTACGAGTCAAGAGGGTGATGTTCTAATACCCAAAGTTACAGTTTATTATGATGGTGCAATTATGGAATCTGAACTTTATGATGGCATTGATGAAAAACTGAATGACTACATAATGAACATTGAGTTTGATTCCAGCATATACGTATCTAAGATCATTGATGCTATTAAGAAAGTCGATCATGTAACAGACGTATATATTGATACAGAAGCAAATCCAGAACAGGGGATATTCCTTGCGTGCTATGATAGTGATGGCCACATAATGACTCCTAAAAAAGTATCCCGGATGACACATACAAGCTCAGGCTATATTAAGGAATCTTCTGGAAAGGGAGAAGAATTGAATATTCCCAACTTTAGACAATCAATAAAACTAATCGTTGATAACGGATGCGATACAAGTTGCCTACAGAGAGGTTGATAAATCAACTTGTTCCCAGATTTTTAACTGGACGCAAGTACATCCTCTTTTTACAGAGCTTAGTGTCCCCTCTTCAAACCCTAAATGATAAATTTGTTGAGTTTGCAAAGGAGAAACATATAGAAGCTCGAATGACAAGTCAAGTGATTTACTTTGAGTGGTATCTTAATCACAAGTTTGGGAAATATATCACTGATCCCAGAGATAAAATATATATTAGTGGAAGTCGGACTATCGGGGTTGATTTATACCACGAATCAGCCAAATATGGCCGTCCATTTACAATCTGGAAAAATCTGGAAGAAGCTGCAACCGTAACTAATCCGGAAGAATTACCACGAGAGTTTTATTATATCAGTGAAGAAAAAGCCATAAACAAAGTAAGCTTTATGGTATGTGTTCCTCCCATCAATATACCCCAAAAGGAATTTGTGTATATGTTATCATTCGTGGTAAACACATACAAAGTGGCCGGAAAAACATATCTAATTAAAATTGATACTGAAGAAGTAAAACCAAATAATTTGTTAAATAATAACCACAATACCTACTAATGAAAGAATATGTATCAGAAACAGGTGGTAGATATACCTACACCGATGATATTTTAAACCTTCAAGAACTGGCACTAAGTATGACATCTATATTTAGTGCTTGTTCAAATTTCATTATTGCCGGATGTGAAGTAGCTGGAAATGAAATTTCAGAAGGATACGTCTGGATAAATGGAAAAGTGAGAGCATTTGAAGGTTGTAAGAATGCGGTATTCCCGTACTACATATATGAAAAGAACACAAGTGACTCTGTTACTTATGCAAACGAAGTCAATAAGAGGGGGCGTGATAATTACCTTTGTATAGGAAGTTCTACCAAACCGACTTTACCGGACGAACTTACCAAATCTGTTCCCCAATTTATTGAAGTTGGAGCCGACTATTCCCCACGCTTAATAGATAAGTTCTTTGGGAAATATGCCCTATTGCTGGATACCCCGTTTTCAAAACAAACCGTAAAAAAGGACTTGGTGTTATCCGGAAATATTTCTGTAGAAAAGAACATTGAGTCCAAAACAGCCATATCTATTATGAATCCAGAAAACGGATATTCTTTAAAGAATGTAGTAAAAGCAAGCGGTGATGGATCAGTTGGATTGTATCTAAATGGACTTTTAGTTAACGAGATAATAATCAATACGGATGGGTCATTTAGCTTTGTCAAGCAAGACAAAGTAATAGCTAAGATCAGCGATGGCAATGTTGAATTTGTAGCTCTTTCAAGTTCGTCAATAAAAGCCGGATCAATACTTATTTCAGAAAATCGCCTTGCAAATATCTCAGATAATACAGACAGTGGTTCTATTGATATAAACGCATCTGGGTTTGAAGATGGGCTTACCAGATTCAGAAACTTCAATGTATTCGATGGTAAGCAAAAAAAATCAGCAATACTCCAGATTATCGGAAAAACCGGAGAGGCAATTATCAATGGCATATTCAAGACAAAGACAGCCGGAACCGGAATTACTTTGTCTAACACCAATCATCTTAAATCTGATCCTCTTCTAACTAATGCTATTATTTGGGAAGACAGTGCTATCGAAAAAATTGCTGTAGTAGGATACGATACTAACAACTCATTTGATTTCAGTATCAAAAATCTAATAGGTAATATTATTATTTCTCCCAAAGAATATGTCAATATTATCGGAGATTTAAAAATCAATGGAGTTAGTGTTGACACTACCTATGTATCTGAGACTAAATTCACAGAAGCATTAAAAAAGAAAGTGGATGTAGTTCAAGGAAAACAATTGTCCACTGAAGATTTCACATCCGATTACAAGAAAAAACTCGATCAAATATCTTCCGGTAATCTGGAGGGTGGCGGTAATGGATTTGTTTCTGCTTCTGATGTAAATGAAGCACTCAAAAAAAAGTTGACAGTATCCAGTAATCTATCGGATGTTTCAGATAAAGGTGCTGCAAGAACTAATCTTGAAGTATATTCTAAAAGTGAAACAGATAGAACATACCTAAAGATTTCTAATAAACTTTCAGAATTAGTATCACTCACTGCTGATGAAATAAACGGCCTTACCCCAGAACAAGCGGCAAGCCTCAAAGCACAAAAGCAAGAGGCGATACGTAATAATATTGATGCCGAAAAGAAAGGCGTAGGGACGCTCAAATTGGATAAATCCAAGAATCTGTCAGACCTAAGCGACAAGGGCACTGCACGAAAAAATATTTCCGTTTATTCTACCACGGAAATTGATAACCTGCTCTCTAAAAAGCTGGATTCAGACAAGGCTTATAATGGAGCCGATTTTACTGAGGAAATGAAAGATAAGCTGAACAATATTAAAGGGGGTAGTTTTGCTTATACTGATGCCGATGGAACATCACATGCACAGGTTGAAGGATTTGTTTCAACCAGTCAAGTAGTTAAAGAGCTAAATAAAAAGGCCAATATCTTGCTTGATGGATATAATTCTTCTCAGAAGGAAACAATAGCATCTAACATTGGGGTTTATTCAATTTCTGGAGCAGACAAGAAATTTGCGGCTTTATCCACGTCATTTCAGGATTATATTACATATTTGATCCAACAGGGTAACTCTGAAGCTAACGCCAAGAAAGTGCTTCGGGACAAACTGGATTGCCCAAGTAAAAGTGACGTATCCAGTAACTATATTAGAAAAGACGGAAAACTATCTGATCTTTCGTTGCCCAATGCAGATGCAAAAAAACTCGCATGTTCCGCCATTGGCGCAGCATACGCAAATGATTATCAAACAAAGATCAGTGATACTGGATGGCTACAGATGGGTAACTCAGGAAACTCTACTGACACAAAAAACCTATTTGTTAGACAGATAGGGAATATAGTTTGTATTCAGGGAACAGTCAACACATCAAAAAGAGACGGGGACACGGTGGCAATATTGCCAAATCAAATACAGGCTCCTAAATATTCAGTAAAACACAGTGTGCCTTCTGATTTTAATGATGATGTCAAATATAATAGAGGATCATCATTCACTATTCATGGGAACACAAGAAAGATAGTAATCCAAGAGTCTGGGAACTATAATGCAGACGTAGTAGTTAATTTCACATACATGGTATAATATGAAGAAAATAAACATTTACAATGACCTTAGAAGCAGAGCTGAAATCTCTGCTTCTACCCACACATCCCCCCCTATCATAACTGAGGTATTAAACAAAACAGTAGAGACAGAAAATGCCATTAGCACGGAAGATAAAGAATGTCAGACAGACAAAGCAACCGAAGAAACAGGCTATAAAAAGAAGAAAGCAGGACGGAAGGCCAAAGGGAACATTCAAGAAGTTTAAGTTTGAAGAAACAAAATTGGGGTTTCTACTAAAATATGAAACCCCACTTGAATACGATCTAATAATCAACTCTATCCCCACTCACCCCTTTCCTGAACCACCAATAGAAGTTATTGAGATAGTCACTAAAGCATCCAAAGACCCCACTTTCAAAAAAGAAAAATTCTTCCGGTATTTGGAAGAATATCGGAAGAACGGCCTCTGTTGTAGAAGAGCAAAGAAACTGACCACAGAACGAATGGTGTATTATGAATCTATTCGTGACAAAAAAATGGAATTGTTTATTAAGCGTAATAAGCAACGTATCAATAATATGAAGAAAAAATATGGTATAAAATAGGAGCTAATTAAAAAATTAGTTCCTATTTTTGCTTAATAATATTTGCCTAATTTGTTTATATGTAGTATGTTTGCAGTCGTTAAAACTCAAAGAGAAACCAAAACTTATGAACCAAAACTTTACAATTTCAGTCCACAAATTGACTGATGAAGAACTTATGCGAAAGGCTTGTGAAATGACATTCTTAGGTACAAGCAAACAATCCCTTCTTAGTATGTATAAGTCAGAACACTCCCCGGTAAGAACGCAAATATTCTGGATAGAGTGCAATAATATTCCCCTATTTGTATCAACCCATTTACTTCGACATCATGTTGGTTCCATACCTTATCAGCTTACTTGTAGAAATGATAGAAAAGGTGGGAATCCGGGACTTGTTCAAAAATTGGATGAAATTAAAGAAAGAATGAACTGTATTGTCGATGAAGTCCAGTCTGGCCGATCTGATTATGCAGACCTTGTTGTTTCCGAAATCCAAGATGAACTTACTTTCCTACAAAATAACTCAGATCGCTATACTCCGGTAAATTTGGGATTACTGATAAATTCTCAGTCGCTTATTGATATGGCAAAGCTCCGACTTTGCAAACAGGCACATAAAGAAACAATCGAAGTATTTACAACCATAAAGGATGAAATATCTAAAAACGATCCAGAGCTGGCTAAAATGATGGTGAAAAAATGTGTGTACCGGAATGGATTATGTGGCGAATCAAAGTGCTGTGGTTATAATAGAACTCAGAAATTCTCTGAAGAACTTTTTGAATATTTGGGCAACTTCCCTCTTGAAAAACAAGTAGGGATAAGCTCCGGAAATGTCTTTAATAATTTTACCGAACTTAGATAAATCTATAAACCAAAAATTAACTAATGTATTACGTTAAAAAGAAAGATGGAAGAGAGGTTCCATTCGACCCAAACAAGATTATATCTGCTGTGACCAAAAGTGCGGAGAGGGTAATGGTTATTTTCACTGATAAAGATCACAACAAGATTATTCAGCTTATACAAAGTAGATTATCCAATAGAGACCAATCTGTTGATGTACCGACAATGCACAAATTGGTGGAAATGGCATTGGATGAAGTCAATCCTTCCGTCGCTCAATCATATCGTAGTTACCGGAACTACAAGCAAAACTTTGTAGGTATAGTCGATAAGGTACATAGAGATATGAATGCAGTGGCATATCGAGGCGATAAATCAAACAGTAATACGGACAGTAAGCTGGTTACTACCCAAAGAAGCATTGGATATGGGAAACTTAATGACGAGCTATATAAGCAATTCTTTTTGAATCCTGATGAACGACAAGCTGCTAAAGATGGGTATATCTATATCCATGATAGATCAGCCAGACTGGATACGATGAACTGTGTTTTGTTGGATATAAAAACAATCTTTGAGGGCGGTTTTGAAATGGGAAATTTGCCTTATACCGATCCTCACACTGTAGACGTTGCTTGTGACATTTTGGGGGATGTCATAATGGCTGCTGCATCCAGCCAATATGGTGGACTATCAGTTCGTGTTGATGATTTTTTAGCACCATACTGTCAAAAATCATTTGATAAGTATTACAAAAAGTACTTCGATATGATTGAAGATATGTGTGGAATGGAAGCGTCGAAAGAGGATGTTATTAAATATGCCACAAAAGATGTAATCCGAGAATTGGAACAGGGATTACAAGGTTTGGAAATCAAACTTAATTCTGTTGCTTCATCAAGAGGTGATTATCCCTTTGTCAGCTTCGCTTTTGGTCTTGATACAAGCCATTGGGGACGTATAGTTTCAGAGACAGCATTAAGAGTTCGTATGGGTGGACAAGGTAAAGAAGGATTTAAACGCCCAGTACTTTTCCCTAAATTAATTTTCCTGTATGATGAGAACTTACATGGTTCTGGTGGAGAATTGGAAAAATTGTTCAATGTTGCCATTGAATGTTCCAGCAAAGCAATGTATCCAGACTTTTTATCTCTTACAGGTGAAGGTTATGTTCCTTCCATATATAAGAAATATGGAAAAGTTATATATCCAATGGGATGTCGGGCATTTCTCAGTCCGTGGTACGAAAGAGGTGGTATAAACCCAGCAGATGAAAATGATGTTCCGGTATTTACAGGACGGTTCAATGTTGGAGCTATTACATTAAACTTAATTATGATTTTAGCAAAAGCAAGAGAGGAAGGTAAGGATTTCTATGAAGTTCTGGATTACTATCTTGAAATGATCCGGAAGCTTCATTTGAGAACTTATGACTATCTGGGTAACAAACAAGCCTCAATATCTCCCATCACCTATTGTGAAGGCGGCTTTTATGGTGGGCATTTGAATCCAAGTGATAAGATCGCCCCTGTATTGAAGTCGGCTACTGCAAGTTTCGGCATAACCGGATTAAACGAACTAAATGTTCTCTATAATGGTAAAACTATTGCTGAAGACGGACAGTTCCCGTTGGAGGTCATGGAATATATAAACAGGAAGGTATCTGAGTTCAAAGAAAAGGATCAGCGTCTTTATGCTATCTATGGTACTCCGGCAGAAAGTTTATGTGGCCTTCAGATCGAACAATTCAGAGCTAAATATGGAATTATAGATGGCGTATCCAGCCGATCATACACAACAAACTCCTTTCATTGCTGGGTTGGAGAAGATATTGACCCAATACAGAAACAGGATATAGAGTATAAGTTCTGGAATCTGTTCAATGGGGGAAAAATCCAATATGTCCGGTATCCGATTGACTATAATATCGAAGCCATGAAAACTCTGGTAAGAAGAGCTATGAAACTCGGTTACTACGAAGGGATCAATATGGCTCTCAGCTATTGTAATGATTGTGGTCATCAAGAGCTTAATATGGAAGTATGCCCGATATGTGGAAGTAAGAACCTTACTAAAATTGATCGAATGAACGGATATTTGAGCTATAGTCGTGTAAAGGGTGACACTATGCTTAATGAAGCAAAAATGGCCGAAATAAGAGATCGTAAATCTATGTAATTACCAAACTACCCCAGCATCACATACTGCAATAGCCAGTAAATGAGGCTATGCCCTTGTGATATGGGGTAGTAAAATCAAACGTATATGAATTTATTAGAGCATTATGTAACTGAGATTATAGGCAAACCATATCATCACGATTATGGAAGTGGAAAATATAGGTGGTGGCTGAAGGTAAAAGCTACTTGTTATGGACAAGAATGTACTTCAACTCTTATGTTTGATACTGAGGAAGAAGCTCTCAAAATAGAAATAGGTCACATGTATTTATCTTAATAATGAATTTGAGTATGAATAAGAAAGAAGAATTATTACAACAATTGGAAGAAATTGAAAATCAAGAGCGAGAGCAATTGATTAAAATTGAATACCCTAAGTTTAAACAACTAATCGGGAAATGTTTCAAATTTAAAACATCATATAGTTGCCCGGAGAAAAAATCAGACTATTGGTATGTATATTCTAAGATTGTGTCTATAAGACCTGATGATTTATATTTAGGTGGAGCATCTGCTGATAAAGTATTGGCCAGATGTAAAACAATAACTTTTCAAAAAAAACAAATATGGCTCAATTAGCATCAATCCTAATAATGATACATACGTTCATTGCATTGGAGAAGAAATAAGCATAGATGAATTTAATAAAGAGTTTGAGAATATTATTAGTATAGTTAATAGATTAAAACAACAAGGAATAAATATGAAAATAAGAAACAATGATTTGTCAGACAGACGTATTGACATTGATATAGCAGAAGGAGTTTCAATCCACCTATATAAATGCGAGTATGACGAGCTTATCAAGCTCCTTTTGCCTGATATGGAACAAGAGATAAAGAATGCTTATTCTCTCCAACATAAGACTATGAAACAACGTCAGGAATGCTGGGAAATGGTAAAGGAAATTCGAGAATTATTCTACGAGTGTTCCGATGAAGAGTTCTGCATTCGGAAAAGTATGGATGAAATAGATGAGAGTAAATTAGTTGAAGTATTGGAAAAATACCACAAACTATTAGAATTTGTTTAATTCAACACAATTTAAAAATGAATAAGAATATATCTTTTATCTATGAGCAACCCAAAGTTGTTGCCCAATTAGTGCATGAACCAACCAAATCCATCATTCCTGTTTTCAAACCTATGAATTGGATACAACGCAGGATGATAAAGTGGTGTTTCGGTCTTAAATATCAAAAATGTTAACTGATAACAATATAGATATGAGTGAATCCATTGAGAAATATTTAGGGGTTGGACAACTTAGTTCCATACCTACAAAGCAAGCTCTTATTTTCCAAAAGATATATGACACATATCACGGAGTAGGAGAAGATGATACCATGTTATTGACAGCAATAGATGTGTATAAACGCTTATATCCGAAAATAAGTAGTTTGTCACATGAACAGCAGCTTGATATTGTTCATGAATCCACTATGATTGCTTACGATGCCAGAACAAAGGCATTTGAGCACATGATTAATTATAATCCAAATAACGAATAATCAAATCAAAAAGGAGATAAAATAATGAATAAGATAGAATTACAAGAAGATTACAAGTATGAATTTGCAGATATGACTATTATCGCTACTACGGATTCAGACTTTAACCCAATATTGAAAATTTCTACTTATGAAGGAAACGTTATCGTTCTTCCTTCTCAAAGAGATAAAGTAATAGTAAAATCAACAATTGATAAATAACCGAACAGAAAGGAATCAAATTATGGAAAAGATGTATGTTGTAAGAAAGAGGAATGGAATACTTAATCTGTTCATCGGTGGCCATGCAATAAAATTACCTAATACATGGGGATTCACTGACGGTGCAATTGTTGTTCGTTTGGATAAAGAAGATTTTCCCAATGTGAAATGGGAAGATGATGAGCCGACGGAAGTTTTACTTGTCCAAAAGAAAAATAAATTCAAAGAATAATCCTCAAATCCAGTATAGAAATGAACAAAAGGAAAGAACTATTAATAGAAGCTTTGGATAAGGACAAAAAATCTTATCTATCAGGAGAACTTCGTCCTATACTTAGATATAGAAGAAGCAATTATGATAGCGTAAAGGGGTATTCATGGATTGATTTTTATTTGAATGATTCCCCGGTTCCACTGTTTTGTACTAAAACTTATAAAGAAGATTGGCACGCATTTTCAGAAGGGATACTTGATGAAATGCAGAAAGTGGCAATGAAATGGAAAACAATGAATAGCTAATAACGGAAAAGTAATGAATACATTATACGATCAAGCCAAAGAGCTAACATGCGTTTTGCAACGAAAAGGGCTTTTTATAAACGAAAGATGGGGCTATGTGCTTTGCAGTGGAAATACATTAATGGGACACCCATTAATAGTTGTTATTGATTTAGTGAAAGAGATAGCACGCTTTGAAGTAAAAGTACGATGTAATGATAAATTATATACGGTAGTTGCATCGTTATATTATACAGGTATTCCGAATCTCGAAGCGGCTGTAAATTGCGTAATAGAACGTTTAATATCAGAGATTAAAAAAATAAAGAAATGAAAGCAATAGTAAAATCAACTGGATACATCGTTGAAATTATCGACCTCCCCAATAGCATAGAAGATGTAGAAGTATTGGTGGATGGCCATTTATACCAATATATGCCTCTATCCGATCTCCAGATTATAAAAGAACGTTCTAAAAACAGAACGCTGTTGATCTACAACCCTATCGAAGAGCCTCTAAAATACGCAATATTGGAAGGTGACTATTCCAGCATAAATGGCGTGTGTATTAATGCCTGTGATGAAAATGAAGATAAAATCAAGATGGCATGTTCCCTATTGTTCGATGATGAAGGCAATTATTTGATTGACCTTTCAGAAGATGTGACCTTAATGGAGTCTAAAAACTGGGATAAAGTAGCGATTGTGACATTCTTGCCATAAAAATCATACGTCTAATGATCCATATTGGTTAGAAAAACATTATTTTTGTACAGTAACTCACAAAATAGGGAGAATATGAATTTTATTAATAAAGACAACACAGCAATATTTGACGATTTCTTTCAGAAATATAATGGTCTGATAAATTTACAGATGGATGTGGATGTATATAATTCAACATATCCTTACGGAAAACTTTATCCTAAAATGCAGCGTTGGGGGTATAAGGATGATAGTCCTTATATTGGTGATGGGGAAGTTAAAGAAATACGACGTTCAAATAAAAATTGTGACTCCTGCAATTTTGATACAGAAGAAGAATTTGCCCTAATTGCACATGAAATAGGGCATTTAATTGCATACAGCAATAAATTCTCGATTCCCCAAACAAAAAAAGTTGATCTCCCTACACCTGAAGAGGAGGAAGAAGAGGAAATAGACGCAGACCAATACGCAGTCAATTTGGGACTTGGAGATAAACTAAAGAGTGCCTTATTAAAAATACAAAAGGCAAACCTTACTTCACAAATGGACAATCAAATAACAAAACGAATAAGTTTACTCTAATTTGAACAAATTATGAATTTAGACAAAGCTATACTAATAGCGACCAAAGCCCACCAGAACCAAGTAGATAAAGCGGGTAAACCATACATTCTCCATCCTATCAGAGTAATGATGAAGATGGAGAATGAAACCGAGCAAATAGTCGCAGTTCTACACGATGTACTGGAAGACTGCCCTGATTATGATGAAGAATCACTTAGACAAGATGGTTTTTCCTCTGAAGTCGTAGAAGCCCTCTCTGTATTAAACAGAAACAATTATCCAGACTATCAAGCGTATATATGTAATGTTGTCCGGAATCCAATTGCCAGAGTCATAAAAATAGCAGATTTGGAAGACAACATCAATGTTTTACGCATTAATATTATCAAAGAGAAGGACTTTGAGAGAATTAAAAAATATCATTGGGCACATTTTTATTTAACCAACAATTAATTAACTGATTATTAATCAAAACTTTTAAAACATGAAACAATTAAAAAAGAAAGTAATTCACCGAAGTAATTTACCAGCCAATTTTCCCCTTTTCCAAACATTAGTTACAGCATTAGCTTTAGACTACTGGAATGCACCACAGTGGGTTTGTGGTTCAATAGGAGTTATTTTATGTCTTGCGTGGGGGAATGCAATCATTAACATTTGCAAGAATACAGAAATTGACCTGTTTCCAGATTTAAAAGACACAGAAAAAGAAGGGAAATGAATTATTACAGCATAACAAAAAACGATATGCTGAATGGTGATGGTCTCAGAGTTGTATTATGGGTAGCCGGATGCTCCCATAATTGTCCCAATTGCCAGAATCAATTTACACACGATCCTAACGGTGGTAAGCCTTTTGACCATTTAGCACAATTTGGGATATTTGATGAATTAAGAAAAGATTATGTTTCCGGATTAACGTTATCTGGTGGAGACCCCATGTTCAAGTCCAACAGACAAGATGTTCTCAGCTTTATCAAAAAAGTAAAGTATCTCTTTCCTGACAAAACTATATGGCTGTACACTGGATACACATACGAACAAATACAGGACGATCCTATTCTTTCATATATCGACGTTTTGGTTGATGGTAGATACAAAGAAGAGTATAGTGTTCCTTCACCAGAATGGCGTGGGTCATCAAACCAGAGAATTATTAAATTAAACAATAAACAGACAAGAACACAAAGCAATGTTCGGTAATCAGAAAACACTTATTTTACTGAAATGCAGTTTCTTATAAAATAGTTTCAAATTTATCTTTAAAACTATTTGCAGATACAATATCAAACGTATATCTTTGCGCAGTATTTAAGACCAAAACTTATAACATGGCTATAAAAACCAAAGGCATTATCTCCATTATTGAAGGAGAACCGAGCCTTAACGAATTTAACGAGAACCTAACTAAACTTCCTGATGGCGAATATGGATTTCTGTTATTCGACAAAGAGAAAAACAAAGTTCTCCCCCAACTGAAATACTTGAACGGAATTGTGCTGAAGAGAATTTCTGATGAACATGCGGATCACCCAAGCGTTTCTGCTTTATACAGATATTTTGAAGAGCTATATGCTCCAATACTTAGCTGTGAATTAGATGGTGAAACCTATGAGTATTTCGACTTAAAACGTGCAAAATCAAGTGAGATGAATGATGTAATCGAGAAAATCATTCATCATGCCAAAACCAAATGGGATATAGACGTTATCACAAGAGACGATCTGAAATTACCTTCAGCATCAGAGCCTTATGTCGATGCCTATGCTAACCAATGGCAAGATTATTCTCGAACTATTTAATTATTTCAACTTTAACTATCGTAATTATGCAAGAAGAAAGAATTGACGAAAAAGAAAAAGATGTATTAAGTCTATTTGCCGGAGCGCAAGAAACTTATGAAGAAGCCCAAGCCAGAGCAGCCGAAGAAAACAAATCGTTTGCCAAGACTGAATTTTTCAAAATGGACAAAATCGGTACTTATGTTCTTCGCATCCTGCCAGTTGCTCCTAATTCGGATGGGACAGTTGACCGTAAAAGTTACGAGTATCCGGTACATCAACTATTAATGAAGATCAGCAAGCCCGATGGAAAAGCAACTTATGTATCTGTTCCACGTGCCTCTTACGCTGGGTTTAAAAATGAAATCATTGATACCTATCGCAAATTGGCGATTAACCAAGCAAAGGCACAAAACGATGACGACCTTGCAGAAACACTTGAAGATGGTTTCAAAGGTGGTTTGAAGTATGACTATTCTCACGCAATGTACATTCTTGATATTGATGAACGTGCAAAAGGAATACAAATGCTACGCCTGAGCCATTCTCAGTTTAAGGATTTGGATGACAGCAAGTTTAAACTTTGGCAGAAGAAACTCAAAAAAAATCCAAAATTTCCGTGTCCCATTTCATCTATTGCTGATGCTTTCCCGGTAGAAATCGAGAAAAAGAAAAATGGCTCAAAGACCGAATATTCTATCAACATAGACAATGAATCTGATCCGGACGTATTAACCAGAGAAGAACTCACTGCCTTGTTAAATGCACCTCGTATTACGGAAATAATTTACCGATACACACGTTATCATTTTGAGGCAACTTTAGTCTACCTGAAACAATGTGATGAAAAGTACGGACTCAACATTATGGCGATGGATGAAATGAAAGAAGCCGTTGAAGCATTGCAAGCAGAAATTCCAGCAGATGATACCAGTTCTTTCTCTTTTGAAAAAAAGAACAAAGATGGAGATAGCAATAATGATAATAACAACAACTCCGATGGGATTATTACTATTGACGCTCTGTTTGACATGTTCGATGATCTCAACGACAAAGGTCTTGGTGACAAAACAGAGGAAGGTCAAGAACTCCGGGCTAAAATTCGTGAATTTATTGAACAGGAAGGTTTGAAAACTCGTATTACTCGTGCTACAACCAATGCCGCATTGCTTGATATGATTGAAGAAGAATTGCAAAATGGAAGTACTTCATCTGAAAATCAGAACACAGAGAGTAATAAAACAGAAGATGAACAAACACTTGCTCCCGATCCGGAACCAGTACAGGAACAAGAAAACGAAAATCCTCGTTCTACCAGAAACGATGATACTAATGAACCTGCCGAACGTACAGAAAGACGTAATCGTTCTGCACGTACCAGAAGAGAAAGATAATTAAAGTTCAAATAGTTAAAGGCGTACATTTGCATTTAAAACGTGTACTTGTACGCCTTTTTTCGTAAAATATATTTAACCATGCCTAATGTATATCCATGTATGTTATTACTTAATGACATACATATTTCAAAAGACAACATCCCAGATTTTCAATTAAACTGGAATGAAGCACTAATCGTTTGCGATCAACATGAAATCAAAGAAATAGCCATTGGTGGTGATTTGTTTATGTCACGTTCTGCCCAAACCCTCGATGTTCTTTTAGCAGTACATGATGCTTTTATTGATGCCGAAAAGAGAGGGATCAATATCACTCTGGCTAATGGGAACCATGACAAGGTAAATCAAGAATCAGAACGTGGTTACTGTCATGTTTTCGATCAACACCCTAACGTATATGTGGCCAATGATTATCTTTCTGTAGAGAACGAAGATTGGAGCTTTGTTTTGTTTATCATGCCATACTTCATTGAAAATGGAAGTTTTACAGACAGGCTTCGTGCCTTATGGCAAGGAGAAGAATTAGAATATGAAGATAAAAAAACTATTCTTTATATTCACGAAGGCATTAATGGTGCTCTCGCCCAATCTTCAGACAAAGAACTTCCGGCAAAAATATTTGAGTCGTTTGATAAGGTTCTTGTTGGCCATTATCACAACAGAACAAAAATCAAAGGTACTAATATTGAATATATCGGTTCCAGCCGACAACACAACTTTGGTGAAGACGAAGAAAAAGGTTATACAATAATTTATTCGGACGGTTCCCACAAATTTGTGAAAAACCAAGTAAATATCCGGTATAAAGTGATTGATGTTCCGTTTGAAAAAGTCAATACCAATCTTTACGATCTTCTGGATGAAAACAAAGGTGATGGTAGATATAAAACCAAAGTTCGTATTCATTGTCTAACGACTCAGGCTCCATCCATCGACAAGCAAAAGTTAATCGACTCAGGAGCCAACAAAGTAGAAATAATCACAGAAGACATAGAAGAGGTAAATGTCTCTAAATCCAGTTTGTTTGAAAAGTACGACAACAAACAAATCAAAAAAACATACGAAGATTTCTGTGAAGAGAAAGAAATAGCCGATATATCTCTCGGCTTGTCTTACCTGTCTAAAATTGATTAATATGTGGAAACTAAGAAGTATATACGCTGAGAATTTATGTGCCTTTAGAGAACTTGATTATACACCATTGCAAGGAGTAACAACTCTCGTTTTCGGGAATAATTTGGATAATGACTCTCAAAAATCCAACGGTTCTGGTAAATCTGCTCTTATTGAAGCAATAGCAATAGGGGTTAGTGGAAGCCCTCTCCGTAAAATCAAGAATGAAGAGATCATTAACGATATGTCCGACGAGTGTTTTGTGAAACTGACTTTCGATAATGATAGTAGTACAGAAATATTTATCATTGAAAGAAAACTATCCAGAAAATCTGCATCATCTGTCAAATGTTCTATTATTCGTGATGGAAAACTGATAGAAACAGACGAGGCAGTCCGTTCAAGTGTTAATGAATACGACAAGTATATTTTAGAGAAGTTGGGTATCACCAAAGACGAATTGTACAATAACTTCATTCTGTCTAAACACAAGTTTCAAGACTTCCTCTCTTGCTCAGATAAAGATAAAAAGGAAATCATTAATAGGTTTTCCAATGGAGTCATTGTTGATAAAGCTATTGAAAAACTAACAGAAGACATGGCTCCTATTCAATCTGATCTCTCACAAGCAACATTAACCGTTGCTAATATTGATGGTAGAATTGAGATGTTAAACGAACAAATACAGGCCGAAGAAAATTCTCAGGAACAAAAAGCTAAAAGCAAACTTCAAAAGATACAAGAAAAAGAAGAAGCTATAACCCTAAAGCGTTCTGAAATAAGAGAATACAACAATAAGATAGAAGAAGTAAACTCTTCATTGGATCAACTTGAAATTATTGATGCGGGAGTTCTAAAAATAGAAGAAGACGAAGATAATGCAAAAACGGTTATAGAGAAGATCAATGCTCTATTTACCGGATACATTACTGGACTATCTGACTGGGGCAAAAGAATTGAGGAAAAGGAGAATCAAATACCTGCTCTTGAAAAGGAATTGGAGCAGATCACCTCTGGCATAAAAATAATACAGAAAGAAATCAAATCTTTAGAAACAGAAAATGATGTTCTCAGAAAAAAACATAAGGAATTTGAGGCTAAATATCCGGGGCAAATAAAAAAATATGAGGAAAGTATACTTTCACAGCAGGAAGAAATTGCATCTTTGGAAGAAGCTATTCACCAAATCTCAAAAACTAAACGAGACCTAAATACTGCAATTGAGGAAATAAAAACAAAGTTAGCTGGAACTATTGCTTGTCCCAAATGCTCACATAAGTTTCTTCTATCAGACAATAAGTTTGATGTAGATAAAGCCGGAGAGACATTAGAGCAAAGTCAAAAAGAAGTGGTTCGACTCAATCTTGAAGTGAATACAAAAACCGCAAAAATCTCAGAATATGAGACTCTTATTTTAGCAAACAAGACAGGGAAAAGCCGCTTAATGTCAGACAATAACAATTGGCTTGATAAATTGAACGAGGCGCAAGGAAAAATTAGTCGAGCTATGTCAAAAATAAACGACCTAAACCTCAAACAACAGCGTGTTTCCAGTGAAATAGCACTGGCACAAAATGAACTTGAAAGCATCAGAAAGAAAATTTTCGATGAAGCATATAATCTACTGGATGACGCTTTCAGTTCTAAAGAGAGATTGATTAAGCAACTGGAAGGGGATATTGAGGCAGCTAAGGGTTCAATAGAAACTCTTCAATCAACTATCAAGGAGCTTAAAGAGTCTTCAGAAGCCGAAATTATTGAAACTCTAAGAGCATCTTTGAAAGAGTTTACTAAAAAATCATCGGAAGCGATTTCAGAGAAAAGTAAGATTGAGAGTAAACTGAATACCCTAAAAGAACAAGAACAAAGATTTGTTGAGTTTAAAACATACTTAGCAAATACCAAGATCGAAGCTTTAAGCAAGATCACAAACGAGTTCCTTGAAAGCATTGGTAGTGACATCCAGATTAAGTTTTCTGGATACACGATCTTAAAATCGGGTAAGTTACGTGATAAAATTTCCATTTCTATTATAAGAGATGGTATTGATTGTGGTTCATTTGGTAAGTTTAGCGAAGGAGAAAAAGCAAGGGTTAATTTAGCGAACATATTAGCAATGCACAAATTGATTAACGTCAACTGTGACGATAATAAAGGGTTAGACCTACTTGTTCTGGACGAAATTCTGGAAGCTGTTGATGAAAACGGATTAGCAAATATGTTCTCAGCACTAAATGATATAGGGACTACAGCCATTGTTGTTAGTCACGGCAATGTGGCAGAGAACTACCCCTACAAGTTGATTATTAACAAACAAAATGGAGAATCATACATTAATGCCAACTAAAACAAAAAAAGAAAAAGAGAAAACCGAAATTGAATTGACCAAATACAATATTTTAGGATTAGATGTAGCCCAGCATTGCGGATATTTTTCCCAGCAAGGCAGAGGAACTTGGGATTTTACCGAAGGAAAAAAGAGAAACGATAACAAACAACACAAAGCTTTTCGTGACACTCTAATTTCCTTTATAAGAGAAAACAACATTAAGCAAATCGTAGCGGAAGATGTTAATGTAAATAATCATTTCACAGACATGCGCAAATTATGTGAGTTCCGTGGAATATTGAAAGAGATATGCGACGAACTTGATATGCCAGAACCGGAGTTTGTGAATGTGGCCACTCTAAAAAAATGGGCAACCGGAGATGGACATGCTAAAAAAGATAAAATGATTGATATGATGATTAGACGGTATGGGTTAACTCCATGCGACGATAACGAAGCTGATGCCTGTCACCTCTATCATTACTATTGTCGTAAACATCGTTTAAATTAAAACCAAAACCAATGAGTGTAAAAAGACGCAATAAACGAAAACAACTCAGAATGGCTGGTGGGCACTTGAATGTGCTCACTTCCCATCTTTCTTTATTCTATGAATTTCTTGAAGCTGAGATTAAACCTTCAGATCAAGAAGTAAGAGAGACATTTTTAAAGCATAAAGAGGCTTGGTATAAATACTGTGATTCCAATAAATTGAAAGATTCAGCAAAAGATTTGTTTGTAATGAATGTCGAAAAAAGGTGGAAGCACAAATCATCAAAGGAAACTACCCTGTAAACGAAACATCAGTAGCTCGTAGAACTGCATTATTTGACCAATATGTTGTTCCCCACAAGAACCTTATATATAAGTTATGTATTAAATATACAGCTAACCAAAGCAACATTGACGATAATTACGTGGAAGTCCTTGCGAATTTTTTCAAGTACATAGAAACCTATGATCCTCAGAAATCAATTCAAACTTGGCTCCATATTGTTACTAAAAGATATATTGTCGATGCGGATTCTAAACGTAACCAATTGAAGCGTTCAGAAGATTTGGATGTGTCAGATATATGCAATGCTATTTTCGATGAAACTGAAGTAAGTGCAAACTGTATGTCATTAGAGAATTATAGACAATTCTATAATGATGATGTACTGGAAGCCTTAGATTCACTAAAGCCTATTTATCGGGAAGCCCTTCTACTTCAACAGGCCGGATACAAGCTGCACGAAATAATGGAAATAACATTTAAAAAAGGCAGTCTTAAAACCAAAAATATCGAAACAGTAAAGAGTAGATTGTTTCTCGCCAAACAACAAATGAGAGACCTTATTACCAGAGATGGAGAGAAAAGAACAAATTAAAAGCATCATTCTCGTATTCTCTACTATTATGAAACGCATGGTGAATCCTTCTTTTAAGATTGTAAATCCGCAAGGAGGGATTGCCATGCGTACTATAAATACATGCTTGGATTCTCTGGAAAAGATTTTTGGAGATGAAATTAGTAGAGAAAGAATTGTAGATTTTTGTGTATGTCAGGCTTACCGGGTTAATTGTTGCGATACAAAACACACTGAGAAATGGGGTGTACAACAATATTTTGGAAACAAAGCCATAGAGAGTTTCATATCCACTAACAAAAACAGGAAGTATTATGAAGACAAATGGCTCGGAGAGGAAGTTCCCAGACATAAATTGCTGTCATTAATTGCTAATAGAAGGGAACATCCTCAATACAAATTCATCTTCCCTCAATATGAAGAAGGAACAAAAAAAAGAATGTTGAACACAGATGTGGGATATTATATTTGTGGTCAGTCCACTTTACTTTGGACACCATTCTCTCCGACGTGTCAAATGTGTACAAAATCAGAAGCGTGTAAACAAAGAACCCAACAGGCTTATCCTGAACTATACAGAATTAGAACAGAAGAATTTAATCAAAAATGAGACAGAATAAAGTCAATCCTCTTAGCGTAGAATTTCTATATGAATTGTACTACTGTGTTATGAAATATGATAATGTATGTAGTGCCGTAGTACAAAACATGAAGAAAGAATTTTTACCTGACAAATCCTTTCAGGAAATCAATCGTGTTATATCAAAGCATTACGAAACATATAAGACAGCCCCATCGTACCCCACATTATTACAATCATTTGCTGGGGATTACGATTCAATTGAGCTAATAAACACATTCCAAGAGTATGATGGTGTAAAGAAAGTAGACGCAGTTCTTGACATGTTGGAGTCGTATATTAAAAGCGTAAAACTCCAGTCCATATACACCGAAGTGGGGAAGCTTTATAATCAAAATGAACAAGAAAAGGCTCAGGACAAATTGAAGGAGTATGCAGAGTGGCTGGGAGGTTTTACATTGAAATCCAGTTCCTTTATCAACATTGCCAAAACTTTCAAGCAAAGGTTTCTGCAAAACAGGCAAAAAGAGGAAGATAATAAAACATCCAAGTTATTACAAGTAACCCGGTTCTATATTGACGATATTGACGATTTGAATGACGGAAGAAATCTAAGAGGGCAATTATCTTGCTTTATGGCCTCTACTGGAGTGGGAAAATCGCACATAGCTCGACATATAGGTATCAGAGCTATGGTTGATGATGGACTTGATGTTCTTCACTTCCAGCTTGAAGGCTCCGAAGACGAAGTTGTTGATGCTTATAGCGGAGGATTGATTTCTAAGAACTCTTTCCTGTTTGAAAAAGGCAAAATCTCAGATGCGGAAATGCGTGTTTTTGAAGAGCAAATCAACTCTTATATTGGTAGCGTTACAGTAAGAGCATTTCCGAGGTTCAACAATAACGTTTCCACTATTGATATTCAAAATGGTATTTCTGAGTTCAGAAAGATGACCGGAAGAAACCCAGATGTGGTTATCGTAGACTCTATGGACCTGCTCACGGATGCAAGTGGAAGAAGTTGGGGAGCCGATCACGAAAGAGCGAAAAGAATCGCTGTGGCCAATGATCTCAAAGATTTAGCAAACGATGAAAACGTTTGGCTGGTAGCCACCTATCAGGCGACAATCGAAAACAGGGAATGGCTCAATGATGAAAAAAATGTGTTAACCGAGTACAATTGTTCGGAGGCAAAAGGTTTGTCTCGTCCCTTAACCCACTTAATAACACTGAACCAATCTGAAGCCGAAAGAAACGAAGATACAATGCGCTTGCATATAGCAAAAGCGAGGTTTTTCAAGAAAGGAGACACATTTAAAATTGCAACTGATTACCAAAACGAAATTTTCTATGACCATAAAAGGACTATGGGACTAAAGATTAGTAGAGATTGAAAGAAAATTGCTCGTAACTCAAAAAAGTTATGAGCTTTTCTTGTTTTAAAGGAATTAATAACCTACTTTTGCAACCCCTTTATACAAGGCTACATTATAAGTATTTAACCAAAAATTTTGACATGTAATATGAACAAAGACTTAACCAAAGCCGAACGTAACCATCTTATTCAAGAATTAATGGTTGAACTTGGAGCAAAACCAGACGGTAGCAACAAAAACCTTATAGTACCCAAATGTCCAAATTGCGGTAAAGAAAATGGGAAATATGGAATATACATAGGTAAGGAGACTGAAAAGAAGAAACCTTTTATGAGCCATTGTTTCTCTTGTGGCTTTTCTACATATACTCTTGAACAACTTCTAACGACTATAGATAGGCCGGATTTAATCATAGCTCAAACAACAGACTTAGATGCAAAACTGGATACACAGCTTCTTTTTCGTTTAATTGATGAAGAAGAAATAGACGATTCACTAAACATAATCTCCCCTCCAGACTGCTTTAGAAGATGTTACTCTAATTCTTACTTGAAATTCAGAGGGTTTATTTATGATGATTATGATCGCTTTCCGGTTGGCACAACTCGTGGTCTAAATTTCAAATTTAACGACTATATTGTTTTCTTGATAATTGATTCTGGTGATATAGTGGGCTACGTTTCCCGCCACATTTGGCCTAAAGATGAAATAGACAAGCACAATAAAGCAGCAAAGAGAAATGGTGAGTACATGATAATGCGATACCGGAACTCCACAGAAAACGACTTTGTAAAGCTGCTCTACAATTATGATTCTGTGATTGAAGACGAGACGGACACTGTGATTATCGTGGAAGGAATCTTCGATGTGATTGCATTAACCAGAAAGCTGGAATTATACGACAATCAACATGTAGCAGTTGTCGCAACCTTCGGGAAAAAAATCTCTCAGGTACAAATCTATAAACTTCAAAGCAAAGGAGTTAAAACAGTGGTACTTGGATTTGATGGAGATGCGGTTGATGCAATAAAAAAAGCATCAAGTTCACTAAATGAATATTTTGACGTATTCATTGCTGACATTCCAGATGCAACAAAAGACTGGGAGGATTTAGATTTCTGGGAAATTTACGATATTTTCTCAGTTGGTTTAAAAACCCCTATACAATATAAACTAACCAAAATACAAGGACAGTAAATTATGGAAGAATTAATAGACTGGTTAAACTCTAACAAAATATCTTTCATCAAGATAGACAATGAAGTTATCGAAATTGAAGATTTTGGGAAGATGTTTTTTACCGATCTGAGCAACGTACATTCGATCTTCAAAGGAAAAGAGGATGACATCAGTTTTAATCTGATGGAAACACCTTCCGTATTGATGGAAGAAGGGATCAATTATGTCGTATTCAAATTCGGCTTCAATTGGTTTTATTATGATTTACGAGAAGACTTTAAATTCAATATTCTAAAGTATATCGGAAAGAGAAAAGTAACCCAAATAGACATTCCTTATGTAAATTTGGGAGTACACACCCCCTATGAATTACTCAATGGATCAGGCGATCTTAGCTTATGGATAAAGAAAGCAAAATTTCTCGGCCATCCAGCCATAGGTATTTGTGACCGTAATACTATGGCGGCAACACTTAACTTGCAAAAAGAATGTTCTAAAGCTGGAATTAAACATGTGTTTGGATATTCGTTTACACTTAGTTTTTATGATGATAAGGTAGACATGAAAATTTATTGTCTGTCTCAGAAGGGGTTAAAAAACCTTCTCAGAATACAAAAAGAAATCATGGTTGACTCAGAAAACAATACCATTACCCTTTCCCAACTATTGTCTCGTGGAGAAGGAAACATTCTGGTATTTGGCAAATTGTCTTCTTACTGGATGAAGAGTAACTTACATGTTATTAATGAATTGGAGGATGCTTTCGATAAAGTTTTCTATCAAGTGGATTTGAGTGAATACAAGGCAGATCGTATTGATACGGAAGTCTTACATGCAACTAAATACTATTTTGACAATTTCTATTTCCCAGAAAAAAACTTGTTTTCGATAGAGCCTATTCTGATCTGCGACAATTACTACCCGGATCAAGATGAAGCAAAAAACAAGATCATATTAAATAAGATTGCCGAGGGAGCCGCCCATGAACAAAGCAACGATCAATATTTCAAAGACATAGATGAACACTATGAAATGTTCCAGTCATTATTTGATCCAGAGAAATGGGATATTTATTCTCTCTTGAAAAGGATGTGTAAGCATACGATTGATATAGCGAATAATGCTGAAGCTTATTTTGAAACAGGAAAGATGTATATGCCTGAATACATAATGCTACCTGAAGAGAAAAAAAAATACGGAGATCGACACAATATGTTTCTTGATCTACTGGAAGAGGGATTAGAAACAAAGATACCTAAAGAGAATCACGATAAATACCGAAAAAGACTTGAAGAAGAGGTTTATATCATAGAGTCTACCAATAATGTTGACTATTTCCTCGTTCAATGGGATATGGTAAATGAAGCCAGAAAAAGAGGGATTGTTACTGGTATTGGGCGTGGCTCTGCTGGAGGTTCATTAGTTTCATATTTATTGGGTATAATTTCGATAGACCCCATTAAATACGATCTGATCTTCAGTCGATTTCTTGTCCCTGAACGATGTGGTTTGAATTGGGTTGATAATGTAACAATAATCGGTGACGATATTGAAATTAAACCTAATGAAACTTACGTTGAACTTAAATTAGAAGGAGACAAGATCATTAAAGTGTTCCGAGATGCAGAAGTTAGAATCAAACGTGATGATAAAGAGATGACAGTATATGCAGATGAATTAATTCCGGAAGACGATATAATAATAGATAACAAAGATATAGTATGGACGATAAATGAAATATAAATGATTCCAAAAACCAAAACTAAGTGGAATACAGATGGTGACTACAATGAAGACAATGTATATACCACAAAAGATCAAGATGACAACTTTAATTGTGAATAAATGAAAGTATTAAACGTAAAATTAAAAAAAGCCAAAGAATCAACATTAGCGATTGATCTCTTTGTCGGAAAGGGACTTGTGCAGGGCGGACATTCCGCCCTGCCGTGAGACGGATATTGATGTCGATTATGCTTCAGATCGTCGCCAAGAAATGAAAGAGTATTTGGAAGAAAGATACAATATCAATGGAAAACAGCGTGTGTTCTCTGCTGGAACCTTCACCACATTGAAATTAAAAGCAGTACTGAAAGACGTAGCCAGAGTACATCGTGTTCCTCACGCTATTGTAAATTATATCACAGCCATATTTGATGATGATAAAATGAGCTGGACAGATTTATTCTTACTTGCAGCAACTAATAAAAAAGTCAATAAATTTATCAAGGATTATCCTCTGGTAATTGAAGACATTCGTACCATTATGGGGCAACCTAAATCTACATCAATTCATGCCTCGGCCATTATTGTAACACCAGAAACCAAAGATGGTCAGGATGTTGAGTGTTTTGATTTTTTACCAATCAGAAAAATGGACGGATTATTGGTCTCTGAGTTCGATGGATATGCTGTAGACGAAATCGGGCTATTAAAAGAAGATGTCTTGGCTACGAAGGAACTTTCAAAATTAAGTGCCATTATCAATATCGTGAATAAGGAGTATAATAAAAACTATACAATCGAAAGCATTACACAAGATGAAATTGGTGATCCCAATACATATAAAATATTGTCTGATGGATACACTCAAAACGTGTTCCAGTTTTCGTCAAGAGGTATTACTAAATTTATCATGGAAGTAATGCCGGATAACATAGAAGACCTTATAGCGATAAACGCACTTTATCGTCCTGCCACATTGGAAATTGGGGCTACTGATGACTATGTGAGATATAAACATGGAGAAGCGGCTCCAGTATATAACTATGGGACTTATGAAGCTACAAAGAACACTTTTTCTATTCTTACTTATCAAGAGCAATTCATGTTAGTGGCACATACTTTGGCTGGATTCGACTTAGGTAAAACGGACTTACTCAGGAAAGCTATCGGTAAGAAGAAAGCTGACCTGATGGCAACTTTAAAAGAAGATTTTATTAATGGAGCTATTGCAAACGGTTGTCCACAAGATGAAGCTAAGGATATATGGCATAAAATAGAAGTGGCTGGAAAGTATTCTTTTAATCGTTCACATGCAGCAGCATACGCATTAACGGCCTATTGCGGGGCATGGTTAAAAACGAATTATCCATCTGCTTTTTATACGATTGCGCTCCAGTGGGCTAAAGACGATGAAATCCCCCTATTGATGTCAGAAATGGAACAATGCAGTAAAGCTAAAATTGTGCCACCCAATATTAATATTTCGGGTTCGCAATTTTTTACAGACTACCAAACAGACGAAATATTCTGGTCTTTAACAAGGATTAAAATGGTTGGTGTAAAAACAGTAGATTATATAATCGACGAAAGAACAAAGGCTGGAACTTTTACTTCTATTGAAAACTTCATTCATCGGATTTTCAAATATAAGCTCAAAAAATATGAATACTGGGATGATCCGGATAATGAAGAAGAAGCTGTTCGTGTTCCTGTAAATGCCAGACAGGTTAAAAATTTGATTTTAGCCGGATGTTTTGATAAAATAGAGAATGTTAAATCACTTCCTGAAAGATATAGGGTTCTTAAAAATGCCGCACAAGAACTTGGATTTACAATAAAGGATGAAGATTTTCCAATAGAAATGATAGACAAACACTATTTCTGGTCAGCACTTCAGATTGAAACTTCTGGTATAGGCTCCATAGATTATAGAAGAATTTATGATAATTCCGAAGCGAAACTTTCTATTAAAGGAAAAGCAAGCTACATGACTCTCAGGGATGCTCTTGATTTGGATAATGAAGGAAAGAGAATTGTGGTGTGTGCAACTATTTTGGAGCATGATGAAATATCTTATAAAGATAAGAAAACCGGAGATAAGAAAATCTTCTGTAAAATCAAACTTCAACAAAACAATGACATCATTGAATTAGTGATGTGGGATGATTATTACAAAGAACACCGGGGACAGATTATTAATTCTAAAAATAAAATGATTATAGTAACCGCAATTATCAAATACAGTGATTATTCCGGCTGCAACAATTTACAGACTTATAAATCATCATTATTATTTAACGTGTAAATGTCACAAAGAGTAAGACTTTCTGGAGAGGACATCCAGTTTATTAATCAATTGAGAGGCTACAAGCAACCAGTTTATGAAGTAGTAAATGGAAGACTTTGTTTCCGGGTAACATTAACTAACGAAGAACTCAACGCTCTTCATAGAAACAGAGAAGAAAGAGTAAAAGGTGCTGTGCGTGCCATCGGATCAAGCATTAGGAATTGTAAAACAATCAATAATGCTATGATTTTGAAAGATTATGAAGTGACTGTTCAGTTTAAACATAAGAAAAAAGGATATACAACAACCCATAAGATTTAATGAAACCTGTAATTATTGCTATTGTAGGAGCATCGGGGTCTGGCAAAACACACATGGCCGAGTTCTTATGTAATAAACTGAATATCCCAACTATAGTTTCGTACACAACAAGACCAAAACGTTCATGGGAAAAGGAAGGGATTGAACACCATTTTATTTCAAAAGATAAATTCCCTTCAAAAGAAGAGATGTTGGCTTATACTTGTTTTGGGGGAAATGATTATTTCGCTCTTCACTCTCAGGTTCCTAAAGATGGCCTTTGCACTTATGTGATAGATGAAATAGGATTAGAAATATTAACCAAACAGTTCAGCAATAAATACCTGATTATTCCGGTAGCTATAAAATGTTCACAAGAGACATTAAAGCAAAGAGGAATAGACACTCAGAGACTTCAAAGAGATAAAGGACGCATACATATTGATGATAGTTTTTACGATTGTATCATCTGTAATAACAGTTCTCTCGAAGAATTTGAGAAAAAGATACTTGAAGAGATAAACAGATTATAGTAAATAACCACGGGGTAGAACATACACTACCCCCACTTAAACCAATATTTGATTATGGCAGCACCAAAAGATGAACCTAAAATTTATACTGGTATTGTATTAGACTTTGAAACTGGAGATTTAGACCCCACCACCGGAGCCTGTACCCAGATCGCCTTACAAGCTGTTAGACTTGATACTTGGGAGGTAATAGACAAATACGTTTCGTATATTAAACCATACCACAAAAAAGATATATCAGGAAAACAGAGGAAGAAAGTTCTAAAAAATAAAAGAGAAGCAGAAATCGAAGAAGGACAAGAACTTATGACTTATTCTGAAAAAGCACTAACTTATTCAGCAATAACCATGAAAATGTTGGAAACAAAAGGAAAAGACATAGAACAAGTAGCAGAGGATGTCATTGCTTTTGCCGAAAAAAATACCTTATCCAAAGCCAAAGACACTAAACCAATCCTAATAGGTCAAAACATTGATTTTGATAAAGGTTTTTTGCAGCAATTGATGGCGTATGGTGGGAAGTTAAAAGAGTTCGCCAAAGTATTTGCCGGAATAACTGATTTTTGGGGGTACTTCCAGCCACATTGTTTAGATACTATTGATCTGGGGAAACTAACATTTGCCGGGGACAGTAGCGTCACTTCATATAAACTTGAATTACTGGCAGAGCGATTAGGTATTGAATTAGATGATGCCCACGATGCTGATGCCGACGTTACAGCAACCTTAAATATAGCTGTTGTATGTTCTAATAGGCTGAGAAATAGTGACGGTACTGGCAGTGGGGCAACATTACAGAAGAAAGAAAAAACAAGAGAACATTTTAAAATTTGATTTATATGGAATATATTGAAAAGGAGGGAGAGAAGATTATCAAGTTCGATCTTGATAATCTACCTGAAAAAACAGAAACAGAGGAAATTGTTTCCTTCAAAAAGGATTCAGATAAAATGATGTATGGAGTGTTGAATTATGATGGAAACGAACTGATGGCAGCTATTACCGGATATGATCTAAATGTTTCTTTTAATATGCGATTAATCAATACCCTTACTGATGCTGAATCTTGTGCCGATGCCCTTGCAGACGTATTCTATCAAGCATTAATGAAGCAGTTGATTGCTCAGAAACCTGATATAACAAAACAACAAACTGAAGAGGGATAATTACCCTATTCTTTTATAAACAAAGCCCAGCAGTGCAAAGAAATTGTTGGGCTTTTATATATGTAAAGCTTATGAAAGAAGAAAAGAAAGTGCTTACAACAGAAGAGATAAAAGAGGAATTTGGACTCACAAAAGAGGAACGACAATTTTGTGATCTTTATGTAAATGGAGGCTCTCAGTTTGCTGGACAACATTGCAAATGTTATAAAGAAGTATATGGCGAAGACATCAAGAATGTCAGCCTTAAAAGCAGACGTTTACTTACTAATCCACATATCTCTGAACTAATCAAAAAATTAATTGAAGAACAGCAAAACGATATTACAACAATTGCCGTTAAGTTACAAGTAACCGAAACCTTACGGTCTGTCATGGAGGAAACATCCACTGCTATCTATAAGGATAAGTGGGGACAAAAACTCTCTCCTGCTCCACTACGTGCCGTTTCTGTTAATGCCGCCAAAGCCCTGATGGATTTATACCCTATCAAACACGCTCAGGAAACTAAACTTAAAATAGAAGGAGCTGGAGAAGGTGGTGTTATCTTCAATGTGATAGTACCACAAACCACTGAAAAGAATGAATAAAATCCATATCAGCCGAAAAACTATTGAACGTGCGATCTATATTTTCGCTATTCTTGGGCTTGCGATCTATGGCCTGAAAGATTCTGAAGTAGCAACCAAAATGATAGAGTCTGTATCAAAAGCATTCTCTGTCATATTAACTACAGGATAACATGACGCAGATAAAGGAATTTGTAAACGACCACTTTAAATCGGTTATGGTTATCATTTCGTTTTTGATGACAATGTATATACAACACGTCAACAACACCAATAAAATAAATGAATTATCTAACAAATGTTCCACTTTGGAATTAAAACTTGACGATCAATATAAAAAGATAGATGCAATAAAACTTGACAAAACGGTGTTTGAGGCTACCATGACCCAGTTTACATCTATGCGTGATGATCTAAAAGAAGTCAGATCAGATGTAAAAGAACTATTGAAAAACAAACGATAAAACTCAAATTCATGCAAAAAAAGAACCATAATTATTTTGTGGTTCTTTTTTTTTATGCTACTTTTGCGCTTACAAATAATTACATACTAACCAATTAAGCGAAAAATAATGATCGAACATACATAAGTAAAAACCTAACTATATTATAGTTACCAAAACCTAATAATTTGACAACAAAAAGGATTTTAGCATTTATCGCTATCCTAATTTTCTTCCCAACATCTACAAATACGATTCCGGTATGTCTATTTTCAATTCCAAATAGAGAAATGATTTGTACTGAAAATAGCAACGATCTTTTTGAAGATGCTGTTCAAATAATAAAAGAAAGTGAAGGGTGGCATACACAAAAACACCACCCCTATGTTGGGTACGGCCATAAGTTAACCCTCAAAGACACCTTCAATCATAATATCTCTGAAGAATTTGCGGATCAATTATTACGCAAAGACCTTCAACAGAAATGTTCCGTGTTCCGGCAATTTGGAAAAGATTCTCTGCTTCTTGGTGTATTAGCCTACAATGTGGGAGAATACACATTATTGGGACACAAAGATAAACCCACCAGCAAACTAATAAAAAAGTTGAAGTCTGGAGATCGTGATATTTATAATGAATATGTGTCATTTTGCAGATATAGGGGAAAGATTATTCCTTCCATACAAAGAAGGAGACAAAGAGAATATGATATTTTGTATAACAAATAATAAACCAAAACTAATGAATATTGCATTCAAAGACAAAGTAGTGATTAAACACTCAAATCAACTGGAAGAATTAAAACTATCCGATCTGGTTCATAGAACTGGCGTAATTATTGAAGATTTAACTCACCATTCAAGAAAAAGTAAAGGATATATGATCTTACTTGATGTAGATTATCAAGGAGAACAAGAATGGTTTATTCCTTTAGAGTCAATAAAAAAACTATAATATGGAAAAATTTTTAAGAGTAGAAATAATAGAAGCGGAGCCGATCACTAAGGCTGCGTTTTTAAAGAGGGTTTACAATGTTGGGGCAATTAACGATAGGGATAGAAACGAAGAAGGGTTTCTTATTAAAACAGAAGATGGTTATTCAGGATATATTAACAAAAAGGATTTTGAAGCAAAGAGGTACATGCCATGTAATAGGCTTCCATACCCCTTAGCCTATTACATGCTCCAAGAAAAAAAATGTGACTATATCAGGCTCCCACAATGGAAAGAAGACGTAAAGATCAGAGCACAGTTTCCAGATCAGTTTAGTAAAATGACAGCTCCATATACATACGTTGAATCACGATTTGGAAATGTCCCCCATAAAACGACGGTAATTGAAGAATGGAATAATTCATGGGAAGCACATTCAGCCGCAAGTTTTAGTATTGATAACGGATTCAAGATTTGCATGGATGGGGGAATAGAAACTGATTATTACAGAATTACACCTAATGGAAACATGGAGAAAAAATGAATAAGTATTTACTTTTACTGATAGTAGCTTTATCCATAACATCTGGCGCATTATTCCGATCAAGAGAAAAGCTAATAGAAGATCGAGACAAGTACAAATACAACTCAGAGGCTCTTTTATCTGAAAAGAAACGGATACAGATTGATTCGTCCACAATGGCTCTTGACATTAAAACGCTTACAATCTCTCTGAATGAATATAAGCAATACCGGGCTGAAGATAAAGAAAAGATCGAGAAGATGGGTGTAAAGATCAAAAATCTGGAAGCTATTGCTAAACATAAGGTAGAAATCAATGCTCCTATTGAAGCAGAGGTAAAAGATTCGATCTCAGAAAGAGACACAGTTCCTATTTACATTAAAACAGTGAAAATGGATACTCCATACCTAAAACTTGATGGAGTAATAGAGAATAACAAGCTTACCGGGAATGCTCGTCTTCCAATAACACTAAATCAGGCCATTTGGATTGAATACAAACATAAATTTCTATGGTGGCAATGGAAAATTAAAGCAGTACATCAGACAATATCAAGTGATAATCCCTATGCGGAAATTAAATATTCAGAATACATCAAAATCAAAAAGTAAAAGAATTATGTTTTTTAGAAGATCATTTGCAAATCAGCTTAAAGAAGCAAACAAAGTATTTACAAAAACAATTAAAAGTCTGGAGACTATCAGTTCTGGAATAAACACAGAGGTAAACAAAAATAATATTAAAATCCAGAAAATCGGTGATAAAAACCAAAAACTATTAGCAATTCAAAAACAGACACAAAACCAGATTGACAAGATCAGTGCTCTTATTCAATAATGACTAAAGATACTTCTACTTCACATTTACCAAAGGAACAATCCGTTTATGGGTGGTGGGAAAACGGTTATTCATTCCCCTATCAAAATATCATAACTGGAATATATTACGCAAGGGATATTTATGATGGGAACATCATTAAAAACTCTTACTGTAATAGTTTAAGGCAACTGCGAAGAAAAATGAATGGGTATATATCAAAACACTTAATAGAACAAAAGGCGGCTTTTTAAGCTGCCTTTTTTCATTTATAACCACCCCCTTTCCAATATTACTATTCTTTATAAATATCAATTATGAAAAACAGCAACAACACGCTATCTCAACCAGCCAGAAAAGCTATAGAAAGAGTAGATAAAGACGGAAATACAATTGATACTTGGGACTCCATCAGGCAAATGTGTAACTCTTTACAATATGACAGAAGGGCAGTAATAAGGGTTCTAAAATGTGAGCCTAAGTTCAAATCAGTTCATGGATATACATTTAAATACAAATAACAAATGGATTTACAATTAAGACGAATTTTCAAAGGCGAGACATATACGATTGGCCGCCTGTACATTAATGGTGAGTATTTTTGCGACACAATAGAGGATACTGTGAGAAGTCTTCCTTCGTCTTGCCCAAACACTCCGAAAGGTAAGAATTGCGCTTGCTCACAAAAAGTATATGAGGAAACTGCGATCCCTGCTGGAGAATATAAAATCACTATGGAATATTCACCTCGGTTCAAAAGAGTTCTACCATTCCTCCATGATGTTCCCCATTTTATTGGGATTTTAATTCACTCAGGAAATGATGAAAAGGCAAGTGCCGGGTGCATTATTGTAGGAAAGAATAAAGTTAAGGGAAAAGTCCTTGAATCAAGGGCTACTTCAGACAAACTCAATGATTTATTGAAAAAAGAACAAAGTATCACAATCTATATTTCATAACAAAACTCAATAGCACCCTTCGGTAAACTGTTGGGTGCTATTTATTTAACCACATTTATATTATGATACATAAACACATAAAATTCACATTATTAATTGTTGCTTCAGTTTGTATTATCACTATAGCTGCAAACGCATTATAATATGGCTACGGGAAAACTAAAGCCTCCTAAAAATATAAAAATTGATTTTCAACCATCACCAAGACAATATGAATTGTGGAAATTGCTACAACCAAATTCTTGCCCAAAGTGCGGTGGAGAGATAGAACAGGTTCTTATAGGATACGATCTAAAACACAACCCACAATACAAACCTCAATGCAAATGTTGTAAAAATCAAGACTTACCTCAATTAATTTTAGGGGGCGGGGCGGCAGGTGGTGGTAAGTCTTACCTCGGAAGTGTCTGGTTAATAAGCTCCTGTATGCGATTTGAGAACATCCGGGCTGTAGTAGCCAGAAAGACTATCAAATCATTGAAGGAGTCTACATGGAATACGATCAAAACTGTATTAAAAGCTTGGGGATTAAAAGAGGAAGTAAACTATAAAATAAACAATCTGGAAGGGACTTTGACATTTTGGAATGATAGTGTAATCATTATGAAAGAAATGGTTGATCTTCCATCAGACCCAAACTTTGAACGCTTCGGTTCCAGTGAATACACTATCGCTATGGTGGACGAGGTATCTGAAATTTCTGAAAAAGCAATTGAAGTGCTGTTTTCCCGTTTACGCTGGAGAACACATGAAACATTCAAAACTTCCAGAATGTTTATGAGCACCAACCCCACTACGAACTGGGTAAGATCACGTTTTGTTCAAGATGAAAATGGAGATAAAGTAGTCTGCCGAGAAGGTGAAGCCTATGTGCCATTTTCCGTATTTGATAATCCAGATATTGCATTTAGACAGACGTATGAAGCAGCCTTAAATAAGATCAGGGATCAGGCCACGAAAGAAAGGCTTTTATATGGAAACTGGGACTTTGTAGAAGCAAACGATATGGCAATATATCACAAATTTGATGGAGGAAAGCATCTTATTACAGGACTTAAAGAAAAAGTGTATGATCCAACAAGGACATTAATTTCCGTCTGGGACTTTAATGTTGCTCCCCAAATGTCCACTTTTCTATCTCAAATAGATTATGATAAAAAGAAAGTGTATATTTTAGAAGAGATTCTTGGTAAACCAGAAAACAAAGAAAATAACACTCCGGCATTAGCGAGAAAGATAAAACAAAAATTATATAGAGAAAAACAGATAGGTGGTGTGGATGTGTCAGGAGACCCCGCAGGTTTACAGCGTTCGACAACAAATGAAGATGGAGTTAATAATTTCACTATCATTAAAGACACGCTTGGAAAGGGAATACTTCGACCTAAAATCAAACTACTCAAAAAGCAACCTCCACAGGTCACACGTTGCGAGTTTGTAAACGAAGTATTTGATGGATACGATGGTTGGGAAATACAGATTGATATACGCTGTAGGAAGCTCACAGAAGACCTTATTTACCAGTTAAAGAATGAAGACGGGACAAAGAGTAAGGCTAAAGTTTCAGACCCAAAAACGGGCGTAAAATACGAAAAATACGGCCACCTTTCAGACTGTCTGGATTACCTATTGTGCTACTATTTGAGAGATAGCTGGAAGAAGTACCAACGAGGGGATGATAATTGCAATATCGTATCTACAGCTACAGTTTACGAAGGGTTTAACTATTAATCAATAAAAACAATGTATAGACGATTTTTAAATAATAATGATTACTTGGGAGTTATTACAGAGAAGGCTTTATCTGAAATGACAAGAGGTAATATGGAATGCTTTGTTCAAGCGGAAGAGGCTGCTGAGACAAGCATTGTGGAATATTTAAGTGAAAACTATGAAGTTCAGAATGAACTAAACAAAGGAAAGTACATAGCTGAATATGATCGGAAAATAACATTTCCAATTGGAGCACATATTTATTATGAAGGGAAAATACATGAAGTTATTCAATCTATCAGTTCGTATAAGGCTCCGGCTGATACTGATTACTGGGAAGAGTTTTTTGATACTAATATTAATATAGAGTCCCTTTCTAATTATAGTCAGTTTTCAACTTACTACAAAGGTGACACTGTTCTTTATAATGATGTAGCCTATATCTGCTTATCTGATAACGGATACAAATTTAGTAATATTAGAATACCAATGGTGAATGGATGGACGAAAGCTGAATACTCAGACTGGCAACCTATTGAGTACCAACTTTGGGATGTGGTTAAATACAAAGGTGACTACTTCACTTTGATCTCTCTGGAGAACTTCGACAATAATATAGTCCCTATTAATTCTGAAAACTGGGGTGAAATCGCAGATTATGATCCAAAATACAACCAGTATGAATTATCCGACCATGAATATGTGGTTTACAATGATAAGGTGTTCTTTCCGGAAATTGATGTAAACAGTGATATTCCGGAAATAGGAAAAAATCTTTCTCTCAGTGATCCTCGGAACTATAATCTGAAGAAGCACATGGTTCGACTCGCAATTTATGAATTATGCAAACTTATTGCAGCGAACAACGTGAGTGTTGTGAGGATCAAAGATTACGAAAGTTCAATGAAATGGCTTAATGATGCTTCAAAATTAAAGATCAACCCACAAATACCCAGACGATTGGCAGAAGACAACAAACCTGTTACCGACTGGCAAATGGCGACTTTTCAGACAGATTATGACCCCTATAAAAATCCGTGGCTTACATAAAACAGAGAGGCGGTACTTTTGGGTATCGCCTCTTGTTATATTCATCAGAATATTTCATTCATATTCTTCAGCATAGATTTCTGGTTCACGTTCTTATAGTAATGTTTGTAGATCATTTCAGGACTGTTCCCGGCAAAATTAGATACAACTATAGGGTTGTACCCAGAATCTATCATTTTTGAAATAAAGGTTCCACGGCAAGAGTTCCAAGTTATTTTGTCTCTAATCTTTAGTATTTCTCTAACCTTCCTTAATGTCGCATTCACTTTCATAGAAAACCCCTTCACTCTAAGATATTGTTTGTCTTCGGTATTATGCTTATGGGTAAATACTGGGAAAATAAAATCTGCATATCCTTCATCCTTGTATTTGTCTATAATAGCTTTTGCTTTATTTGTCAATAAGGGTTTGGCTCTACGGCAAACCTTTATTCGCTCATAATCAACCATATCTTCTTTAATGGAATCACGAGTTAAAAAACAAGCATCTATATTACACATACCTCCTGTATAATAACAAAACAAAAACATATCAATGTGCAAGTTCTCTTTTTTGGTAAATAGGCTCCGATCTATTTTCTCAATCCGTCCGATAGAATAATATGAAATAGTTTTTGTTTCAGAAGGTTTTTCTTTTGTTAGCTTCTTCACCGGAACGAATATACTTGAATCCGCACCATAATATTTGTATTTCTTTTCAGCCACGGTAACGATAGACCTTAACAATCTCAGCTTATGTGGCAGTCCCCCCTTATTACCCCTTTTGATACCAGTTTTAATAACAAAGTCGATATAGTCCTGAACAAATTGACTATCTATATGATAAAAATAAAAGGAAGAGAAGCTTCTATTATATTTTGACTTAGTAAATTCAATCAAGCTATTTTTAAGATATAGATAATTTTCCGCATTACTGGAGCTTGTTATCATCTTTCCGTTCTTTTCTCTCTTCAGGTTACGAAAATACTCAATACGTATATCTATCAATTCAGAAACAGATACCGGATTTTCTTCTGAAGACACTCCTTCATCCTGTTGCTTTAAATCAAAATAGTGAGAAAGCATTTTGGGCGACCATGTAGCATTCTCAGTCTCCCATTGCTCTGCGACTACTTGATACTTCATTTTTTCCTCTATGATCTGCTTATTCTTAGCAATACAATCAGAGTCTTTTTCTTTAAATAACTGTTTCTTCTCGTCCCAATCCTTTCTTAATCCTGAGATGTTCAGGACTTTTGGCACACGTGGGTATCCCGGCTTGTAGAATATCAATTCTAACTTCTGATAATTACCTTCCTCGGATTTCGCTTTTTTCTTCACGTCTTTCTTAGAGACATCTTGCATTTTGACATTGATAGTGAACAT